ATGCCGCAACAAGGAGGTCAAAGACCTCAGCATCCGGTTCTGGACCTGCCCGCAATGCGGCGCATTCCATGACCGCGATATCAATGCGGCTCAGAACATCCTTGAAGAAGGGCTTCGCAAGCGGGCGTCCGCAGCCTGATATACTTTCTGCTCATGGTAGGGCGGGACACGCCCGAACCAATACGCCTGGGGAGACCATGTAAGACCTCGCTTGTGCAGGCTGTGGTCGTTGAACCAGGAATCCCCCGGCTTTAGCCGTGGGGAGTGTCAACTCCCGCCATTTCTCAATATTAAATCAAGAAAGCGAGGCATCTCTATGAAAACTAAGTGTTCCTCCCGTATGAAGGCGCTACTGCTCGTTCTGGCAATGGTGCTTTCCCTGTTCTGTGTCAGCATCGGCACGGCGCATCCCCGCTTCACCGATGTCCCTGATTCCTTCTGGGCCTCCAAGGAGATTGCCTGGGCGGTTGATAAGGGCGTTGTGAACGGTACGTCTGCCACGACCTTCAGCCCGAATGACAAAACCCTGCGTGGCCAGATGACCGCTATTCTCTACCGTTATGCCGGCGAGCCTGCCGTGAGCGGCGCTTCCTCTTTCTCCGATGTGAAGTCCTCCATCTACTACGCAAACGCTGCAAGCTGGGCGCAGAAGAATAACATCCTGATTTCTACTGTCTCTGGCTCGAATAAGTTCCTCGGTGACACGCCCATCAGCCGTGCTGAGTTCTGCGCGATGGTTTATAACTACGCCGGCTATAAGAGCATTGACCGCAAGACCGCCTCTGCCGCTCCTTTCAGCGATGTGAAGGGCCTTTCTTCCGAGCTTCTCACCGCTATCAACTGGGCGTATGCCAACGGCATTGTGAACGGCGTTGATAAGACCCACTTCTCCCCCAATTCCACCCTTACCCGCGCACAGGCCGTCGTGATGCTCTATCGCTATGAAGCCAAGTTCGCTTCCGGTGGCGCGGAAACCAATCCCTCCACCGAGATTCCCACGAAGCCCGACGGTACGACCAAGACCTATACCGGCGCTGATGTAACTGCCGAGTACAAGTCTAAGGCTGTTGGTGCTCTTGGCTCCTACTTTGAGGTCAATGTTCCCGTTGGCCAGAAGGTTTACTTTAAGGTGTCCGATAGCTCCGGCAAAATCCTTGGCGTCAATATCAAGGACTGCAATGGTTTTTATAACCATACGACCGACATTGGCTTTGTCGGGATTGATGTGGATTCCAGCAGCGTCATGGTCGAGGGTTACAAGGCAGGCACTATGGTTGTGAGCCTGTTCAAGTCCGATGAAACGAATGGGACGCTCAGCACCGTTGTTATCCGTGTTGGCGGTTCCACCCGCTCCGTCGCCATTACGACGCCCGATGGCATCTCTACTAACCCCGGCGACACCGGTAATCAGGGCAATCAGGGCAGCAAGTTCGACTATAACTCTGTTGACTTCAATGCCAATATGGATATCCGTAATGAAATTGTCCGCCTGACGAATGAGGTTCGTAAGGAGAACGGTGTTGCCGAGCTTCCAACGGATTCCGCAATGATGAACGCGGCACAAGCTGCGGCGGAGTGGTATGCTATGAAAGATGGTATGCTCGAACATAATGGTGGTGCGGAAGCGGCGTGTCTTGAACTCGCCGGTGTTAGCTACAGCGGCAGCACTAACCTATTGTATTCTCCAGACTATTCGTCAGCCAATGTGATGGTCAATGCGTGGAAAAATTCAAACGGGCATTTTCAGTCCATGATTGATTCTGAGGCCAACAATATTGGTGTTGGAGTTGCCCAGAGTCCGTCTGGACGCTATTGGGCTGTGCAGTTCTTTGGAGACTATAGCAGCGGTAGCTCTTGGCAGAGTAGTGCCCTCAGCTCCAAGATGACACCTGGCGAGTATCTCAACCAAGCTCTTAACGAAAAATAACCATTACGCTTATTTGAGACTGCATGGGAAACGAAGATTTTCGTTTCCCATGCAGCTATAATATCTTTTATATTGAGAGGTGTGGCTGTCTATGTTGCCGCACCTCTCCTTTGTTTTTCAAATAATCTGCTCAAAAAATTGACTACTGAATTAAAAGATGGTATAATTATCATCAGTGAGGGATAATGCTGAATTCCTCAAAATAACAATGAAAGGATTGATTTTGTGAGAACAAAAATCGGGACAAGATTGCTGTCTTTGTTTCTGACGGCAATCTGCGTCATTGGCCTCATTCCAACCAGCGCGTTTGCGGCTCCTTCCGGAAGTATGCCGAGTGAAATCACGTTACAGAAGAGTGACTATTTTCTCGACACAGATGGAAGTAAGACGTACAACTCTCCCAGTTTTGGCGAACCGCTCTACCTCCACATTATCAACATGAATGTCGGCGGGGAGACCAAGATTGGCTTCTGTGCTGAGCACGGCAAGCAGCTTGGCAACACGCTGATTGGTAAGAAGTGGGCCAACCCGGAGCCAGTAACAAATAGCTTCATCAAGATGATGATTGGCTATTATTACTGCATGACGGACGCCAAGTACCAGACCGACGCCTATAAGGAGAAGTGGGGCGGCGAACTATGGACCGACCAAAACCTGATTCGGTATCACAACGCATGGATTCAGGCGCTCTGCTGGCGTGCGTTGGGTCAGGGTGCTGCAATCCCTTCTGACGCAGAAGGACAGAAGGTCGCGATTGCCAAAGAGCTGATGTATATTGCGAATGCAAAGAATGGCACCAGCTACTCCGACATCTATACGGACAAATATGGCACCACCACCTTCTATCAAAAGGGCGAAAAGGTCCTTGACAACACGGATTGTTGGCCTGATGTAGATGTGACCCTGTATCATTACATTGGCGGTAATGCGACATCTCCGGATGGCAAGAAGCATTACACCAATGACAACACTCAGGCCATCATGGTTGCCACGCCGAAGCCACCTACCGCTGAAGATTACCAGATTGTAGTCAAGAAAGTGGATTCCAGCAATCCCACTAAGGGACTTGCTGGTGCTGCATTCTCCTTGGAGATGGTCGGCTCGGATGACCCCATGTTTCCCATGACAGGTGTTACCGGTCAAGATGGCACATACACATTTAAGAAACTCAAAGCTGGCACCTATCAGGTAACGGAGACCAAGGCACCGGATGGCTACCAAATCGACAATCCCGGTCCCTACACGGTGACGCTTCCTACCAACGGCCAGAAAACCGTTACCGTGACCGCGTTGGACACGCCCATTACCCTCGCCAGCGGCAGCATCCGCAAGGTGGATAAGGACAGACCGACGATGGGACTGGCCGGTGCGACCATCCGCATCACTGGCATTGACAATAACTTCACCTATGAAGGTCAGACGGTCGAGGGCGGCGCTCTCACCGATGTGCCTTGGGACACGATGCCTGTCGGCTCTTATGTAGCCGAGGAGATTGGCGCTCCCGAAGGCTACATCCTCCCCTCTCCCCATGAGAAGAAGGAATTCTACTGGGACAAGAAGAACGAGGTTAAGCTGGTCTTCGAGAACGATTCCAAGGTCAAGGTTCAGCTTCTGAAGAAGGACGAATCCAACAATCCTCTTCCCGGATGCCTGTTCACGGTCATTAAGAACGGTCAAACCCTCTTCTCTGCTGTGACCGACGCTGCGGGAACCATCACCGTCCCGAACGTGACGGAAGGCACCTACTGGTTCGTCGAGAAGGACGCTCCGGAGGGTTACGTCGTCAACAGCGAGCCTGTGACGGCCTATGTGAGCGCGGCTGACATTCAGGGCAACAAGACCGTTACGGTCGAGGCGACCAACCACAGAAAGCCCGGTCTCGAAATCGTGAAAATCGACTCCGTGACCAAGAAGCCTGTTGCCAACTGCACCTTCGATATCCGCAGCATCGACGGAACCTACCACGAGACTCTCACCACGGACGGTGCCGGCCGCATCTTCCTTGAGAATATGACGCCCGGTTCTTACGAAGTGAAAGAAACTGCCGTTCCCAAGGGCTACAACCTGAACCCTGAGAAGCAGACGGTTGAGCTGACTGCCGGCGGCACCTTTACCCTCACTTTTGAGAACGTCCCCAAGACTGACTTCACCCTCTTCAAGCATGACTCGAACAACCACCCCATCGCTGGTGTGACTTTCGAGATTTCCAAGAAGGGCGGCCAGTCTCTCGGCCACTTCACCACGGACGGCCAGGGCAAGCTGACGGTTCCCAATCTGGAACCCGGCATCTATGTTGCTGTTGAAACGGATTGCCCGGACGACTACATCCTCGACAAGACTCCGCATGAGTTCCAGGTCAACGCAGGTGTCACGAACGTCGGTATTGATGTTGTGAACCTCAAGAAGCCCGAAATCACCGTTAAGAAGGTCGATTCCATCGTTGGCGGCGGCGTTGAGGGCGCAAAGTTCGAAATCTTCTACGCCGGTACTGGCGGCACCGGCTCTCCCGCAGGAACCTATGAGAGCCTCGGCACCAAGTACACCGACGCAAACGGCATTATCCATCTCGACCACCTGAAGGAAGGCTGGTATCGCTTCACGGAAGTGGAAGCTCCCGCAGGCTATCAGCTTGACGAACCCTCCACGCAGGAGATTTACCTCAAGGGCGACGATAACGCAGAGCTTACCTTTAAGGACACTCCGCTCTCCGCCATCATCGTGATGAAGAAGGACGGCGTGAATGGCAAGGCGCTTCCCGGCGCTACCTTCCAGCTCCGTTACCTCGGCGGCACGTCCGGTACGGGCGGTACGGCCATCGGTGAGAAAGTGACCGACCAGAACGGCGTGTGCTCCTGGACCGGCCTCAAGGCTGGCACCTACATCGTCGAGGAAGTCAAGCCCGCTCCTGGCTATAACATCGTTGAAGGCCCCAAGACCGTCTACATCTCCGGCAAGGCGCAGGACGTTATCACGGTTTCCTTTGATAACTCCCCTGACGGTACGTTGCTGATTAAGAAGGTCGATGCCAAGAACCCCACGAAGGTGCTGGCTGGTGCTAAGTTCCGTGTTCAGTATACCAACGGTACGCTGCTCGGCAATGACAATGGCATTTTCACCACCGACGAGAACGGACAAATCACCATTGCCGGTCTTGAACCGGAAAAGACCATCATCGTGACTGAGATTGAGGCTCCTGCCGGTTACATCATTGACGGTCAGGCTCAAACCATTGACATCAAGTCCGGCAAGGTCGTTTCCATCACCTTCAAGAACGCGCCCAAGGGCGAACTGGTCATCGAAAAGACCGATGCCGCAACTGGCAAGCTGCTCCCCGGTGCTGAGTTCATCATCCGCAAGTCCGACGGTACTGAAGTCGGCGCAGATGGCAACATCCATAACGACCTCACTATCGAGTCCGGCACGCTGTCCTCTGACAGCCATTTCGTGACCGGCGGTGACGGACGCATCATCATTAAGGGCCTGACTCCCGGCAACTACACCATTACTGAGGTCAAGGCACCTGATGGCTACCTGATTGGTAAGAATGCTTCCCGCACCATTCAAATCACTGCTGGCGATACCCAGACCATCACTTTCGCCAACCCCAGCACCTGCTCCCTGCTCATTAAGAAGGTCTGCTCCATCAACACCGATAAGATGCTGGAAGGCGCGGTCTTCGATGTGCGCTACGCAGATGGCAGTGTGGTCGGTGACTCCAACGGCGTTTATGAGACTGGCGCTGACGGTACTATCCTGATTACCGGCCTCGAAGCGAACAAGGCTATCATCGTTACCGAGACCAAGGCCCCCAATGGTTTTGCTATCGACACGAAGCCTCAGACCGTTACCACCATCGCTGGTAAGGTTGTTCAGCTTACCTTTGCCAACGCTCCCTATGGCAAACTTGTCATTGAGAAGCGTGACGCAGAGACCAACAACCTGCTCCCCGGCGCTGAGTTCCGCGTGACCACCGCTGCTGGCTGCGAAGTCGGTCAGAACGGCGTCATCGGTGATACCACCCTCACCAGCAACGGTATCTTCCGTACTGATGCGGATGGTAAAATCACTATCAGCAACCTCCGCCCCGGCAATTACGTTATCACGGAAATCAAGGCTCCCGACGGTTATCTCATTGATGACCCGACCCGCAATGTGACCGTGACGGCTGGCGACACTCAAACCATCGTGTTTAAGAACCACAGCACCTGTTCCCTGCTCATTAAGAAGGTCTGCACGGAGAACCCCGACAAGATGCTTGAAGGCGCTGTCTTTGACGTGCGTTACGCGGATGGCACCGTGGTCGGTGACTCCAACGGCGTGTTCACTACCGGTGCTGACGGTACTATCCTGATTACCGGTCTCGAAGCGAACAAGGCCATTGTTGTGACGGAAACCAAGGCTCCTGACGGCTTTGCTATCGACACAACGCCTCAGACCATTACCACGCAGGCTGGCAAGGTCGTTCAACTGACCTTTGCCAATGCTCCCTATGGCAAAATCATCATTGAGAAGCGTGACAGCAAGACCAACGAGCTGCTCCCCGGTGCTGAGTTCCGCGTGACCACCGCCGCTGGCTGCGAAGTCGGTCAGAACGGTGTCATCGGTGATACGAAGCTGACCAGCAATGGCATCTTCACCACCGGCGCTGACGGTAAAATCACCATTACCAACGTCCGTCCCGGCAGCTATGTCATTACGGAAATCAAGGCTCCTGACGGTTATCTCATTGATGACCCGACTCGCACGATTACCGTAACATCTGGCGATACGCAGACCATCGTGTTCAAGGACACCAAACCCGGCGGCCTTATCATTGAGAAGCGCGACAGCGTGACCAAGGAGCCTCTGGCTGGTGCTACCTTCAAGGTGACGACCTCCGATGGCAGATTCGTCGCACAGGATGGCGGTGCCACCTCTACCAATGGCCTCTATACCACGGATGCCAACGGTCAAATCCACATCGTTGACCTTGACCCTGACACCTATGTTGTCACGGAAGTGACCGCGCCCGACGGCTATCTGATGGACGCTCCTTCTCAGACTGTCAAGATTGAGAAGAACGACACACAGACTCTCACCTTCTACGATACGCCGCTCGGCGGCCTTACCATCGTCAAGGTTGACTCTGAGTCTGGCAAGCGTCTGGAAGGCGCTAAGATTGAAGTCGCAAAGCTGAACGGCGAAATCGTCGGAACCTATGTGACGGATAAACTGGGCGTCATCCAGCTCCCCGACCTCGATGACGGTTGGTATCAGCTGACCGAAATCAAGGCCCCCAAGGGCTACCTGCTCGACTCTACTCCGCAGAAAGTCGAAGTGAAGAAGGGCGAGACCAAGACCTTCGAGTTCGAGAACACCGCCTCCGCATCTATGCTTATCCACAAAATCGACTCCGTAACCAAAAAGGGTATCCAGGGCGTTAAGTTCGTCGTGTACGACAGCTCCATGACACCTATCGGCGAATATGAGTCTGACGACCAGGGCTACGTCCATCTGAATAAGACCCTTGAGGACGGCAAGTATTACGTCCGTGAAATCGTGGCAGCCGAGGGCTACATCCTCGATAACAAGGTCAAGAGCTTCACCGTTCTGGCTGGCGACACCACCATGATTGAATGGGAGAACACTTCCGAACTGGGTCAGATTCAGGTCATCAAGACCTCTGAGGGCTACAGTTCTGTCAACGGTCTCCCCGCTGGCACTCCCCTCTCCGGCGCTATCTTCGCTGTCTATGACAAGCAGAACAACGTCGTGGATAAGTTCCAGACCAACGAAAACGGCATCGGCTCTTCCAAGAAGCTCCCGCTCGGTATCTATACCGTGAAGGAAGTTCAGGCCCCCGCGAACTACGGTCTGAATCCCACCGTGTTCACCGCTGACATCGAGTTTGCCGGACAGGTCGTTAAGCTGAATGTGACCGACCCCGTTATCACGGCCGGCGTCTCCATCAAGAAGACCGGTTACGCGCAGACAATGAATAACAACGTCATGCGCTGGACCGTCAGCGGCGTCCGCAATGACTCCACCACTTCCCTCCAGAGCTTCTACTGGAGAGATACCCTGCCTACTGACGCTGTTCGTCTGACCCGTCTGGTGACTGGTACTTACAGCACCACGCAGACTTACAAGGTCACGTTCACCACTAACCTCAACAGCCAGTGGCGCACCGCATACGACAACCTGAGCACTGCCAAGAACTACACGCTCGACATGAGTTCTGCCGCTCTGGGCCTTGCCAGCAACGAGTATGTGACGCAGTTCATGCTCTCCTTCGGTATCGTCCCCGCTGGGTTCCACCAGCTCACGAACGCCACCGTTGACGCGCAGACGCTGTACGCGCTCACCAATGGCTACAAGTTCACCAATAAGGCTGACGTCGGCGGTCTGCTCGGCGGCAACTGGGTGCAGAGCATCGCTCGCTGGACTACTTCGGTTTATTCCCACTATGTTCCTGCGAAGCCCGCTGCTCCCAAGTCTCCCAAGCTGCCTCGTACCGGCTACTAAGCCTTTTCCCCTCCTCGCATAATCAAGTTAGGAAGCTCCCCCGGAGGCATTGCCTCTGGGGGAGTTTTCCTGTCCCTGTCTCAAAACGCCCCTGAGAGCGCGTAGGACGCATTTTTCTCGTAGGGTATTCGGATATACTCGCAGGCGCGCAGAAACGCTCCTGCGGCCTCCCTGTGGCGAATTTCACGCTTTCACACCGCTACTGTATCTGCCTGCGTCCAATTATCAAAACAATAGCTAAAAAAGTACCGCCGGAAGCAAATTGCTTCCGGCGGTTTGGCCTATCCTAAAATTAAATTTTGTAGTCTGGATGGAACTGTTTCATCCATGCGGAAAACTCGTCTTTCGTACATCCTGATAGCTTCAGCGCATCAGTATAGTTCATTACGCCTTCTGCAACAGCTTTGCAAAGCATCGCAATGCCACCCTCCTGTCGGCCTTCTTTGATGCCTTCTTCACGGCCTTCTTTATGAGCCGCCCTGCGTTCATCCATGAGTGCCATACGGAACGTCACAAAATCAACCTCCTTTTCAGGGTCGTGCCTCACCTTCTGAGTGAGGTCTACTGCTTCCTGTGCCAACGTCGTTGAAAATTTCGCAGTGTCATTGTTATCTCGAATATAGTCCAGATATTCGGCAATGGAATCGGAAACATTGCTCCTGTCCGTATACCTGGTATTGAGCAAAATTACATGACTGCCATCATTGTATTCATCGTCCGTACCTTTGTAGTACGATACCCGCTCGTATTTCGCCAAGCCTTTTCCCACATGGTCAAAATTGCAGATGAAGATGATAAAACTCTCCGGCAGCTTATCGTAGTCCATGCTGCGCTTCAGCAGCTCCCGGTCGATGACCGACTGATAGTATCGGCTGCGTTTTTCGATGCTGTCGGAGGTGTTCTGCATCTCGACATCGTAGTGAGTATTGTTTTCGTCTGCCAGAAATACGTCGAGCCGAATACCGTGACCGAGCACGGTATCGCTCAGGTCCGCTTCTTTGGCCGCAAACACGATGCGCTCGATTTTGCATTGCAGTAATTCCTCCAGGAACAGCTTGCAGATGCCAGAGTTGCGCATAACCTCACCGAACATGAAGCGGTCAGACAAAGGTAGATTTTTGAACTCGTCTCGATACATGGGTTTCCCTCTTTCTTTTGTTGCTTTATTATACCACGCACTTTCGTGCCTTACAAGTGGAAAATTGCGTAAAGTGTTTCGATGCTATTAAAGCGCCGCCTTCCCGTCCGCAGGCGGCCAGTCCAACATCGGCCGCCCGACTTTCAGAATCACATCTGCAATAGATTTGGGCGTGAAGAAGCGCGAAACGGAAATGCCGGTCCACGTTCCATTCGTGCCGTTGATGCCGTTCAGGAGTTTCACCGCTCGGCCAAACTTTGCATCGCCAAATACGGGCCACTCTTTGAGATTTTTGGTGTAGTCATCTACGAGCACATCGGTCATTCTGACGCCGCCCGGAACACGCAGACGCTTGGGAACGGAGCTTTCGACATATAGTCGGTGGTCCACATCCACAAAACTCAGATACTCGTCGAGCCACGCATTCTTCTCCGAAATGGCATAGCGGCTGTCAGCGAGAACCGCAGACAGGATAAACACCTCCGCTTCCCCGCTTTCGTAGAGCTTCCATGCGGCCTCTACAACGCTCTGATATGGCTTTAGCGAAAGGAAATAATCCTTCTCGTACAGGTCTTCCGGCTCCTTGGCGGCTTTCCATTCCGCCAGCGTGCCGTCCATGTCAAAAAATACTCGAAACATATCATTATTCTCCTTTTCAGTCTATATGGGAGTCCCCGCTCAAATGAGCGAGGACTCTTTTCCCATGTGGTCAAAAATTTTCTCAGTGTTAATGCGATAGCCTCCGAATGGAGTTTCCTCCAGAAAGAAACCTCTGGACAGAAGCTCTGCTTCCAGTCCCAGATAGACCGGCCTCTTTCCAAACTGCGTCACGCGATACACAACATACGGGTGGTTCTCCGCGAAGGCAAATGGGATTCTGACGCGAGTACCATCCGCCGTCTTTGCGGCGAACACAATGTCGTCGCCGAAGCGTTCCGGTCCGAAATGACACTCCTTGAGTCCGATGGCGGACAAATCAAATGTCTGCTTCACAGTGCCTCCCTCCTTCCCACAGACTTCCAAATCAAAGGCATTCGCAAATCTGCTTGCGGGTCAGGTTCGGCGTCGTGTCAAAGGTATTGACAAAATCCTTGAGTGTCTTCGTGCCGTCCTCAAGGGTGTTCATAGCTTTCTGCGCCTGCGCGGTGCTGGTGAACTTCATTCCCAGACGGAACTTCTCCCCACGGCGGGGATAGGAATAGTTGCCTTTGTACACGCTGCCCTTAGCAATGGGGTAGGCTGCCAACTGGTCAGCATAGGCATGGACCGAAGGATAGTCCTCGCTCCAGTCTTCCATCTGAAGCAGATACTCGCCATCCACCTTCGACGTAATGTTTCTTCTCTCGATAACTTTCATAGTAAATCTCCTTATGCAACTTTTTTCTTTGTTTCATGTGAAACATTTGTGATTTTCGAATATTTTTGGAACTTTTGAACTGAAATTCTCAAATTCTTTAATTCCTGGATTCTCAGGTTCTCAGGTGCCAATGCAGTAAATATAGTTCCCATGCCGAACGACGTCGGCATCCTTGGGCCAGAACCCACACCGCTTCATGCCGCGAACGCTTCCGGAGCAGTGAATGTTCGGACACTTAGACAGGTCAATGTGTCCTTTTGCTGCGATAGCTTTTGTGAGAGATGTGTAATACATGGTTCAGACCCCCTTCAACAGACCGTCATTTTCCCGGTCAGTCGGATGGGAACGCTCTGAGAAAGCCCCATGTGCTTGCGGAACTGGTAGCCGAGATTGCTTCTTGCCTTCTTTTCCGACTCCGCAAACGTCTGCCCTCTCCACTTCACGGAGAGAATGTCGTCAAAGGAGCGCACGGCACCATCGTAACTGTACCTTTTTTTCGTGGTGTTCATTTTTCATTTCTCCATTCTGAAAAAATATGTATATAAAAGCCAGCGCTCCCAATGGGGGCACCGGCTGAATTTTCATTTTGTTTGTGATACTTCCTTTGTATGTTTTCAGTATACGGCTTGTAGGAGAAACCCCCTTGTTTCAACGCCGGGAACTTGAGAACCCGAATTCCCGCTCTTGGAACCGCAAAGAAAAAGCCCGCTCTGCATTATGCAGAGCGGGCGTGCTTAGTCTCAGAGATTGATGTTAATGCGGCGGTTGAGTTCCTTCACCTCTTCCTTGCAGACGGTGCTCAGCTCCTCCACTTCAGGAGCGGAAAACACATTTTTGAGCATCGCGCAGGCGTCCTTGAAGGTGACATCCGGGCTGGTTGTGAAGAGGATGTTGGAATCATCCATCAGCTCAACGAGCCAAACAATGTACTCGTCCGTCTTGTTGTCCATCGTCAGATTGTCGATGATGTGATTCATTTCCAGCAGCTCCGAGACGGCGGAGAAATTCTCCGCCCATGCCGCGTGGCACTCGCGCTGGTTTTTTTCCACCTCATAAAACTCTTCATCCGTCATAGTGTCGGCGAATACGCCGTAACAGTACGCTTTAATCATATTTTCATCTCCTTATCGAAAGTCGGTATTCTCAAACAGATAGTCCACGACAATCTGTTCCGTCCGCTGCCGGGAAAGTCTCATTTTCTGAATGACTTCCACATCAGGGAACAGGTTTCTGATATGCCGCGAAGCACGAATAGCTCGCGACAAATCTTCGTCATCGCTGGCGTTATTCTCCACGAGGCACAACAGGTCATAGACCGGTGCGGAAGAAATGCTTAGGATAGAATAGATGGAGCATCTGCGGTTGAGCTTTTCGCATACATCTCGCATCGTCTCCATGGGCGGCAGCGTGACGCAGATGCGTCCGTTGCAGTCATTCTTGAAGCATTTACCTCTTCCCGTCCCGGTTTTCTTACGGAGGCTCTCACGCCATCTGTCGTCCTCTCCATACAATCCGGAGCACCTGTCCGCCGGCCACCTTGGGTCACGAACATAGACGCACCACGTTGAGGAGTTGCTGTTTCTGTCTTCGAGCGTCACATGGGCGATGTATGGATTTGCTGCCTTGAGTCGGTCCAGTGAATCGTCTGCCATGTTCAGGTCCTCAAGGATTTCCTCTGCCGTTCTTCCCCCGCAATCCGCCGTCCGAATACAGGCGTCTGAAACAGACCGGGTAGAATAGCAGTATTTCAGAGCCTGACATACGGTGGAAACCGTTGCGTTCGCGGATAGGGACAGTTCAATGCGGATATTGCAATCCAGTGTTTTCGCTGCTTCTCCGCAGTTCCATGCGTCAGAGCTGTGCGTCGCAGGGTGTCTGGAGTTCATCAGATAGACGGCCCAGATGCTCCGTTCGCTTTCTGCCTGAATGGGATGCAAATTTACAACGAATGGGTTTTCCCTGCGCAGACGCAGTATCCGGTCACGCTCCTCCTTTCTCGCCAGCGCCGCGAATTCGCGGCTGTCCCTATCAGGATGATAGAGGAAAAAGAAGGCTGGTGTGGAGTGTTTTCCTTTCATGTCGCCCCTCCCTCACATCTCAAAACCGATGTCTCGTGAGGGATAAGCGGTGCCGTAATCCTCGTTGAACTGGTCCACCGTCGGTTCCGGCACATAGCTGTCGCCATCCGGCGCAAAGCGCCCTTCCATGACGATTTTCCTCAGTGTCTTTGCCGACAGGTCTTCGTCCGGACCAAAGATAGCGGTTTCCTCCTCAGCGGTAATCCGAAGTGAAACGCCAAGCCTCGCCCACAGCTTGCGTGTGAGTGGCTTCTCACTGGAGGCAAAGTTGAACTGCGGGTCCCGCCGACGCTGCGCACAATGCGTGAGCCATGCCTGAACCTCGTCTGTCCAATATTTCCTTCCGGCTGTACGACGGCCATCTGAAAAAATGATGCCTTTGTTGGACTCAATTTGGTGAATGGAGATAGTCGCTTCGCCGCGAATCGGCTGAAACTCAATCGCCCACGGGCCATCCGCGAGAATGTTTCTCACGGCAGCCGGCGTAGGAAAGCTCATAGCCGACGTGTTGTGGGAGTAGTCCTGCTGCATCTGGTCGAATATCCAGTTTTCCAACTCGGAAAGGCTGGCAAAGGATTTCGTTTCATCCTTCCGGCAGAAGTCGTTCAGGTATCTTTCTAACTTTACGTTTAGCATTTTTGGTTCTCCTTTCAGTACAGGTTGCTCTCCTCTAAAATTTTCATGTTCAGTTTTTCTCCTTGCGTGATTATTTTTTGTATATGAAAGCCAGCACCCCCAATGAGGGCGCTGGCTGAACTTTCTTTATGTTTGTGATACTTCTTTTGCATGGTCTCAGAATACCGCAGAAGGCGAAAAAACATCTATTTCGCTGTTGGGAACCTAAGAATACAAGAACTTAATCGCCGCAAGGCAGAAAAAAAGCGCCGGCGGACTGTTCGTCCACCGACGCTATGTATTCGTTTTTCGCGCATTCTGTACCTTACAAGCAAAAAAATCATGCGAATTGCGGTGTTTTCTGCGCTTTGAGCAGCCGCAGAATACAGCGCTTTATAAACTCACCGATTGCTACTGGCACGCTGTTTCCTACTTGCTGCTGCATCTGTCCGAGCGTCCCGCAGATGCGGAAATCCTTCGGCAGCCCTTGCAGAGCCTTCGCCTCCGCAACTGTCAGCGTTCGGTTCTCCAGCGGATGAATGAGCGGAGGTTTCCGCCAATTCACGATGGTCGGAGAAGGCTCGGTCCATGCCAGACGTCGGTAGGTACAGGAATGGCGGTTTTTGCTTTCCGTACGGTATTCTTCTGGGATAGAGGTATAGTTGCCGCCCTGTGGCACGAAGCTCATACGCTTCTCCACCTCCGGACTTGGCTTGGTCACATCACCGTAATTGCTCCAGGATGCGTCCACTTTACCGATAGCATCTCCTGCCGTCCGGTATTTCCCTGCCAGCGTAATGTCTGCCAGCTTTGGTGTACCGATGCGGCTGCCGAGGATAACAGCACGTTTCCGCGTTGTATAGCCTCCGACCTTGCAATCCTGCACGATGCCGGAATCAAGCTCATAGCCGAAACTCTCAGCCTTTTCGCGGACTGCGGCATAGTAGGAACCACCACAGGCGGTAAGGACTTCCGGTACGTTTTCGATAGCAAAGACTTTCGGATTGAGTGTTTCAACAATGCGCATATACTGCATCAAAAGGTCGCTGTCCGGATGGTCTTCTAACCGCGTGTGCCGGTTGGCGTTGCTGAACGGTTTGCAGGAGGGGCCGCCGATGATGGCATCCGGAGCCTTTACCGTGCTGTCCAGTGGGAACCCATTCTCCTTGGTAAACGCTTTGTGAACATCCCCGTGAACGATGTGCATACCGATGTTCTGACGATAGGTCTGGCAGGCACCGGCGTCGTAGTCGATGGCATACTGGATACTGAACCGCTCGTCCTTGAAAAACGGCCAGTCGAGGATGCCTGCCCCAGAGAACAGAGACACTACAGAATACACATCCGGCAGGTTTTTTTGAATCGCAGAGACATTCAGCGGTTCTGTGCTGGACGCGAGGTATTCGTCCAGTGTGATTTGCGTCCCCTCCAGGACACGGGATGCCGCATAGCTGTCGCTGATGCCCACGACCTTCCTGGCATGAGCCAGAAGCGTTCGCGGAAATTGCAGGACAACCGCGTGCTCCGCTTCACCTGAAACAAGGATACTGTCCGCCGTGATATGCAGACGAATATTTTCCATGCCGGCAATCGCATCGAGCACTTCCCTGTTTCGCAGGTCGATAAGCGGGTTCCAGCCGGAGCCAGACCTCTTCCGCGACACGGTATAGCGACCCGTTTTAGACGGGACGATGCGGATGCCGGAGTAGCTGATGATGTAGTCGTACCGGCTTCCAATTTGCATGGTCTCTGTAGGCGTAAAACTGAACGTCAGCCCTCTTTTGCTTTCCTTAATTTTTTTGTCCATTTTCTTTCTCCTTTTGAGAAGAAGGCGGCTGTTCTCAGCCGCCTTCTTCGTTTCGTTATTCATCATCATCTTCGCAGATATGCTCGTCCAGCGCACCGCTCTTCACGCAATCCTCGCAGAAGACGGCACCGCAGTCCGCGCAATCTATAGCCAACTCATCTCTGCCGAGATGCTTCCCGCAGTTGCAGCAGGAAAACAGCGTAGAGCCGATAGGGCGAAGAAATCTGGTGTATTTACTCTCCTTATTGGGCATCTCTATTTTCCTCTCTTTCTGTGTCGGCGAACTCACAATGATGATGGACAACCACCGGGTCATCGCGGCCTATGTCATATACCGTTGTCAGCATATCATGGGTTCCGCTGTCATACTCCGTACAGGCCAACAGCTCAGGCTCGCAGCCTTCGCGGAGCAATTCCACATAAACGCCGGGGTAATCTGCCATTACATCGCTATTCTCGTGCTTTGCGTAAATGTGCAGGTCGCCCATCGGGGTTTTGACATGAAATTCTCGCTTCATTTTCATTTCTCCTTTTCTGTGATGGTTTTGTGATATGTTAAAGCCAGCATCCGCAATGGATACTGACTGAATTTTCTTTATGTATGTGATACTTCCTTTGTATGGTTTCAGCATACCGGCGGAGATGGAAAACGGCTCATTCCTCTATCGAGAACCTAAGAACCTGGGAGTGCGCAAAAAAGGACCGGCAGGAAATCCTGCCGGTCACGAGAAATGTTCAACTATCTCCAGACCATGTTGCATTTATGTTCCGCGCAGTCCTCCAGGATTTTTTTGAAATCCCGAAACATCGCGCAGTCTTCGCGTCCAGCATAGCCATAGCAGATATTGTCGTCGTAGTTGCCGATTACCTTTAGCAACTCTTTACAGGCTCCATAGCGAATCGAACCTTCACAGTCTGATTGCAGGCAGAAATCGACAATTTTCACGGAGATACGCTTCTTATTGAGTAGCGCCTCCGTTTTCTTGTCAAAATCCTCGTAGAACTTTTCGCGTTCCTTTTCATCGCAGATGCGTTCCTCGACAAGCGCCCTGTAGTGGCTGGCCCACGGCTCCCCAACGAGTTCGGAAATTTTGCTCCGCAGCCGCAGGAAACCGCCGCTACCCACGTCAATAGTCCGACCTGTCTTCGTGCAGGAAATTGTTACGCCCATGTTAAACCCGCTCCTGCCGTTTGATGTACTGGTAAACAAGGTCCGGAATCTCGTCCTCAAGACCCTTAACTGAAGCGAAATTGTTGCGAAAAACAACATCGCAGCATTCCTGTAGACCATAGAGTGCGTAGGTTTTCGGGTTCGATGCGATACGGCGTGCCGGGGCGAACGCGATTCTGTCATGCTCAACGCACTCGCTGACAGCTTCCTTACTGTCGCCGCGTGTTCTCATGCGGCGCTTACAGACTTCTTCAGCTGCGAACAGCCCGATGACCTTCACGCCCTTTTTGCCGCTGTAATGCTCCTTCATGTAAGCCACACCAGCAGGGTCGATGACGTAGATATCAGAGACTTCTACCATCTCGGCTGGAACGCCGTAGCGATGCCCGTCAAACACGGTATACGCGCACAGATTTTCCAGCTTGTCAAACTCCTCCGGAGTCACGAAGGTATGTCCTCCCTCGCCCTCAAAGCGGGGCGGGCGCTCCGTGTACGAGAGGACCTGCTTGAGACGGTATTTCTCTTCGAGGCGGTTTGCCACCATCGTCTTGCCGGACCCGGATGGCCCAACGATAAGATAGATATTTTTCATACATCTTTCTCCTTTTTTGTTCAGAATAGCCGAATACCAAACTTTTGAGCCGCTTGTACCAGAATGGCGTACTTTTCATCCGGCTCCGCTTCTGCAAATTTGCGTGAGGTTCCGGCCCTCACGGTTAATTCCAGCGCATACGGATTGTCCACCGTTGTGCAGTATGTGGACGCGGCTGCCAACTGTGCGGCAGTCATCTGCGTCGGCACTTCGAGCGTTGTGCCGTTCCGTTCAACATAGTGCCGGGTAATTCTATCCCTACGCCACGGAACGAATGTCAGGTCGATTTTATTTTTGTGCATTGTCGTTTTCCTCTATTTGCCTTAGCAGAACAGGCCGCTGTTTCACAGCAGCCCATTCTTGGTTTTTAATTCCAGTTTTTGTTTATCCGAGAATTTTTCGTAACGTTGGACAAACTCAACAATGAGCTTTTCCACGGCGTCCGGGGTGGCATACAGGTTATTTGCCCAGGCGCGGCATTTTCCGTTGTATCGGAGCAGAACCCCGATATTCCTGGATGCAGCAGCGTAAAACACCGCAGGTATGAACTCAACGCCATCCTGCGTGCTGTGAGAGTGCTTGGCGTATAACCCACTGACCCTGACCACTACACCGCTCTCAGTCGGTGCATTTAACGATTTTTTGCATTGACATTTCATAAAAAATACCTCCAACATAGTTTGGGGAACAACCAACTGCCTTTAGGCGGTGGGTTGTTGGCCCCGGTGTCCCTTTTCACTTGAATTTTTCGAGAATGACCTCACGCGCAATATCCGCCAGTTCATAGGGTGCTATGTAACTCGTCCGCTTAAACTCCTCATTCTTTCTTGCACGTTTCATAATGGCAACCATCAGGTTCGACAGACCTTCTTCCAGCGCTCCAAAACCCAATTCTTGTGTCAACGCTTTGCGGGCATTTTTCTCAAGGCAGTCGTCTACCCGATTCAGGTAAGTCGGCAGCTTCAACGCATCCGGAATGCGAACTTCAATCGAGTTGTAGTCCTCGTCGTCCTCTTTGCAAGCATATTCAGGGTATAGTGCGTCACGGTATCTCTTGGCTTCAAAAAGCTCGTCTGCGCGAAATCTGTCAGGGTCCATATTTTCCCGGTCCCAAATTACATCCGTGAGTATAAACTGGTCGCAAACCCTGTATATCGGTTCGCCGGTCACACGATATAGCGTGTCATCGCAAATCAGCCACTCTTCCTCAATCTTCTTTACGGTTTTTGGAATATCGCCTTCTCGCTCAATGCGGCCATCGCACTGATATCGGTTCTTGAACTCCGCAGCACTGCCTTGTGCGACGTAAAGCCGGCCATCATAGAGCCTGAACTCTTCTCCAACCTTTTTGTTCGTGCCGTAATCCTTCTTGTAAACAACAATGGCCACAGGTGCGTTTTTGTCCACTTCGACTCCCCGGAACTCTGGGATGTTGACCTCGACTGCCTTGGTGTGCAGAACATCCCGTGGTTTTCTGCACCGTGGAGGGATTTCCTGGACATACCATTCGAATGTGTAATCTGCTTTCATTTTTTCGTTTCTCCTTTTTGAATTTATTTTATATAAAAGCCAACGGTTCGAAAAAACCGTCGGCTGAATGTTCTGTATTGCTTGTGATACTTCCTTTGTATGGTCTCAGCATACCGGCATCTTGCCGATTCGCGTCTTTTCCCCGTCAAGAACCTTGGAATATGGGAACCTTGGAATGTAGGAGGCTCGGAACCTGTAAAAGGTCTGCGGTTCCGGAGTGGGAAATCTCTCCTGTACTTGAAATCGGAAGCGCAAAATAGCAAAGCGCCTCCCCTCCCCTGCAAAAAATGGCCCCCTCTCATTTAGCTGAGAGGGGGCGGTTTTTTTAGGTCCAACCGAGCTTGTCCAGATACGGAAGCGCGGCCTTAATGCGCTGCACGCAACGGTCATTGTAGCTTCCCGGCTCCGCGTTCTGGTGCTTGCCGAGGAACCTCCGCATTGCGCGGGGCGTACCGGCGCAAGTTGCAGCGTCCAGAATAGTCTGCGCACCATCGCACTTTACGGCCTTGAGCGTGTCGGGATTCACCTGACAGCCATCAGGCCCGCCAACCTGGCAAAGCGGCAGATATCCGTCTGCCATATTGTTGCCGATGTTCCAGATGACATAGCCGAGAGGAACAGAATCAACCACCTGGAAGGTGTTCGTTCCGTCCACGATGATTTTCACCGTGTCATGGACCTCCAGTTCATCCTCAAAGACGTCGGTTTCGAATCCGTCTGCAAACCGAACATGAAACATACGACCAACATCAGCAATGTCGGCTTCTTCCTCGGTCAGTTCCCGAAGGACCTCCACAACCTGCCCGGTGCGGGCGTTCAGGCCGGAATCCCCGTTGTGCGAATCATACACCTTCTTGCGATAGTAACTCATTTCTTCGTCTCCTTTCCATTCGTAAGATAGCCCTCGACGTAGACACCTATGAGTGCGCCAAGCGCACGGGCAGCATCCTCAAAAGAGGCATACTCTTCGTCCGTATCGTACTCCGTAGCGGCAGACTCGAAAGATGCCTCCGCAAGCAGAGCGGGGAATTCGTCGCTCTCAATCGTCTCCTTGGGCCAACCGAACTCGCTAATCAAGCGAGCCTGTTCGTCCGCGTCGATGTCGCTCGGATAGACGAAGCCATGCGCCACATGAAATAAGTTGTCTCCGTACTGATTGACTTGTGCCAGTTCATAGACGCCATCGCCCTTTTCGGGAGCCATGCGGCGAAACTGCATAGTATCGGGGTCCGTTTCAACCCACTGGCCCATGAATTCCTTTTCGAGCCACTTGACCCATGCCTGGATATCTCCGCAGGCGTCCAGCACATTGTCTGTTTCGTCCACGACCATTCCCTCGCTCCAATCACCGTTCGGTTCTTGCACAAAAACCTCAATCCAGTTGTTCGCGGTATACTCGATGCTTTCGTCCTCAATGGCCTTATCCAGCTCCGCGTCGCTCTTGAAAGCGGTACGCAGGTGGTCGGAGGCAGCCATGCTCATGGCCCCGTTGTTTAAGCGGTTAGTGTACTCAAAATCCTTTCCGTCAACAACGCCGCAGATTACGACTTCTCCATGCACCTCAAGGGCCACCGTGTAGTCCTTGTGCATGAAGCCTCCAATATAGCCACCGTACCAAACACAGTAGAGGTGGTCGTCGTCAATAAAGGTCTCCGGGTCGGTAAGTAACTCGACACCGAGCTGTTTTGCCTCCTCTTTCATTTTCGCAAATGCAGCGTTAATTTTTTTCCTGTTTGCTTCCATTTTTCAATTTCTCCTTTTCGATTTTAAGATGTTTTATGTAAAAGCCAGCGGCTCGAAAACCGCTGACTGAATTATTGAACTGTTTGTGATACTTCCTTGGTATAGTCTCAGCATACGGCAAAATCTCAAATAAACCTGATTCTATTTGCAAGAACCTGAGAACCTGGCTTCTTCAAAAAAGAGGCCGGCAGAAAACCTGCCGGCCTGGTATCTGGGATTATCCGAATTCGCCGTAACCCCCCTGCCTTTAGGCATGGGGATATAAGTTGTGACCGCCACTCTTTTTCAGGGCATCCTCTGCGTCCTCGTAGTCTGCAAGGCGGTCCTTGCAGCGATTGCGGCAATAGAGCGCCGTGCATTGTACGAGGGGCTTTCCATGCTTGGCAGTCCAATCGGCCTCACATTTCTGGCAATCCATGACCGCCTGACCATCGGAGAGGCGCTTGGTGAAGCGGTCCTGCTCATGTCCGCCTTCCTGGTCTGGAACGTCCGGTTCGCGGCCAGACCATGCGAGCATTTTTTGCGTCTCCTCTGCGGAAACGCCAAGAATTTCAGCTCCGATGGCAAGAAGCAAATCGGTGGTCGCTTCGTCGCCGTCGTTGGCAAGACAGTAAGACCGAATGATGTTGATGACATCTTCCTTAGAACGCATTTTGCTATCCTCCTTCACTTGTCAGATTCGATATAGAGGATTTTGGGCATTTCTTTCCAATGATTGTCCTCACGAAAGTCATTGCGGAAGAGGTTTAACGCTTCAAAAATGCTGTTGACATCAAACTCTGTTTCGTCATCACTGCCGGTGTCTGGATTGACAAAGCCAATACGTATGGCAAATGGCGAAATCTCCTGCAAGGCAGCCGCGTAAGCCTCCGTGTAGGCGTCATCCTTGCTCATACCGCCTGCGATAGCGTGTTCGTATACGGTCTTGAATGCCTCCGACTCAATGATTTCCTCTTCGGAGCAGGTATCTGCGTCAGGCAGCGTGTCTGCGTTCTCTGCATCGCTTTCCGAAGGAATATCATACAGCACAGGCACATAGAAGAGATACAGGCCAGGACTCAGCGAAAGAACGGCGTTTGCCGCGTCATACTCGTCGTTGCAGACCACAAACGGGTGGTCGTTCATCTCCATGAACTGACGCACCCCTTCCTCGCAGAGCTGGTCGTAGAGGTTAATGCCGCCGCAGGCCGTTCCGTTAATGTCGGTCCAGGTCTTCCAGAAGCCATTATTCAGAAAGGCCGCTGCCGCAGCGCCACGGTCTGAGAGCGTCCATTTCTCTCCGAATTCCTCACCCTGCACGCCGTCTTCGGCATCAGGATTCAGCGAGCGGAGAAGGCGTACGCTGTTGTCTTCGCACAGCTTGATAAGCGCAAGGTTGGCGAGGCCATCCTCTTTGAATGAAATGATTTGGAACATGATTTTTTCTCCTTTTTGATTTTTGGGGGGTTGGGCGGGATTTTGCTCCCGCCCAACTGTTCTGGTGTGTGTCGGCGTTAAGCTCTTTTGTGTAGGTTATTCCAATTTGGAATAAGTGGAACTGCACGAAGCGAAGTCGGAACTCACGCCTTTCAGAACGGAATGTCTACGTTCGCCGTTTCAACGCTGTTATTGGGCTGCTCTTTCAGCCGCTGTTCAATTCGCAACAAGATTTCGTTCTGTTGCTGCATCCGTGCGGCAATCTCGCCGATGGCGTTGGCAATATGCTCGACGGCGTTTTGTCCCGCGACACTTTCAAAATAGGTCATTCTGCCACCTTCCTTTCGCGGGCAAAGTATTCCGCGATGACAGACTGCCATGTGTCATTTTCTGCCACATTGCAATCCATTGCGTCCTCATACTCTGCGACGAGTGCCTCCAGCGCATAGTTGCGAGATTCCGCGTCCATCAATTCGACGAACGGATAGCCGTATTTCATGACAAACGCATGGCTGTTCTCTTCGCTATCCTCTTCGTCAAACGATGATTCTTTCTCCGTATTGATGCCGAAAAAAGTGGATAGTTGAGCTTCCGCATCAGCGAGACGATACTGATGCACACGCTTGCGGTAGGCAGCTTCCAGTTCGTCTTCGGTCAGTTCGAACTCTGGAACGCCGCCGTCAAGGTCGGTGTCATGGTTCTCGTAGTACCGAATCAGAGCAGCAATGCCTCCGGCGTCGATAGTCAGATGCTTGATAGAAACGTCATGATGGGACAGCCATGCCCCATAGTGCTCCTCGCAGGCGTTCGTTTCGTGTGCCAGCATACGGCGCAGCATTCCTGCTTTGTAGGCGTCTCCATGCTTGTGTTCATTCATTTTTCATTTCTCCTTTTTGAATTTAGATTTTTATATAAAAGCCAGCGGTCTGAAAACCGCTGGCTGAATTGTTTCTTTAATTGTGATACTTCTTTGGTATGGTCTTAGCATACCGGCAAGCGCAAAAAACGGCTCATTTTTTTACTGGGAACCTAAGAACCCGAAAAGCTGCAATAAAAAAGACCGGCAGGAAAACCTGCCGGTCACGGGAAATGTGCGATTTACTTGCTGTTAGCGGCTTCCTTCAAAGTGGAACCTGCCTTAAATACAGGGGCGGAACGAGCGGGGATTTTCACCTTCTCCCCGGTCTTGGGATTCTGACCGGTGCGTTCCTCCCTGTGGGCAACGGACAGTGTACCAAAGCCAACGATGCTGATAGGTTCGTGTTCCTTCATGGCGTCGGTGGCGACCTCCAGAGCCGCGTCTACCAACGCTGCGGCTGTCTTCTTCTCTACGCCAGCTTTGGCCGCGACTTTCGCGATGAATTCAGTTTTGTTCATTGGAAAATAGACCTTTCTTTTGTATTTGGGCATTGGCTGCCCCCGATATTTTCATTATACCACATTTAATCTCAGAAGTCAATTCATTCGCCTACTTTAGAATCAGTTTGTTACGATGACATTGACGCGGGCGGTTCCATTTCCTTTGGTTGCTTTGGCTGTAATGGTGCAGGTTCCCTCTCCAACAGCGCGAATCGTGCCGTTGTCGCTGATGGTTGCAACCGCGTGATTTGAACTGCTGAGCGTACAAGCGGCGGAGGATTGGATGGCAGCCTCTCCCCCTATGGATAGTGTGACTTCCCTTGGCGAAACGGTGAAGGTATCCCCTGCCGTAATATACGGGATGTCGATGGGGACAGGAACTCCGGCATACTTCAGACCACAGAGTACGCCGAAAGCCAGAAGTGCGAAGATGATGATAAAACGGAGAAATGCCGCGAACGGCCTTTTTTTAGGACGGTAGGTCGTCACAGTCCGCCTTACTACGGTTGGGGGCTTATTCGGTACATCATCCTGTGTGGGTGCTTGCGGAGCAGCCTGTGGTTGCGATGCGGGTTTCGGTTCCGGCTGAGGCGGCGTCTGAGGCTGAGGCTGGGGCGGACTATACGGCTGAGGCGGATAGACAGGGTATACGGGCTGGTAAACAGGCTGTGCGAAAACAGGCTGGTATCCGAACGGCGGTGCTGGCTGCTGTACGAATTGCTGCTGGTACGGCGGGACCGTCTGTGCCGGTCCTGTCTCCGCTTGAAGCGTTGCTTCATGCTGAGCGGCCTGTACCGGCTGCTGCGGTGCCGGAGGCGCGGTTTCTGCCGGTGCTTCCTTCGACTGCTCCGCTTTGTGCGATGGTTCCATATCCTGTTCCGAGCTGTCCTTCTGCGCAGGGGTTCTGACTGGTTCCGCCTTCGGGGCCGGCTGTTCTGTCTCCTTTACAGTATTGACCTGCGGAATGACGACAGGCGGCTTCGCAGGCTCGGCAACTTCGCGTGTATCGCTCTGCTTTCTCTCCGGTTCCGCGTTTCCCTGCTCTGCGGCAGGTTCTTCCGGTTCTTCCGTGCAGGGGTCTTCCGCAGGCACTTCTTCGACTTCCTGCGATGTTTGCTCAGGCTCCTTCGAGACGCTGACTACCGGTGTGTCTACGGGTTCGGCGACAGGCGGTGCAGTCTCCTCTGCTTCCTGCGGTTTCTCCGCCGCATTCTCAGCATTGCCGACAGGTGCGGGTTCTGCCGGTGGATGCTCCTGCTGTGCGGGTGGAGTTTCCGCCGGTTCGTCCTCGATTATCTCAACGACCTCGACGACTTCTTCCTCCGGTTCCTCGCTATTTTTCGCCTTTTCTTCGTGTTTTTGCGTAGCCCCCGTGGATTCTCCGCTCTCCGACTCTTTCTTGAGCGGCTCCGGTGGTGTTATCATATCCCGCTCGGAAAGCAGTGGACGGCTCAATTCAAGCCGAATGACGGACTCTGAAAGGTCTCCGCGCCCAATGTTGCGGGCAATGCCTCTGAACTCCTTTTGCAGAGCTTTCAGCATCTCCGGGTCATCACTGGCGTAGACCTCCTTCAGCAGCTGCGCGGTGCGGTCTGGCGCGTACTGTGGTGTCAGGTCCCAATTTGGCGCATTACGGTAGTCATCGCCGCACAGAATGACCCAAAGAAGGGCGGCAAGGGAGTGCATATCGCCAACGAGCGATGGCCTTTCTTCTCCGTTGCGGATGTTTTCGTCCATTGTCACAGGGACGGTCGCGGGAAACGAATTTACCCTCCACGGCTGTCCGGCCTTATCCTTTGGCTCATACCCTTCATCAAAGCCGCCATATAGGAATGAGCTGAAGGCGAAGAGCTGCTTGCCGTCATCTTTCGTGCGAAGCACAATGGAGTCGAGGTCGATTGCTCCCAGGTGGACGTGATAGGTGTCCAGTCCCTTGATGATTTGTGCAGCTCTCGCAGCAAACATTGCGAGATTCGTCATGGTGAAGGCATAGCCGCTGAAAAAGGTACTCCTCACAAAGGGTTCTGCTACATCGGAAATGAGATAGATGTCGGAACCGGGTACTCCCTCGTGTTTCAGCTGATGATTGGCGCTGATTGTCAGATTTGACGCCTTGAGATTTTCCACCGCAGTCCGGTCATCTCCGGAAGCATCCAAAGTGCCAAGGTATCGGCGGATTTTGATGTCATTTGACACGCATCGCGCAAATTTCTTATAAAAATCGTTCGCATCATCGCCCATCTTATCCCGCAGCAGAGCTTCCCGTTTCGGATTGAAAGGAATGGAAACGCGCAGAACGTCGTGAATCTTTTCAACTCCGCCGACCGAGGTAGTTGTGCGAAAAATTTCTCCGTACTGTGTGGACCGCACAAAATGATTCATGGAGCAGACTATTTCGAAAGTCTTTCGAGTTTCATTGGACATAAAGCGTTCAAAGGGCACAGAAATCCATTGTCGTACAGCAAAGGATAAAGTCCCCGTCTCCTTTCTTCAAAAATCAGTCTTGTGCGGCTTGCGCGGACGATTCCTCTGCGCGGATTGCCTTGCGAATGCGTTCCTTATCCGGGTTGTTCCTAACGTCGATTTTCTTTCTGGTGTACTTTTTAGGCGTAATGCCGAGTTCCTTATTTTCCCTGCGCCGCTTCCTCGCGTTTGCGTTATCACGGGCGCGAATACGCTCCTTGTTCTTGCGGTAATATTCACGACGCCAAGCATTGTGCTTGTCTTTGCCTTCTTGCGTTTTGTACTGATAAGCAGGCATTTCTTCACCTCCTTGGTGGTCTGCATCTATTATACCACACAAAGAGTTATCAGTCAAATAGTTACAACAACGCCCACCGCGTTGAAGCGGTGGGCGTCATGGTTAGACTAAATTTTTGATTTTCCCCATCATAGATTCTCCGGCTTCTGTTAAACTTCCGGATTCTGCGGAGCTATTGTAAAGGCCGCATAGCGTCTCAATGAACTCCTGGCCGACTTCGGGTGATGCCTTCCTGATGTAGGAGGTCTGCTCAACGATATCTGCCTTCTGCTCCTCTCCCAGCCGGTCTGCCAGCATGGCAACGAAGAAGGAGGCGTCATCCGCGTCTTTTTCACTCATGCGCTCCCGGAAGAACAACCGCATACTGGACAGCATCCGTGAGACGCCGTAGCGTCTCGCATCCCTTCTCTTTTCAATGATGTCGGTAATGAGAAGCAAGGTCATTTCGACCATGAGCAGTGTCGCATGGACTCCGCGTAGCCGTGGGTCTCCTCCGAGAACGCTGACCGGAAAAAGCTCATGCAAAATTTCCTCCAGACCGGGCGTCATCCATCCATGCTGCTGCATCGTTACGATGACAGCGTACGGAAGATGCGACACCACCAGCGCCGACAGGAAGATGTTTGTCAGTCGCAGTCCGGCTCCATCCAATGCGGACAAATCCAATTTTGGGTCAAACGGTCTGAATACGTCCGGTCCTGTCTTTATCATGTAGTTTCTTGTAAACCAGACATTCCAGGAAGGCGGTTCCTTTTTCTTTTGGACCTGTGGGGTTTTCCCTGCCAGGAGCCATCCGAAGACGTTCTTCATATCCTGCCAATTCGCCCTGATTCTCTCACGGCGGAACAGAAAGTCGTAGGGCACTGTGACTATGAGTGGAAGAAAACACACCACAGCCACCCCGACGTAAAAACCCTGTGCCATCTCAAGTAAATAAATTCCGAACAAATTCAAACGCAATCACCCACCCTAATTAAAAAGCGATTCCTGCGGTACGTTTTCCTCCGTTGTTTCCTTCGGCCCATATATTTCGACCAGAGGGACCCGAACCGGGCGCAGACCGCGAAACGGGCGGTTATAAAGCCCACACGCACGCTTATCCTCACCCCAGGTACAGTCTACCATCGGTGACGTTCCGAAAGCAATACAAATTTTGTGTTTCGTATCGTCCGGATTTGTTTGCCGGTTGCAGCAGGTGCCGCAGACATGAACGATATCCTTTCCATATACTTTCTGCATCAGCTTATACTTATCAATCAAAATAAGCCCTCCCTTCATTTACTTTCATTATACCACGTTTTCACTTTTTAGTCAACTTATTGCTTTTATGGAAGCACCTTTTGACCCGCATATTGTCCATCCTCCTTAGCCTCTATGCGGCACGGATGACCCCAGTGGCTTCTACTGCTGAGTTCAGGCCGCACGGTGGAAATGAGTCTGAAGCCTAAAGCCCCGGAAGCACCATCCATAGCGCTTGCGCTTGGGTTGTGAGGTTCACAAAAAAAGAAACACCCCCGGCCTGCGCATGGCCGGGGGTGTTCCGCTGGGTTGTGTTACTTGGATTTTTTGTTCTTGCTGCGGTCAAGCAGCTTGCGAACAACTGGGCCAAGCAGCCCAATGGCAAGCATCAGCAGATTCAGGCTGATGAAGCCGATTTGCCCGCACACGATGACGAGCTGGTGACGCCCCTCCAGGGCCGTCACCACGCCTTCACGGGTGGTGACGCCCTCAAAGAGCATCAGGTAGACTCCGAGAAAGAGTCCGTAGACTTCGGCAGTCACGATGGCTGCCACGAGGATGGTGTTGAGGATGTTGAACATAGCTATTTCTCCTTCATGAAGTTTTTTTAACTCCCATTCGCTCTGCGGCCGGGAGATAAATTACTTAAAATCAGAATTGCACGGCTGCGTCAGTAACAGCTGCCCCGTCTTAATTTGGGGCATACCGCATTACTGGTGCATCATTTTTCGAAGGAACCCGCGAAGATTCCTGCGCGTGCGGACTGAGTGTTGAAATTTGGTCCGATACGGCATCGACAGACCGGCTCTGCGGCTGCGTCCGTGTCGGCGCTTGCTCCAACACTTGAAATCGTCAGGTGTTATCAGACCAAATTACCCTTTGGGTAGATTTGAGTTGATGTAAGATACTTCTTTAGTGTTACTCTGAGTTTAGCGCAAAAAAAGAAAAAGCCATGAATTATTGAATGGGAACCCAGGTTCCTGCATTCCTTATAAAGAAATGGAGAGTTTCACAAAAAAATTGCAAAACTCTCCATTTTTGTTGAAATTTGTTCGTAATTGACACTAAATCATGCGTTCATGTGTTGACCGTTGTTGACGTCATTTTTCCAGCTCTCTATTTTTTCTTCCTTTTGAAAAAAATTTTCGCGGTTTTGTCATGTCCGCCGGTGCCTATCTATTCCTGGGTATCTTTGTCGCGGCCGCAGTCCGTCCCTCCTTCTGCAAAATACGCTGAGATTCAACGTGCTACTGGGCGTCTGCGCTGCTTGAAATGCTTTTTATTCCTTCCCGTCATCATCTTCTTCTGCATCTCATTGGCAAGCGGAAGCGTACGCTCCGGCTGGTCGTGAATCGCGATGTAGCTGAGCGTGTGCGCCGGGGTATACATCAGAATGTCTTGCAGGTGATATGCTTCTTCCCCGTTTTCGTCCAGTGGTTCAAAGTTGTTCTTATGGTACAGCTGGATTGGCCGCTTTCTGTAGTTGAATCGCCACTCTCCCGCAATGGATTTCACATGGGCGGTATCCGCATCGAGAAAACTCACCTCCAGTCCAAGTTTCCTCGCATAGGCCACTATCGCATCCTGGAACATCGCCTTCTTCATGTTCTCTGTCCGGCTGATGTACTGGCTCAGTTCCAGTTCATCCGGCGTAGCGGAGAAGCAGTTCGTACAGAGCGAAATTTGTGGGTTTCGCTGGAATGAACTAAGGTAGATGCGGTTTCTGAATGGGATATTTTTGCACCGCTCACATGAGACTTTGTGACAAATTAAGGTCCGGTCGTCCATAATAAATCTTGCTTTCACCGTCCGATGCGTCTCCGCTGTTTTCCTCAGTTTCCGAACCGCCATCTCGTGTGCCTTATCGTCCGGTGCGAACTTCTGAAGATGCAACGGCTGTGCATGAGCCGCTGTCGCATCCCTGTAGATTTCGCCATACACGCTCAAGAGTACGCCTCCTTTCCGCCGTGTTGGCCGAGGTCAAGAAAAAATGCCCGCCCGAAATGGGCGGGCATTCAGATTAGCTCAGGTGGCCTCGTATGCGGTCACAACATAGCGGTAATCACGCTCATTTGCGACGCAGGTAATCAGGGTAATACGGTTATCCGTAGTGCGGCTCAGGCAGTTCATATTGGTTTCCAAAACCTTGTCCACAGTAGAAACCTTGTAGGTTCTCGTACCGTATTGCGTGTTCAGCACAATCTTGTCTCCGGACTTCAGTGTATGAATTTTTCCGAAGTTGTTTTGAACTCCACGATTGTGTCCCGCAAGGCACACATTGCCATCCCAGATGGAGGAATCAATCACATGGCCAGCTCCGTACTTCATATTCTCGTTGGAGGTTCCTTCGGTGATGGTGTAATTGATTTTCAGCGCGGGAATCTTGATAGTTCCCAGCTTTCCCTTCGAATTGTAGGACGTCGATGTGACTGCCGTGAACTTGGTCGTTGCCTGAGTTGGTGTCGCAGCGTTTGCGGGTGTCACCGCGCCATAGGAACCGCTGCCACCGTCAACCGTCGGGAAACCATCAGCTCCAACAGAAACACTGCCGCCGGTGATAGCATCGGTCAGACTGCCGGGACCGACAGCGACATTATCGCTTCCGTCGATTCCGCGCAGGTCAATGAGTTTCTCGGACCTGTTAGGCAGATACGATTCCGGCGTTCCAAATCCGGGAGGCGCGTATGCCGCATTCTTGCTGTAATCCGACGCGCTGTCTGCGGCTGGGATTTCAAATTCTACCGACGTGATAGGGCCGAAGTTGCGTTCCTTGGCTCCTTCAACGGTGTAACTCATGGCGTTGGCGGGAAGTGCCGCCAACGATGCGGTCATTACTGTCGCGACCACAAACGCTCCAATGCGTTTCTTCACGAAAAATCTCCTTTCTCAGTCAAAATGGTTATAAGGTGTGGTGGGACTTGAAAACAAAGGCTTACTTCTTTTTCTCGTCCGGCTGATTCTGGTAAATTTCCTCGACCGTCACAGTCTTGTCTTCCTTCTTGCCGAAGAGAATGGGCCACAGAAAATACAGCAGCCCGACCAGCATTGCAAAGAACAGTACGGTGAACAGAACCATGAATCCGTTGGTCGTGCCGTCCTCATTCAGATAGACGTCATACCAATGAGAAGGCTCTTCCTCCGGTGCGAACAGGAGCGTGCAGAGGTAGCCCTCAACCTCGTCCTTTTCCACTGTTCCATAGTAATTGACCTCGTAGGCATAACCCTTAGCATAGCTGTAGCCAACCTTGCCGGAGTATGTCGCGGTTGCAGTAAAGCGGTTGCCAATATCGGGGTCATACGGATTATACTGCGCATCCTCACTCCAGGAGCAGTTTACCAGCTGAAGGGTTGCGCCGCCGGATGTAACGGTTTTCGGGACAAGGGACAAATCGCCGTCAGACATACCGGGATACGTCTTGGTCACAGTCTTCTTCTGAGAACCCTTGCCATACTCCGTAACGGTAGTCGTCAGCGTAGACGCATCCAGCGTCAACTCGCCGGCATACCCATCCTCGGTCACTTCATCGAGGTTGACTTCGAGAGTCGCGAGGATTTTGGCCTTATCGTTGGTATCGGACTCACCGGATACCTTCTTGACCATGTTCTTCTCGTCGTGGACCTCCTGCGGCTCCACGGTCATATCGAGGTAATTATAGGTCTTGCCCTTGTAGGTGAAGGAGCTGCGGTCAAGAAGCTCGATTTCCTTCTCCGTCTCCACCATGTAGACCTTTTGGGCAAGCCCTGTGTCATCAGACGGATAGTAGACATCCTGCGGGAACTGCATGGCACTGGCTGATACCACCGTGGACGCCATGATTACCCCCGTCATCAGGAGACTTGCGAGACGTTCTTTTTTCACTGTTTCATTCCTCCTGCCTATCTTAAAGGCCTTCTGTTCTGGAGGAATCCTTGGCGACGGTGGAATTCTTCTTCCGCTTGCCGCCCTTCTTGCCCTTCGTCAGGTACAATGCGCCAAGACCGACGGCGCAAATACCGACAACGAGCAGCTCGCCTCCAGTGCTGGTAATGAAGTCACTGTACTTGGCTAATGCGCCCTTCTCGGACCCGGTGTCCGTGTCCGCAGTAACGACTTCGGTCTGCTGCGTCGGCTCACTGGAGGCTGTGTCTGCGGGTTCGTTGGCCGCGAGTGCAGTGCAGGTAAACAGGGACACAGCCATCACGGTTGCCGCCAGAGCCGAAAGAAAACGCTGGTTTTTCATGTGAATACACTCCTTTTCGTTTTAATATGTGATTGCGAGTATCCCCGCCATTCACATTTCCACTATATTATACCACTTAAAATTCTTGTAGTCAATTTTTTGCAGAATTTAATGTGAAATACCTGAGCAAAAAAGAAGGACGTCCAATGGACGTCCTTCTGCGGGGTGCTCTTTGGCAAGGTGGATTCTTCTGTTAAATCTTCAATAATTTTTCGGTTATTCCGGTTATGAGGTCTCTCACAGATGAAGCACGCGCTCGCGAATCTCCTGCGTGCGGCCCTGATTCCAGAACTGCGTACCAATGTAGCCGCAGGTTCGGCGGGCAACATTCATCTTGTGCTGGTCGCGATTTCCGCAGTTCGGGCATTCCCAAACGAGCTTTCCGCCATCTTCGACAATTTGAATTTCGCCGTCATAGCCGCAGACCTGGCAATAATCAGACTTGGTATTCAGCTCTGCGTACATGATATTTTCATAGATGAACTGAATAACGCTGATAACCGCAGGAATGTTCTGCGTCATGTTTGGCACCTCAACGTAGCTGACGGCACCACCAGGAGAAAGCGCCTGGAACTCAGACTCAAAACTCAACTTGGTGAAGGCGTCGATGGGTTCGCGCACATTGACATGGTAGGAATTTGTAATGTAGTCATGGTCGGAAACCTCCGGCACAACGCCGAACTTGGCCTTGAGTGCCTTAGCAAATTTGTAGGTCGTAGACTCCAGCGGCGTGCCGTAGAGGGAGTAGTCGATATTCTCCGCTTTCTTCCACTCCGCGCATTTGTCGTTCATTTTTTGCATGATAGCCAGAGCCAGCGGCTTACCTTCCTTGTCTGTGTGGCTGTGTCCGGTAAGGTAGTAGACCGCTTCATAGAGTCCGGCGTAACCCAAGGAAATTGTGGAGTATCCGTTGTAAAGCAGCTTGTCGATGGTCTCACCCTTTGCAAGGCGGGCCAAAGCGCCGTGTTGCCACAGAATAGGCGCGACATCTGATACCGTACCGAGCAGGTGTTCGTGGCGTAGGCGCAGCGCACGATGACACAACTCCAGCGTTTCATCGAACTCTTTCCAGAAAGCATCAAGGTCTCTGCCGGAATCCATCGCTACAAACGGAAGGTTCACGGTCACAACGCCTTGATTAAAGCGCCCATAATACTTGTGCTTTCCGGGAACATAGTTTTTGGCATTAGCGATATTTCCTATGCCGGCATCCGTGAAACGGTCCGGCGTCAGGAAGCTGCGGCAGCCCATGCAAGGATAGATGTCGCCTTTGAGTTCCAACATTTTCTTCTCGCTGATGTAATCAGGAGTAAGATGCTTTGCGGAGCACTTTGCTGCCAGCTTTGTCAGCCAGAAGTATTTGCTGTTTTCGTAAGTGTTGTCCTCTTCCAGAAAATACAGGAGCTTCGGAAAAGCAGGTGCGACCCAAACGCCGACCTCATTCTTTACGCCCTGAATGCGCTGACGGAGCATTTCCGCGATGACCATAGCAAGGTCGTTTCGCAGACCTTCATCGTCACCGCATTCGTTGAGACACATACAGACCGAGATAAACGGAGCCTGTCCGTTGGTCGTCATCAACGTCACCACTTGATACTGAATGATTTGGACTCCCTTTTTTACATCCTCCTTTACACGCTCCTCGGCAATCAGATTGATTTGGTCCTCGGATGCCTGTATCCCGGCCAGCGTCAATTCTTCTCTTACAGCAGTGCGGAATTTTTGACGGCTGACCTCCACAAAGGGAGCCAGATGCGTCAGGGTAATGGTCTGGCCGCCGTACTGGCTCGACGCTACCTGTGCGATGATTTGTGTTGCGATGTTGCAGGCGGTGGAGAAGCTGTGAGGCTTTTCAATGAGTGTTCCAGTAATGACCGTTCCGTTCTGGAGCATATCCTCCAGATTCACCAGGTCGCAGTTATGAATAGGCTGGGCCGAATAATCCGTATCGTGAAAATGAATACGTCCCTCGTCATGTGCCGCCGTGATTTCGGCGGGCAGGATAAGTCTGCGTGTCAGGTCGCGATTTACCTCACCAGCAATATAGTCTCGCTGGGTGGAAACGATATCGGGGTTTTTATTCGAATTCTCCTCCTTCGCATCCGCACTACTGCGGTGCAGAATGGCAAGGATTTTGTCATCGGTCGTATTCGCTTTCCGCATCAGCTCGTGCTGATAGCGATATACGGCGTAATTCTTTGCCAGACGGTAAGCGCCGGCCTTCGCGATGGCATATTCCACCATGTCCTGTACGGATTCTACGGTCGGAATGGTTTTCATGTTTGAGCAGGCGTTCTCAATGCTCAAAGCAATACCTGCTATGATGTCACGGTTGAGACGCTCTGGTATCGAAACACTGGCGTTGGCCTTCTCAATGGCTCTCTCAATTTTGCTGCGGTCGAAGAGAACCTCCTCGCCGCTGCGTTTCCGGATTTTCAACATGGTTCTTCTCCTTTCATCAATAAAATAACTGTCTTGTCCTTATATTGCCGTGTTTTCTTCAAGAAACATACTACTTCTGTCGGGAACCTAAACACTTGAGTTCCTGTATTCCCTGCCCGCACTGCTTCGGATGTTTCTCTACCCTATAGAGAGGCATAGCGGAACGTCCTAATGGGACGTTCCGCTATGCGTTGTGTATTTGATTACGCGGCTCCTTTTGCCGGCACACGCTCATAGAGTACGACGTCATCGCCCTCCACAGCGCGTTCCACCAGCTTCCACGTCTGGTGGTCATCTGAGAACCAGACCGCATCACCGTCGGAAATAGACGGCAGCCCGGTCATGAGCAACCAGTCTTCAATCGTGTCGTGTAGTGTGTCGCTCAAGGCAGAGCGGCGGCACAGCACACGTCCCGTACGGACGGTTCCTTTCCCTTTCGGCACAGAAAGCTCAAAGTGTGTCATTCTTACGCCAGAGGACATGGTGAAGGTATCGACCATGCCCTTCCGCTCGATATAGCGGTCCATGCGGCGTTCAAGTGCCATGATGTTCTTCGTGCAGATGTGCTTGCCAAGGTAGGCGATAGCAAATCCGCCAGAGACAGCAGTCAGACTCTTAAAAAGCTCGGCGTCGGTCAGATTACCGGCGTCAGAAGCTCCTGCTACCGCAAGAAGCGCCACAACGGCTACAACGATGGCTGCCGTAAAGGCGGAACTGAGGATTTGATAGGCTCTCAGGCTCTTTTTTACACGTTTCATTTTTTCATTTCTCCTTCTTCGTCTTTAAGTCTGCGACTCACAGACTGCGGATGCCACCGCGTTCCAGAAAGTCGCGCTTATCGCGGATACGCATTGCCTGCAAATCATCTTCCGTGGATGCCTTAGAAGCTGCAAACTCGCGGTTAATACGCTCCATGCGTTCCTGTCTGTAAGCGGCCTCGCGCTCTTCCCAGCTATTCCAATTTTTGCTATTCATTTTTATCTCTCCTTTTAGATTTTTTCTGTGGTCTTCTCCTTGCTCACCGCCTCGAACTCTACGATGTCATCAAGATAGAAGGACGAGACGAAGTTGCCCACGATGACGTTCACGAAGCGGTGCTTCCCGTTGTCACAGTACAGCACCTTGTCTGCTCTGTAATGGCGTGTGAACTTATCATCTTTACACCGTACATTCACGTCCATCATGGCTCACTTCACCTCCAGCTCCACGATTTTCCAGTCATGGTCCCCCTTATAGTTGAGCCATGCTTCGTACTCTTCAATCTCGTATTCGGCGCTATCCGGGTAGTCTCCAATTTTCAAGTCGCTGACATTTGCAACGCCGGTCTGAGCAATCTCAGCCAGCATCTGTGTCTGCGCTGCTTCGAGAGATGGAAACTGCTCTGTGGTGATTTCCCGGTCATAGACCGAAATCAGCAAGTATGGCTTTGCGGCAGCCTTGTTTTGTTCTTCCATCGCCTTTGCAATGCGCTCTGCGCTCTTCACAAGGGATGGAAAGTCGTGATTGAGGAACCGCTGTCCGGCGACTGTTTCAGCAAAATTCATTTTCATTTCTCCTTTTCTGTGATGGTTTTGTGATATGTAAAAGCCAGCATCCGCAATGGATGCTGACTGAATTTTCTTTATGTTTGTGATACTTCCTTTGTATGGTCTTAGCATACCGGCAGGCACCGAAAACGACGCATTCTACCGCTTGGAACCTGAGAACCAAAGAACCTCGTGGCTTTGTAAGGAAACTGGGGCTTCGCTCTCGGTGAAATAGCGCAAATCTGCCCTATCAGGGTGCAAATCTGCCCTGTCAGGGTGCAGTTCTGCCCCGTCTTGGGGCAATTCTGCTCTTGTATGGGCCTTTGAAATTTGGGTGAAAAAAAGAAAGCGAGCAGGCATTAAGCCTGCTCGCGGGTTGCGATTCTGCGGAAGTTTTCCACCACACGCTCGTCAATATGGGCGGTACTATTGCAAGAGTCTTTCGCTTCCTTGCGTGCCTCAATAATAATTGTGTTCACGATGTCACTACTTACCCGCTTGGTAATGCGGGTATGGTTCATGTGTTCGGCGAAGTCCACGAGGTCATCTGCCTCGTGATAATCAAGCCCACAACGGCCAAGAAAACCGGCTGTGAGCTGCACGAGCCGCTGTCTCATTCATTACCACCTCCGCCTGCAAGACGGTTTACATCGTCACTCTCCATTTTTTCAATTTCTTCGGCGGTGTAGGGCTGTCCCATAGCCGCATAATCTGATGTACTCATTTTTCCATTTCCTCCTTCAAAAAAATCAATCGTAATATATCTTTCCGTGCTGGTCGAGGGCAATCACTTCCTGCGGATTCTGCGCCTGAGCAACGAGCGCGGTAAGATGCTCCAGCGTCTCGTCCTCGTCGCGATGAATGCGGAAGATGCCCATATCCGTGCTGATTTTCCAGGTGGTATCATAGCCCGGACGTTTTTCCAAAAGCTCAACTTTTCTGACTTCCATGATTAAATCTCCTTTTTGTGTGTGATAAGTGTTGGGTGGTCTACATCCGTGCTTTTTGCGGCAGCGGCAAGGCGAATGCAATAAGTGTTGGATACTTCCTGAATATATCTCAATACTACCATCTCACTCCCTTCTGAATAACCTTTTTCTATAGGAACCTAAGAACCTCGGCACCTATAGATTGACTTTTAAGTTAATGTGTGGTATAATAGTATCATTGAGAAGCGGAGGTTTAAGCAATGCAGAGAATTTTAGGATTGCTCAATCAGAGCAACAGTCTGGAACATATTGTGCGGCTGTCCGATATTGAGACAGAAGATGCCCTCAATCGGTGCATCGCAGACCAATATGCGGTCGCTTTTACAAAAGCACAGTGGGTGGAACGCTTCCCGAAGATTCCTCCGGAAAATGTCGTCTGCGCACAGGGAACGCTGAATGTGAATGGCTTAATGTACTACGACCCTAAGCACGGCATCTGCTTCCCCCTTCATCTGTTTGGGAACTCCCTTCTGTTCGACAAAACGGACGATGATTTTCAGCGGCGGACGTGCAACATGATTTCGGAGTTGGAGCAGTGCCATGCTGACCGGGATTATCGGCGCTTGCTTCAGCCGGTTGTCAGCGAAGGTACGGGTAAAATCGTCATGCAGCTGCTCCTTGACCTTCTGAATGCAGACGAACCAAACTCAAAGCTGTATACAGCTATCATTCACGAGTATTCCTTCTGTGATGGCGGTGCAGGCGTTCTCGCAAACTCCCCCGATTTTGCGGAAAAGATGATGCGCTGTAAGAGCCGCCAGCAGAAAGCAAGCACACGGAAGAAGCTGAAGGGATTTCCTGATGTGATTCCTGTTTATCGTGGAGAAGGCAGTGAAAGCACTCCATATACCAAGGCTTTTTCGTGGACAACCGAAATCAATACTGCCTATTTTTTTGCATCCCGCCTTGGTGGAGAACGTTCCCGCGTTGTGAATGGATTCGTGAAGAAGGAAGATGTTCTGGAGTATCTTGCTGACCGCAACGAATCGGAAATCATTGTGTTTCCTGACAAGGTGCAGGATATTACAGTTTGCGATTGCTATACGCTGGACGAATTTGCCTCCAACATTAAAAAGCCGATGGACGGGTATCGAAACACGGGCATCAGCCGTGTTACCGCAGCAGACCTGTTCTCCGAGGTCCACTCAGCGTACTGCGACCTACCGGACAGCTGTGACCATGATAATACCCATGCGCTGCGTGTGGCGCTTATGGCAATGTTCCTCTACCGTGTGCGCGTGCTTTCCCGCTATACCGGCAAGGATACGCCTTTGGGCCGCAGAAAAAATGTAGCTGAGATTTGCAAGTCCCTTCTGTTCGCAGCGGCGTGGCATGACACAGGACGTACCAGCGATTTTGAATCCCCTGACCACGGAGCCAGAAGTGCCGGGTTGTTCGAGAATAGCTATGGTTTAGATGATGTGGCGCGATTCCTTATGACATATCATTGCCGTTCAGACGAGGAGGCAAAAGCATATCTGGATGAACACGCTGACCCTGCCCTCCGTAATGACATCTGGGAGGCGTACATGGTGCTCAAGGATGCCGACGCGCTGGACCGCTGGCGGTTCGGCACACTCAGTTCCGACTTTATCAATGTAAGTATGTTGCATCTTGAGGAGTCCAAACGCCTGATGCCGGTGGCCGCCGTGCTGCAAACGGTTAATTTAGCTTAATTTTGTGCCCTCCTCCAAAAAAATTTTTCAAGGAGAAAAAACATGAAAAAAATCGTATCGCTTTTGTTATCCATCTCTCTGGCATTTGCCCTTTCAATCCCTGCCTTTGCAAGCGAAAAAACGCTCCAGAAAGTGAATCAGTACACGCCCGGACAGTTCACCGATGTCCCCAACACGCTTTGGTGCGCTTCTAATGTCCAGTCTGTCTATGAGTATGGCCTTATGAACGGCGTATCCGACAGCTATTTCAGCGTGAACGGTGAGTTGACCGTTATCCAGTCCATTGTTATGGCCTGCCGCATCCACGCCAACTATTACGGCAATGCTATCGACACCACCGATGCAAGCGTCTGGTATCAGCCCTATGTGGATTACGCGAAAGCACACAATCTGGTATGGGAGGCGGACGATGCCTACAACAGCCCTGCTCGCAGAGAAACCTTTGTGACGATTTTCAGCTATGCCATGCCGGAGGAGGCTCTGAAGGCCATCAACGATGTGGAGGATGGGGCTATTCCCGATGTTGCCGTGAGCGCCGCATACGCGCAGTCTGTCTACCGCTTCTACCGCGCCGGCATCCTGACCGGCAATGACGCCAAGGGAACCTTTGGCCCGCAGACCACTATTACCCGTGGCGCTGCTGCGGCCATCATTAGCCGTATGGCAGACCCCTCCCTGCGGAAATCCTTCACGCTCCACCAGCAGCCCTTTGAGCCGGTCCCTATCAGTCAGCTTGCCAACTACAAGAGTCTCAAAAAGAGTATGACCGATTCCGAATTTCAGGCCGCCTATGACGCGGCGCAAAAAATCATTGAACCTCTTGCTAAGAAGGACCGTACCGAGCAGCTGAAGGGCATTGCGTCTGGACTGCGAGACATGGTGGACAGTGGAAAGGTGGCCTATACAACCTCCGAGCCGCACTACAATGACCCATACGGCTTCTTCGTTTCCGGTGTTGCCTCGTGCGCAGGCTGCACGCGAGCGACTGGTCTGTGCCTGAATATGCTGGGTATTCCCTATGAACACGTCAATGAGAACCAGTACACGCATCAGTGGTGCCGCGTGGATATGGGCGGTGGCGTGTATTGGATTTGCGATGCTTACGGATTGTACTGCGGTCCTGAATCCGCGCCGTACCAGCATCCCAATTTTCCCAATGCCTAAGTTGACTTTTTTCCATTTGCCTGTTATACTGAACATAGTGATTGTGTCCCGGAATGGTTGTGCGCCACGGGACCTGGCTGGAGAACCCTTTCCCGGTTCTCCAGCCTTTTTTGTTTTCTTTGAGAATGCGCAAAAGCACACGAAAAACGCACGGAATGTGCGTTTTCCAAAAAAGAAAAGGCACCCTTCGGGTGCCTTTTCGCAAGGTTGTGATTCAATTCTCCTCCTTTTTGGGGGTATTCGACATTTTGTGTGGGATTACAGTATCTTTTCTTTTACTTTGCCTCCATTTCTTTTCGCCAATTTTCAGACAGATTGAACACCGCCGCATAGAAGGTATCTGCCGCCTCCAGCGTCCGGTTGTCGCGGAAATTATCGGCTGCCTTGCAGATGCGCTCACTCATGGCAAGAGCTGAACGGTCAAGAAACTCCTCTTTGGAGTGCTCGGTCGTATAGGCCGCAAGAATAGCCTTCTTTTCTTCGGCAGCCTGTTTCTTCGTGACGACGCCTTTCTGATATGCCGTGTAAAGGGTGCGAAGTGCCAGGTAATACCCCTGCTCTGCAAGTGTAAGACCTTTCGGCAACTCATAGCCCTTCATTGCGGCTTTCTCCAGCTTAATATCCATTGGACTTCACCTCCAGCTTCACCGACTCGATGGCGCGAATGGCGTTGCCAAATCGCTCTGTAAGGCGATAGTTTGCGGCCCACTTCATTGCTGCTTTTTCACTCGGAAACATTTTAGCTGACATGGAAGAAGCAGAGGTCCATAGTTTGCTTCTCGTGAGTTTCACGATATATGCTCCCGCCCTGTCGCCTTCCGTGATGTGTAGAGCAAACAACTTCTCAGCAGGCTTGAAACTTTTGGCACCGTCAGCACCAGCCCGTTCAAATGTGACCTTGCTGGCGTGGAGCGTGATACTGCCGAGTTCAGCAATGGCATCGTCGATGTTCTCAAACACCTTCGCGGCAGCTCTATTGCGCTCGTAATTCCGACAGCTGTGCTCCGTCTTTGTGTAGTAGCCATAAGGAGCCACTTTCGCGACAACCGGTTCGTCATCACTCAGGGATGCCATCTTTTCGATGGAAAGCGGTTCACGGCCCTCAAAGGACAGATACGGGTAGAATTCCGTTACCGTTTTGTCGCTTCCGTATACCTTCCACGCGCTTTCCATTTCCTCGGCAAACGCCTCAAGTTCCTGTGTTGTCTTACAGTAGCAGTTGTGGACTGTTTCGCGCTTGTCCCCATGCCATACAACGATTCTGCCGTACAAAGGCGTATTGGGGCGGAAAAAGTTGATGCGTTCGATGTTCATGGCATTTCTGATGCCGCTCTCAACCCACTTGAGCACATCCTTGCAATACAGCCATTTTCCGCCCTGCTTCGCAAATTCGTAATCCGCACCGTCACCGGTCGAGATAGCTCTCGCTCGTTCCAGCAGCTCTTCCGCAGGGATGGCAATGCGCTTATCCTTGTTGCTCAGCGTCATGGGATACCAGTTCCGTTCGAGGACTTCTCTTCCCTGAATAAATTCTGTGCAGTTGTTTGAACCGCTCAAAATCATTGGGATGATGCCTTTTGTCGTTTTTACAAACTGCCTCCCGTAGATAATGGAATAACTCATTTTTCATTTCTCCTTTTCATGTTTTCTGGTGGGATATATAAAAGCCAGCGGCCTGAAACCGCTGACTGAACTTTCCTTGTGTTTGCGATACTTCCTTTGTATGCTCTCAGCATACCGACAGAAACGGAAGACGCCTCATTCCTCCTTCAGGAACCTGAGAACCCGCAATCGTTGAAAAAGGAAAAAGCGCAGAGAGGAAATTCCCCTCTGCGCTTTTTGTTAAGCGTATCTGACCGCCGCAGCGAATACCATTCGGTTGAAGCCGGTGGACTTGCCGCGAATTACATAGCGGTCATTCTGGTAGTGCGTAGATTCGGTGTACCCTGCGGCACAAAGCTCCTCCTCTGTGCCGTATACTGCCTCCAGTGTGACGTTACAGAAGCGAGGGGTGTATACTCTGTCACCCGCTTCCAGGTCTCCGCGTTCCTTGCGGGCAAGCTCCTCACGGTACGCCTGCTTGTATTCCGGCTGAGAGAGAACCGACACACGGGGCGTACTGCTGCTGTCCTCAAAGATGCGATTCACGGAGGAAATGACCTTGCCGGACGCCGCTTTCTTCGCGCAGAAGTGATACAGTTCCTCCTGAGCGTTCTCTTCGTCGCATTCCACGAAGCAGCTGCCATACTGGAAATTGACGCGGTAAATGATGCCTTTAATTTCGTGATACATGATATTTCTCCTTTCAGTCGGCGCTGTCTTTGCCTTCGCACTCGGCCCATTCGGCCTCACAGGGCCAAATCTCGGAGCCGAACCCTCTGTCCTGCTCCCATTCCTGGAACAATTCCTGAATGGGGGTAGAGATGCGGTCGCTGTCCTCCGGGTCATCGTACTGAAGGCTTTGCAGTTCCTCCATCAGTTCACGCAGGGAATGCCCGTGGTCGAGCATCCATTGCAGTTGAAATTTCTCATAATCGCTCATATTGTTCTCCTTTCTTGGCGGGGCCAGAAATCCGGCCCCGCATTCTGTTCATTTTTTTGACTTCCGTAGTGGACATTTCCGTGGAGCCGTTTCACCATAGAAAATGATTGGCAACTTAGTCTCGCCGTCCTTGTGATAGCAAACATAGCCCTTCTGGACAAAAAATCCAGAGCGCCAACTCCCGCCATTTCCTTTCCTCGGAAAGTCATAGGGCTTGGCAAATTCACAGTCTCTGCATTTTTGCATAGATGTCACCAGCCGCACACTGTTGCTTTTCTTGCATAATAGTCACCAGCTTCTCGCACCGAGATGATGTCGAAGCAGGATTCCAGAGTGTGCATGACCTTACGAATTGTTTCTTCATCCAGGTCTGCACGTTCCATAGCGACAGCGGCATAGCCCAAGCAGGCATCATTGCGCCACGGACCGTTGAGAGAATCAAGCGTTTCTGCGGGCTGAGCGGCATCTTCCTGAGCAGGAGCTTCCGCATCCGGCTGCTGAGTGCCGCCGTATTCCTCAAAGGTATCGAAATCTCCAACCTCCGCCACACCGTCGCAGGTGCATTCACGGTCAACGAAGTCCTTACTGCCAAGTTCGATATCGCCGGCGTTGCACAGTTCCTGCGCGGTCACTTCGGCGTCGATGCGCTCGGCGGCCCAGACGATAACGGTGCGGGAGAGCGTTTCCTGAACGGTCACGCAATACGGGAGTTTACCGCTCTCCGGAGCGGTTCTCACAGACTCCCAGCCCTTACTCGCCTCTTCGAAGCGCTTGACCAGCTCTTCGGCGGTGATTTCGAGCGTGGGCTTCTGCCCGGTCTCCTCGATGCGCTCCCACTCGAACCACGGGTGGTCCGAGTCCGTTTCCGTATCGAACTTTCGCTCCGGCATCCCTACACGGGACGGCACGAAATACTCCTCTTCGTCCAAGCAGGCGATGATGCGCTGCTCCTGCTCCCCGGTCATCTCACCGAGGATGACGCATTCGTTCTGGACCTTGTAGTTGTCCGCATCGCGGTACAGGTAATGGATTCTGGTATTCATCATTTCTTCTCCTTTTAGTAATTTAATCAAATGCTTCCAGTTCGTTGAAAAGCTGTTCCAAATCGGCACATTTCCTGATAGTGGGAATATGTCTCTGGTTTTCACAGAGACTTTCAACGGCGCTCTCGTCGAGCTGGTTAAAATAGTCAGGACCATCGCAACTTACCAAGCTGCCATAGCAGCGGTCGAAATAGAAATAGTTGCTATGTGGATTGAAGGCTCCATATTTCTTGTTTCCACCGCTGTCCAGACTCCAGGTGTCTGCGTCATAGCCGTCGAAGCCACAGCGCAGAATATCAACTGGCTCTTTTTCGGCGAACAGGTCGTTCAGCTCGACCATAGAACGGCAGCGAGTATCGCCCAAATACCCGTTCTCGTTACAGTCGTCCAACTCTTCAATGGCTGTGTTGAATACAGACTTGTTATCCTTGAAGAATTGGATGATTTCCTCGATAATGCTGTCCTTTGTTCTCATTGGTTTTTCCCCTTTTCGGATTTAGTGTCTTACGCCGGTATCAGACCGAACGTCTCCTTAAACCAGCTTCTGATTTCCTCCTTACTCGTCCCCGCTTTGAACGAAATCGCCGTAGGACTTTCCTGTGTGCCGCACCAGACCGTCCACTCTTCGCGGATGCGGCCCGTCGCGTCTCTGGGCGTCTTGGCGTAGTCCGTCCAAAGGGACTGTGCAATGTACTTCTTTGCCCATGCCTGAAGTCCTATGGTCTCCTGTTCCAACACAGTATCCATGTAGACTCTTGCGGAGATACCATCCAGACTGTCACCGCAATGCGTGTCTATCTGTTTCTGCGCCCATCTGTGCATGAAAGCATACCCAGGCAGGTTCCGGAAACGCCAAATCCGAGCCGCGAAATTCTTTTCGTAGGCATACTGGACGTGATTGTTCTCCTTCCAGCTCAAGGGTACAATGTCGAGTGGGCCTTTCGGCAAATCATCTCTCGTCATAGCTAACACTCATTCCTTTCTTTTAGCAGATTCCGTTCTCCCTGAATTCTGTCAGTAGGCCATAGCGCCGTCCGAGCTGTTCAAAGTGGAACTTTGCAACAGCAACCGCTTCATAGCTCATAGACTGCTTTGCAGCATACTCCTGCCACTCGATAGCTTCCTCACGCGCCATGTTCTTTTTGGCCTGATAGGTGCTCATTTTTTGCATTCTCCTTTACGATTAGATTTGTTTATATAAAAGCCAGCGGCTCTGAAAACCGCTGGCTGAATTGTTTTATATTTGTGATACTTCCTTTGTATGGTCTGAGCATACCAGAAGATATGAAAAATAAGGAATTCTCTCTGTTGGGAACCTGAGAACCTGAGAGCCAAAAAAATAACGCCACCGGCTGCAAGTCGCTGCCGATGGCGCTATAAGATTCGTTTCAGTTTTCCCAGAAGTCGGCGGTATCCTTCAACTCGTCGGCGAGGTATTCTCTCAAAGCCTCGCGGACGATTGCCGACAGTTCGCCGGAGCCGCCCTTGCGTTTCTCACGGATACCGCGCTCCTCCAGCGCGAGAATCAGGTCTCCGCTCATGAAGTACGAGCGTTTTACCAGTTCATCCGGCTTTTTGGAGTCGTAGCGGTATGGTTGAGAAATGGCACGGGTCAGCTTGCGACGCGGCTTTTCTTCCAAGCCAATCGCTTCCATAGAAGGAGGGATTTTGGACGGCTTCTGTGCGACACCGGGCAACTTCGTACTTGCCTTCGGCTCTTCCTGTGTTTCAGCCTCCGGTCTCTTCTCAGACTCCTTTTCCGGTTCCTGCCCCTCCGCCGCTTCCTGCGGTCCGCCGAACAGGCTCGCGTACATTTTGTTCGTATCGAGACTTCCGAGCTTCTTTGCCATATCAGATACCCTCCTTTGCGATTTCGTCTGCCAGTGCCATATAATCCATAGCAACCGTGCTGTCCGGTGCAGCCGTCAGCAAATCCAGTTCACGGCTCTTGGTCTCTTTTACGATAACTGCCGAACGAATGAAGGTGTTGAACACCTTAGTGTCCAGCGCATTTGCTGCCTGCATCGCAACTTTCATCATGTCCTTGCTGTTATTCTGGCGCGGGTCGAACTTGGTGAACAGGATGCCGAGGATTTTCGGGTCCACATTGCAATACTGCCTTGCCTGCTGAATCGTGTTGCCGAGCTGGGCGATACCGCTGATGGCGTCGGAATCCGCATCCGTGGGAATTAGAATGTAGTCGGCGGCCACAATCGCGTTGGTTGTCAGGATGCCGAGGGAAGGCGGCGTGTCAATGAGTACATAGTCATAAACGTCCCGCACAGCGCTGTCCTTGAGTGCGTTTTTCAGGCGGAAGCTGCGACCAATCTCAGATACCAGCTCCCCTTCCAGACCGGCCAGCAGAATATTGGTGGGCAAGATATCAAAGCGGTCGAAGTGCTGGATAGCATCCTGAATGGCGATGTCCCCTCTGAGGACGCTATAGACGCCCCTGCCGTTATCCTCCGCACCGACCTGCTTGCTGAGATTGCCCTGCGGGTCCATATCGACCGCAAGAACTTTGTTCCCGCGCTTTGTCAGCGCGGAAGCCATGATTGCGGTGGTCGCTGTCTTTGCGACGCCGCCCTTCTGATTTGCAATGCAGATAACCTTCATCGGTTTTTCTCCTCTCATATATTAGTTTCAGCGAACTTCGCTTGGTTTCCTTTATGACGTTATTATACCACACAACAGCTTGATTGTCAATAAGAACTCAAGAGTAAAAGAATGTGGGTTCTCAGGTTCCATCCGTACTTGTTGCAAATGCCGAAACAGCGAGCTTTTCGCCGTCGCTGGTAATGCGAATGGTTCCAAGTTCGTCCGTGCGGTAGACCTTGATGCCGTGCTGGCTGAGACGCTGCAAGGTTGATGTTGCCGGATGATGGTACATCTCGCCCATATCGCTTTCGGAATCCACGCTAATGACCGCGATTTCTGGTGCCACGGCATCAAGGAAGGAATCTGCCGTGGAACCTGCGGAGCCGTGATGGCCTACCTTCAGGACGTCGCTCTTTAGGTCATAGCCACTCATTTCGAGGCCCTGCTCCGTGTTCATCGTCGCATCGCCGGTGAAGAGGAATGATGTGTTGCCATAGGTGAGCTTAATAACGATGGAGGACTCGTTCAGGTCAGGCATATCCGTATCACAAGATAGAATCTGCCATGTGGCATCTCCCAGCGTATACGTCTCCCCCGCCTTCGGTGTCAGCTGCTCGGCGGAGCTGCTGTCTGCGGCCTCCACTACAGAGCGGTAGGTTGCGGTCGTTCCCTCCTCCTCGGAGAGCATAATGTAATCGACTTCGGAGCTGTACGCGGTAATAACGTCATCCATACCTCCGATGTGGTCCTCGTGGTTATGGGTGCCAATCACATAGTCCAGATGGTCGATGCCAAGGCTCTTAATGTAATTGGTCAGTGGTTTTCCATCCGGATTGTTGCCGGCGTCTATGAGCATGGCGTTTTCATCGTTGTAAATGAGTATTGCATCCGCCTGTCCAACATCTATGAATTCCACATTGAGTGTGCCAGAGACCTGCGTCCGTGTACCCTGTACCGCCGCGTTGTCCTGACTTGACGTCTGCGTATCGCCGGTGTTCTTATCGCCCTTCCATAGCCCTTGAGGGCCATCCAGTGGACTTGCGATGTACTCGATAGCGTCTATCCATGACTCCGGGACAATCCCGACGCCGTAGCCTACGGACATCAGAATAAAGAAGACTGCGAGGAAGGACGCAATTTTCTTCACAAGGCTGCCCTTTTTATGCTTTTTGCTACTCATGATTTCGTGAGGATACTTGTTGGAGTATCCCATCTCCTTTCAAGAAAATGAAAATTTGGCGTTTTGAAATTTGTACGCTATACTTGGGAAAATGGCAAAGGAGGTTTTCCCATGACGGAATTATTTGATGCTGCCAAAACTTTTTTATCAAGCCTGAGTACAGACCAGCTGGTAGCTCTGTTTATTGGGGTGATGGCGCTGTCCTGCGCCGTCAAGCTCTTAAAGGATACGCTCTCCACCATCGTGAGCATCCTTGGCGTACTGTTTATTCTCTATTTCTTCGCTCCCGGTCTTTATGCTGACCTGATTGTGATGCTCATGCAGGCACTCCGCTGGCTTGGTAGTCTTTTTGCAGGGCTTTCGAGCCATTGACCTCAAAGATGCTCCCGGACAACCGGGAGCATCTTTTTTGCCCTTGTTCCGCATCACATTTTCTGCTCCAGCTCGAAGTAAATGCCATCGCAGTACATGAGCGGTAGTTTCGGGCTGGTGAAGCCGTAAAGTCCGCAGGAGATGAAGTTATGCACCTCGATGACAGCCGTTTGGCCATTCCGCAGCACGGCTACATCGAGCGTGTATGCTTTCGGAGTATTGGTGAAGGCTTCAACCATCTTCTCTACGGTGGTCCTGTCAGGCATTTGCCACGGGTCGCCGGAATAATTTTTAAGGTCGAGAACGTTGCCTCGATGGACAAATATGCGCCATTCTGAAACGATGTCGATAGTTTGTGAAACGAAGTAGTCTGTATCGTCCGGCAGCTTCTGTCCTGCGTGGTAGATGCCGGCGTAGTCACACTTCACGGCGGATGCGCTCTTAATGAATGCCTTGCCAAGGTCGGCGAGGGCGCTTTCGGCCTGCTGCTTCCCATGCGTAACCTGTACCCACCTGTGGGCGAATGGCCTCAGCGGCTCTGGGATGAAAAGCGGAGTCAGCCCGCGTTCAATGCCATACCACCGTCTCAGACCGCTCTCAACGAATTCAATGGAGCCGACCGGAATTAGCTGCTCCCCATCCTGGAAGATGTTCGCACAGGAACTTGAGAGCATCGCGGCAATGGGGTCCTCCGGGTGCAGCCAGTTATGTTCGTCGATAACCTCAAGCAACACCGCCGAGTCCGGGGACGGCAGCGAAAAGCCTGAGTTGTCGTGAGGAAGTGTCTGGATACAGAAGGTCACATTATTCACCACTTTCGTCCTCCTGTTCGGCCAGCACCTTCGTGAGGAGGGGACACTTCTTCCGGTCGTCCAGAATCCGCTTGGCAAGAGTTAGCGCATACTTGTATTTATCCGGATATGCCAGCATCAATGCCATGTATTTGTTTTCGCCGCTTTGCCTGGTTCCAAGAAAGTCTCCCGCTCCACGGATTTTCAGGTCTTCCTCCGCGATTTCAAAGCCGTTGGTGGTTCGAACCATTGCACCAAGCCGTTGCATCGCTTTTTCCGACTGGTCATTGCTTTGCAGCACACAATAGGATTGCAGGCTGCTTCTGCCGACACGTCCGCGAAGCTGGTGCAGGGAGGAAAGGCCGAACCGCTCGGCGTTGGTGATAATCATTGCGGTAGCATTCGGAACATTGACGCCGACCTCAATGACTGTTGTTGCAATAAGAACATCAATCGCTCCATCCTTGAATTTCTGAATCGTTTCCTCTGTTGTTTCCTTGCTGTCTCTGCCAGTCAGCGTGGCAATGCGGACACCGTATGGCTTCAGCCATTTCTCGTATTCCCTGCTAACTTCTTCCACGGAAAGAACTCCGGCCATATCTTCACTGGAGTCAATCATCGGCGAAACCACATAGCATTGGTGGCCTTTTCTTTTCTGACTCAGAACAAATCGCATGATTCGTTCTTCGTCCGTGGCGATACCGGTAACAACCGGCTTCCTCCCTGCTGGCATCGTCTGGATGGTGTAGAGGTCGATTGCGGAGCCATAAATGACCTGCGCCAGCGTCCGGGGGATGGGGGTGGCACTCATGGTGATGCTGTGAACGCCCGCCGCCGCCTTTTCGACCAGAGCCGCCCGCTGCGCAACACCGAATTTGTGTTCCTCGTCCGTAACCGTGATACCAAGGTTCTTATATTCAACGCTCTTTCCGATAACGGAATGCGTACCGACGATGATATTTGCCTCACCGCTCGCAATGGACGCCAGAACAGCCTTCTTCTCCTTCACTTTCATGTTGGAACCGAGATACGCGATGTGGAAGCCTACCGGCTCCAGAATTGCGCATAGGTCGGCATAGTGCTGTTTGGCAAGGACTTGCGTGGGAGCCATCAGGACTGCCTGATACCCATTCTCCGCAAGCACAGCCATCATCAGTATGGCAACGATGGTCTTGCCACATCCGACATCGCCCTGGACCAGCGCATTCAGGCGCTTTCCCTCCCGTACCTTCTGAATCATGGAATTGACCGTATCCTGTTGGTCTATTGTGAGTTGATATGGGAGATTTTCTGTGATTTCCTTGATAGTTCCAAGTGTCTTGATGTTGAAGGGGCTTCCGGTGCTGGAGCTTCTGGCCGCGTATTCATTACTCATGGCGAAGTACACCATATCGTCCAGAAGAAGACGGTCATGGGCCTTTTCTATCTGCGCCATGCTCTGCGGGAAATGGACAGAGTACAAAGCCTCCCGCATAAGCAGCAGCTTCTCGTCCGCAACCATGTCCGGAGGCAGCGTCTCTCCCAGCGCCTCTGGCATACTGACTGCTGCTTCCATTTTTGCAGACAAGTAGTCCATGCTCATGCCGGGAATTTTGCTGTAAACTGGGATAATACGCTTTCCGATGCTGATACGAGGCTCAAACATTTCCGGCGAGGTCGCCGAGTAATTGTCATATTCTGCGCTATATTCGAGTTTTGCGCACAAATAGACCTTATGTCCAACGAACTCTTCGTACTTTGCCGCGAGATAGTTTTGATGGAACCATTTGACGAAGATACGCTTTCCGTCTTCCGTTTCGCAAAACACAATCATCAACGGCTTTCCGTTGTTGTAGGTACAGACTTTATTGACCGTTACAATAAGGCAGGAGATTTGGTCCTCCGGCAAGATTCCAGTCTCTCTGCTGAAATCGTTGTATTTTCGCGGAAGGTAGCGTACCATGTCCTCAACAGAGAAAATACCTTTCCCGTTGAACTGCTTTTCCTTCTGCGGGGTGATACCGATAGCCGACAATTTCACGATTTGCCCCCTCCTTTCAAATAAATCAAATATGCGCCCGGATATCATCTGCCAGAAACTGTACGGTTGTTTCCCCACGGAAGGTATTCTCTCCGAGACTGCCAACAGCGTCGATGACCTCCGGACTCCCCATGCTGCGGAACGCTTCCGCCATGTTGAATGCCACCACGTTTCCATTCCTTCCGGACAACTTGATGTGCGTTTTATTCGTGCCCATCTCCAGCATACCGAGCGCCTGAAATCCTCTCACCATACACACGGGTTTTGGGACACTCTGTCCGAACGGTTGGTACTTCTTGAGCGTCTGAACTGCCGCTCCAAAATCCTTGGACTGGAGCACAATGTCATAGCGGATATACTCGCCCGCCTGTTCAATACCGGTGCAGTAATCCCTCGCACGTTTTCTGAACTCGGAGACCTTATCGGGCATCAAAGATAAGCCCGTAGCACCCACATGGCCGCCGTATGTGATAAGCAGGTCAGAAAGGGTGTCCAGCATAGCCTTCATGTCAAAATCTCCGTAGGACCGCCCCGACCCTTTTGCAATGCCATCTTCCGTTTCGACCAGAACAATGGTTGGAACATGATACTGATTTGCCAGCTTGCCAGCAACCAGACCAACGATGCCCTCCGGCATTTTCTTTGCGAATGCAACGAGTGGCGCGGACAGCTTCTCCTGCGTGTCAATCGCGGCGCGGATTTTGCCCATCCACTCCTCAACAGTCGCTTTCCGGTCGTTGTTGATGGCAACCATCTTTCCAAGATAGGCCTGTGCGTTGCTGTTATCCGTACACAGTAGGGCCTTTAGCACGGACGTTCCTCCGGCATTATACATACGCCCAGGCGCGTTGATAAGCGGCGCGACGGTGTATGCGATAGTCTCTTCATTCATCGGAGCGCCGGAGGAGGCTGTCCAGAGCAACTGATTGATGCCGGCAGGCAGATGCGCTTCCCCGCTGTTGACTCGTCGCAAGCCATTCATAACAATAGCTCGGTTATCACCCGTCAGCGGCATGGAGTCCGCAATCGTGCCGATACACGCAAGTACCAGTAAATCATCCGGCATGGCACTGATATCCGCAATGCGGAGCATATACTGCGCCAGCTTGAACGCAAGACCTGCACCGCAATATTCCTTGTATGGGCTGGAGTCTCCGTCCATGTGTGGGTCACAAATTACAGCGGCGCGTTTCGGTTCACGGCCATCTGCGAGATGGTGGTCCAGCACTACGACCGTGTTGCCGTGCTCCGTGGCGGCCTTGTCCAGAACGTCGCCGGCCGCGATGCCGTTGTCTACCGTGATGATAAGGCTGTTTTCGACGCCCTTCAAAATCGAATCGGATACGCCGTATCCGTCCGTAAATCTGCGGGGGATGATGGGCCGCACCTTGACGCCCATGCTATACAGGAGCCGCGTCAGAATCGTGGTCGAGGTGATGCCGTCCGCATCATAGTCACCGACAATCACGACGGGCATATTCTTGCGGATACATTCCTCAATGGTCTCCCCCGCCTGCTTAATGCCGCAGACTTGCTCTGCGGGCACTTCTCTCGGCGATAACAGTTCTTCTGCGCTTTGACCCGACATACCGAGAATTGCCTCTTCGATTGTATGATAAATTGTTTTATTCTGAATCCATTCCATTGCTCAAGAATTCCCTTCTGCGGACGAACGCCTTCGCACAGAGGCATTCTCCATCATCGCTCTTACAGTAGTCACAAAGCTCCATCCCACCGCATGGCATCTCAACACCATATTCCCGGTTCTGAGCCTCTTTCAGCACCTCGTCGAGTGCTACGAGGATGTCATCCGCATTGAAGAAGAAGTCATCAGGTCTTTCCTCTTCCTCGCCACAGCCGTCCGCATATTTTGCACTCTCCGCACAGGCCATTTGGTCGCACAGCTCATTATACTGATTGCCGTTGTGTCCTTTCACCCAGATGAAGGTGCATTTTCGTTGTGCTGTCAGCTTATCAAGCTCCTTCCATAGGTCCAGGTTTTTTACCGGGCCTTCCTTTCGCTTCCAGCCGTTTTTCTTCCAGCTTTTCAGCCAGCCGTCATTAAAGGCCCGCACAACATACTGGGAGTCGCTGTATATCTTCACGCTGGTTGTGTATTTGTCCAGTGCCTTCAAGCCTCGAATAAGCCCCATCAGCTCCATACGGTTATTTGTCGTATCGCTTGTTCCGCCAGACAATTCTATCTGCTTCCCGTCGCAAAGGACGATTGCAGCCCAGCCGCCTGGACCGGGATTACCAATGCAAGAGCCGTCTGTATAGATGGTTGCCTGCTTTCCTATCATCGGAATTCTCCTTTCTGCCTGTATTCTTGAGAATACAAGCACCCTGGTTCTTTGGTTCTTATTATACCACATTACTGCTAAATTGTCAATTTGTTGCGTGTTTATTTGCGGGCATTCTCCTGTTTTTCTGTGAACTTGAATCTGTGTGACAATTAAAAAGAGCGGCCATGCGGAAAACGCATGGTCGCTCTTTATGTACGGCCCAAATTTCTCTTTATATGGAAATCTTTCCGTAGTGCATAATACAGGGTGTCTCCCTCTGCCTTAATGGCTGGCAGGCACTCTCCCGTGTTGTCTCGGATATACGCAAGGCACAGAATCGTGCCAAACCTGCAATCGCGCAGCCGCCCTTCTGCTTGCGCACGTCTGACCAATTTCATGCTTACTTCGGAACATAGTTCAATCCGATAGATTTCTTCATCGCCGAAGTACGTCCACGAAATCACAAATGTGTCGAGCCAGTCCCCCATCCGCTCGGATTCTTTCTGCATCCAATGCCGGATTTCGGCCTGGGTTGCTGTCCAATGAATATCGAACTTCTTTGTGTTCACTATACCCCCTCCTCCACAGGTGCGAAATAGACCTTATTTCCTCTGCGGTATACCTTGCCCTGCGTTACATAGTCAACGAGGCACAGCTTTCCTGTGATGCTGTCTCGCTCTTCCACGATTTTGTGACGGTAGAAACGGTACTTCCAACCCTTTTCCCCGCAGGCTCTGTCACCGGCTTTCAGTTCTTGCCACACGGCATACAAATCAGCAATGGAGAGAACCTCTATTTCCTCAAAGTCGGAATCACCGTCCTGATGTGGACAAACCGTGAAATACTTATCCGTCGCGATTGTCTTTTTTACAAAATGCCCATTTTCTCGTGTCTGAAGTGTGATTGTATGCTCCATTATCAACGCCCCTTTTGGGTCAGAGATTAAAATTGCAGAATTTGGCTGGATGCCTATTTAGTATCATTGTCAGTTGTAATTGACACCAAATGTGCGTGTTGGCTGTGTTATTTTGCAGCGTGTGCGTGGGGCGTGGACTCCTATTTGGTGTCGATGACAGATATGGTCTACACCAAGTAGGTATGCAAAGCAGCTCCTCTTTACAAATTGCCCGTTATTTTTAGATTGATTTTCACCTTCTTTTTGTCGTCCACGATGATAGAATCTATAATTCTTCTGAGGTCCATATTGGTTGCAGATTGCAGGCTGAGAAACCGCTCAATTTCCGTCATCGCTTCATTCGTGATGCTTTCGATGGTCCTTTCCTGTGTCCGTTGTCCTTCGAGGAGAATAAGCTGGTCATCAATCACATTGATAGATTCGTTGATTTCTGCTGTCTTACTTTTCAACGCTTCCATCGTGATGATATCATTGGCGTACATCTCCATATACTTTTCCAGCTTTGCCTTCAGCTTGACCTTTTTCGCCTCAAGCGCTTGAGCGTCTGGCTTACTTCCCTCCACCGCATTTGCTTCCTTAAACTTGCGTGCGATTTCCTGAGCGATGGACTCTTTGTTAGAGACAACCTCTCTCAGGTAGGTGGAGAGTGTTTCAATTAGGTCATCCTCTCTGACGATTGTGTTGTTGGAACATCGTTTTGCGGTATACTGGTTGTTGGTTGGACATCGCCAGTAAATGTAATCGGAGTTTGGATAATGCGTCACTCTTCGTGAGAAAGCCCGTCCGCATTCCTTGCAGCGTATCAGGGTGCTGAATAAATGCCTGTTGCTGTATCGCCCGGTGAAATGCGTGTATTCGGTCGCGTATTGTTTTCTCCTCTGCTCCAAGATTTCCTGTGCCTGCTGGAAGCGTTCTGGCGTTATGATGGCCCATTCCGGGCGGTCATGGTGGTAATGCTGTTCCTTCGGCAGCGCCTTCGTCGTTCCTTCCAGAAAGTCCACAACGGTGTAGCGGTGATTGATGTAATGTCCGCTGTAAATTGGGTTCTCCAGTATTCTCCGTATGTTCCTCTGGTTCCAATCGTTACCATACTTGGTTTTCATCTGCTTTTCGCCAAGTGTGATGGCGATAAGGCGGCATCCAAGTCCCTCGTCGATGTAGAGATGATAGATTTCTCTGACGACCTCCGCTTCCCTCTCGTTGATTTCCATAGTGAAGTTATCAATCCGGTCATATCCGAAAATTCGCGGCGGTACTCTTCCTTTCTTTGATGTAATATTCTTCCCGAACTTGACTCGCTTAGACAGGTTTGAGCTTTCCTCCTGCGCCACAGCGCCGAGCAGCGTGATGACGAACTCCGATTCGCCAAGCACTTTCTGGCTGTTATTGACAAAAATCACGTCGATTCCTCTCGATTTGAGCTGTCGAATCGACGTGAGTAGGTCTACAGTATTTCGTGCAAATCGTGAGACATCCTTGACCACAAGAAGGTCAAATAGCCCAAGTTTTGAGTCACTCAGCATTTTGTTGAACGCATCGCGCTTTTTGAGCTGTCTGCCTGTAATTCCTTCGTCCGTGTAGACATTGACCAGATGATGCCCATTCTGCTTTGCAAAATCCGAGAAAAACTCCATCTGATGCTCTAAGCTATCTAATTGCCGTTCCTCGTCGGTGCTAACTCGTGCGTATCCGCACATTCTCATGTGCCGGCCTCCTTTCGATGCCAGCCAAATTCTGCTGGTTCGATTATACCACGCACATCCCGCTCGTTCAAGATGCTACCTCCGCTCGGCCGGCAAGCAGTTTTGAAAGCACGATATCTTGAATGGCCTGCATTAGTTCGTCAGGAGTCGCACCGCATTCGATGGTAAATACCACTTGTGTTGGCTTTTTCACCTGAAACACCTCCACTGCGAATTTTATGTATCACACGGCCGAGTATATGAGAGTGATTCGCTCAGTCCTCGTCCTCGTCATCATCCTTTTCCCATTTCCTACGCTTTCTGCCGTTAGGAAGCAGAAATACGGCGAGTAGGCATTCCGTCAGGACCCATATTCCAAATTTCTTTTGAACCTCTGGGTCAAACGCCGCAGGTTGGTATCCTTCAAACAGGATTTGAGGGATATGGCGCAGGACGTCCATATAAAGCTCGCCCTGCTCGTGCCAAAAATATGCGATGCCAAGAATCAGGACACCTACTACAACGCCTTTATAGATGGCTCTACGCAATGGTAGCACTTCCCTTCACAGGAGGCAGCTCATGCCCCGCGTTGACGATGAACGGCATCCAGGCGTTTACCTGAATAGTTCCGTCGTGTCTATTTCTGGAATAAACGATGAAAGAACCCTTCTCGTGCTTCAGGTCTGCCAATGCTCTTGCGACTGCCGCAAAGTTCTTGTTTCTCATGGCGGAATACCTGGCCGCAACCTCTGCGAGAGAAGCATACGGGTTTGCCTTGATGCAGATAGACAGGCAGGCCAGTCCAACGGATTTAGAGTGTCCTCCTTTATCGTAGAAGCACACATCTTCAAAGGAACACTTCATGTCCTCGTCCTTATGCTGTTCAATTTCGCTCAGTAGGCGAAGCGTCTGCTCGCTCAAGTCAGGGTCGGAAGATACCAGGGCTTTCCCCTGTTCGGACAGCAGCTTGTCAGGGAGACTGCACCAGGCATCGACGCCCGGCTGCGTTTTCAGCGTTCGGTTTGCCATTTTTCAACTCTCCCCTTTCACCAGAAATTCAATGCTTTCCGCATTATTCAGAATCTCCGCTTGAATATAGACAATTACAGAGGTCTGCTTGCAGTTAGAGATATCTTGACTGAACTGGAAGGCAGGATTGATTTCTGCCGGTTCGATGACGATTTTAACGCTCTCGTCCCCGATATACTGCTCGGCGGCCACCAGATTGACCTCTGTTCCGTAGGCATCTGTGGAGAAAACAATCGCCTTATATCCGGCGGCATACCAGTCATCGACGAGCGGGACCTGTTCCGGCTCCACCTGCACGATGTCAAGGTATTCGCTCAGGTACTTTTCGTATTCCTTCTTCGTGTCCAGCATTAAATATCCGTTCTTCTCCAGTTTCCTATTTACCTTTGTGGAGAGCACGGACTTGCAGAAGGTTCCTTTTGCATCCATATCTGCAAGGGAATCCTCTGTATAGGGCTGGATGGTTACTTGACCTGAGATGCCGCCTCCCGACGGCATCCCGGTCATCAGTGAGATAGTGATTCCGACAGCTGCCGCAACTATCAGCGCAACACCGGCAATAGCTGTCAGAAGTTTTGCCCTTTCTTTCGCTCTGCTGTGCATGACGGTCAAATTTCAACTTCGCCTGCGGGAACAGCAACGGCCACAGCGGGTTCGGTGGCAGGTGCAGCAGGCTCAACCGGCGCGACAGGCGCGGGAGTAAACTCCGCAGCTACGGGTGCAGGAGCGGCTTCCTGAACAGGTGCGGATGCGGCTACCTCAACTGCGGCAGCAGGCGCTTCCGAAGTGGGAGTAGCAGGCGCAGTCTGTTCAGCCTCCGGCTCTGCGTCCGGTACAGCATTTACCTCCATGACTGGCGTGGCGGTCTTTACGAACAGAGCCAGGTCCATCTCATACTTCTTTGTGGATGTCTCCAGACCAGTCACGAGGAAAGAGCGGTCTGTTCCGTACTTCTTGCGCAGATAAGCGAGGGCCTGAGCGGAATCGACAGCATCTGCGACCAGTTCGGACGGACATTCCTTGAATGCCGGCATACCGTTCTCCAAAACGGCCTCGGAATAATGGATGACCGTAGCGGTCACTTTTCGTGTGATTTTTTCCATGTGTAAGCTCCTTTCGGTGGGCAAAAAATTCAAAAAATAAGCGGCATCACAAGACAAACCCGCGAAAAACGGATAGTTTGCGACGCCGCTTTTGCTGGCTGCTGCTTGCCCGTCTCTCCGGACTGTCACCGCTGCGGGGCGGCTGCTTGCGGTTAGCCCCCGTGAGTCCCCGTTTCCCCTGCCCTGATGTGCTCTATCTGTGGGCAGACCGTTCAGACGTGTACTTTGTCCGAGCACTGGACGTGGAGCAACGTACCGGATTCGAACCGGCACCGCCGGTTTGGAAGACCGGAGTGCTGACCGTTAAACACCAACGCTGCTTGTTGCAGCTCCCGACAATCGAGGCATCGTTTACTTGCGCGTCATGGGCGCTTTCGCAAGCCGCCGTGTATACCCACCGGCTCCGCGCCTGAATTGTCGGGCATTGTCATTCTTCGTGAGGCTTTCTGCACACGATCACATCAGCCGAGAGCGACTCGGCAACTGGTTTCGGGGGCGGGACTCGAACCCGCGTCAACCGGCTTATGAGGCCGGACTGGAACCATCTCCAGGCACCCCGATATATATGGCAGGGACGGTTGGGAATCGAACCCACCACAAGCGGTTTAAGGTGAAGAGAGGACCGTCAACCGTTGCCGTGTGGAGTCGAACCACACGGCTTGGGGAATCGAACACCCGCCCAGGTCCTCTGGTCCGGGACCGTCCCGGATGGCATAGCCCCGCTTAGATTGTCACACACTGATATCAGGCCGGACACATCCGAGCAGTGCAGTTTTCAGCGAGGCTATGGTGATGCCAGCGAGGCTCGAACTCGCACTCTTCAGCGTGAAAGGCTGATGACTTTACCAATTCGTCTATGGCACCGAAGGAAAGAGATATGGCTGGGCAAACGGCTTTTACTGCCCTGTCGGCACGGAATGGATACCGCCCCGGTGGGTTCTCACCACTATATTCTGTTAAGCCTATCTCTTGTGGCGGTCCCTGCTGGACTCGAACCAGCGACACCCTGATTAACAGTCAGGTGCTCTGCCAACTGAGCTAAGAGACCAAATAAAGTTGGAAGCCGGACTTGACCCGGCGACCTACGCATTACAAATGTGCTGCGCTACCAACTGAGCTATGTCAGCATTTTGCTCGGCTCCCGGTCGCGGACGCCTTCCTGCCAGCCGCCCAGAACTTAGCAATGATGCCAGCCGCCAATCACTTAGCTTTTTGCGCTTCCTCGCCCGCATACCGGGATGGTGCTATCGAAGGGACTTGAACCCTTACGCTGTTTCCGGCAGCAGATTTTGAGTCTGCCGTGTCTGCCAATTTCACCACGATAGCATATTAAGAGATGGTGGGCCGTGCTGGACTCGAACCAGCCGAGCCGTGAGGCACCAGATTTACAGTCTGGCCCGCTACCTGCTACGGAATACCGGCCCATATTTGCCGCCAAAGGCGGCTTGGTGTGCTTACCCCCAATGCTGCTGCACAGGATTTCGGGAGCAATATTCCTTATATTGCTGCAATACTTCAACGCCACGCCCCGGTGAATTGGTTCTGTAGTCTACCGAATATGCAGCAAAGGCATCTCGTACTTTAGCGGCATATTCAGTGATAGTTCCCAGCATTTTGCCCTGCTGCTGACTCATAGCCGCCATCGTATCGCCAAACTTCATGGAATATTGGGCTTCCCATTCATCCACAAAATCTTCCTTGCTGGTGTTCCAGATATACCACGGCGGACATTCACAATCATCAGCCTTATAGAGCATATCCATGCCCCGCATTGAGTGGTTGATATAATCCATCAATGCGTGATACAATTCGCGGTATGCTGTGGCAAACGCCTGCCTATTTTCATCGCCGTGTTGAAAGAGATGCCCCGAAATCAAAACGCTGGCATAGTTTTGTTCAACAAAGCCGTACATATCAGCCAGAATTTGTTTGCGGCGGACAAGTTCTTCTGTTTTCTCAGGAATATCCGACAGTTTTGGAATAGCATTAAGCGCCACGCTTTTCCCGACTAATGCAGCTACCGCATCCGCCGCTCGTTCGTTCCGATTGGTGACTTTTAATGCTTGCTTTAAGTCTGCTGAGGTGACTTTTAATGCGTGCTTTAAGTCTGCTGAATCCAACATTGCCATTCTCCTTTTCTAATGTTTTATTTCTGGAGCTGAAAGTCGGACTCGAACCGACGACCTACGCATTACGAGTGCGTCGCTCTGCTAACTGAGCTATGCCAGCATTTTTCTCTTTGGGAGAATGGCTGAGATGGCTGGATTCGAACCAGCGAGTCAGGGAGTCAAAGTCCCATGCCTTACCACTTGGCTACACCTCAATATTTCGTGGGCAGACTTTGGGACCGTCTGCCGGGGTCGTAATCTCGACGAGTGCGCCAGCAACGGGATTCGAACCCGTGAACTCTACATCCTTTTGGATTAAGAAGCTGAATCCGCCCAGACTTCTGCCGGCATAAACAGTTTTTAGAGGAGAAAGCAGACTACGATGCCGCCTGCCAGGGCGCTTCATGAATGGAGAAAGTTGAAAAAACGGCGGGTGGCCGGATTTGAACCGGCGAGTGCGCTCTCCTACCAAAGCGCCCGCATATATTGCTTTAAGGGGGGGGATTGGCAGACTATAACGCCGCCTGCCGGGGCAGATGTATGGGTAAAAAGGAGAAGAAAAAAATGGCGGGCGGTCGGATTCGAACCGACGAGCGTTTGCCCCTGCCGGAGCACCCGCATATATACTGAAGGAGAAAGGCAGACTACGACGCCGCCTGCCAGGGCAGATGTATTTGAATGAAAAGGGAGAAAGAAAAAATGGCGGGCGGTCGGATTCGAACCGACGGGCATTTGCTCCTGCCGAAGCACCCGCGTGTTTTGCCTCCTTCAATTTATGTTTGTATTATACCACATAACATCTTGATTGTCAATAAAATGATGAAAAAAGGCCCCCAGAATTGTGGGGGCCTTTCGATTAGTTCTTGCCAGCCAACTCGTCTGCCCAGAGCGAGAGCCAGCTGTAGATTTCGTCGCCGATGTTCTTATCGAACTCAGGATGCTCGTCGAAACTCAGCGGAGCGTCGATTTGAGAACACTCCCCCGATTCGGGTTCGTAAATGTCGATTTCAACATGGTCGTTATCCATGCGGATAGTCAGCTCAAGATTCTTTTCCATAACTCATTTCTCCTTTCAAAAATTAGAAATCCCAGCGTTCGCAATCATTTCCTGTATGGGCGTCTGGCTCTTTCCCTTCATAAATCGGCCAAACGCCGGGTGGTTCTGGTATGCTTTTTCCAGCTTCGCTCTGGTCCGATGTGCTGCACGAGCTTCGCATTTGGATACGAAGTACATCATTCCGGGCAAGACTTGCCCGAAAGTGGTGTAACTGCTTTTGGGCTTGTCCTGCATGGACTTGAGGAAGTCCACAACAGCTTCTCTCTTGTCCAATTTATCAAGCGCCATTTTTCGGTAGTCGATAACAGTCGGGTCCAATACGGTGTCCTCATTGAGGATGACGACACAATGATGGGCAGGAATCGTATCTCCCACGAATAGCCATCCAGCATAAGTGTCAGCTTGATAGCCGGCGTTCCTCAATGCTTCACGCAAAATGAAAGCGTTGTGGTAACAGCCTCCAACAGTGAATTGCATCCCATCAAAAACAGAGCGGATACCGTCATCTTTGCACGGCACAGTATTGTCGTGGCACAGGACGATGCCTGTTTTTCCGTTGAGCGGCCACATAGCAGATGGGATGATGATATCTTTCCCTCCCATGTCCGGCAAATCGGAGACGATGACTTTTTCTTTATTGTTGGATAGTTGAATATCTATAGTGCATTCTCCTCCTTTTTAACTTCTTCTTCCAATTAAGCGGTGGGATTGGCTGAGCTGACAAGGAGTCAGGCTCAGCCAATCCACAGTTTAGTTGTAGGAATCTACGCCTTTTTGCATTGCTCCATGTCAGCCCTGCCCCGGAAACGGGCCGCGAGGCATTTCCTGTTTTGAGGGTGTTTCCGCATCAGGCTTAGGTGCATCCGCTGTGGCAGGCTGAGCCTGCTCAGGCGCTTTGACCGGCCGCGCAAATGCCTTAACGGTATCCCAGAATACATCCATCTGGTCCGTACACTCACGCTCTTCCAGGTAGGTCGCAGCAAGGTCCGCCATGTGGAGCATAGCAGCGAGCGGGTAGCGATTATAGACCTCACTGGTCTCGCGCTCATTCGCAAAGTCTCCCATGTGGTAGCGGATAGCCATGCGCTCCTCCGTGGTAAGTCCCAGTACGCCGAGGAATTTCTCGATGATGGCAACGGAGGCCTCTCCGTGGCCGAACTTGTGCGTATCGGTCACGGTGTAGCTCATAACCGTCTCCCAGATAAAATCTCCGAGGCTGTCGTGCTTTACGTCCTTTTGAAGGGCGTTTTTCACCTTCTCCGCGTCATACGTCTTCCGGTTCTTCGGTTCCATCGAATAGAACCCGACCTTGCAGATGTCATGGAGAAGCGCGACGATGGCAGCGGAGTCCATCATTGCCTTGCTTTCCTCGTTCTTGAGCTGCGCGTCGGCGTCCTTCATGGAGTTGGCGTTGCCTACGATGATAGTCAGCCATACATAGACATTCCAGGAATGCTCCATCAAACCGCCAGGATAGTTCCCGTGGTACTTCGTAGATGCGGGCGCGTTGACATAGTTCATCACGCCGTTTCCACAGTCCGACTGCATCCAGTTCAGGAGTCGCTTGATTCCTGGACGACCAGTCTCAATAAGGGCTGAAGAAATGTTCTTCCACAGAGTTGCCTTCTCTTCCGTGGTCAGGCTGTCCTTGTGTGGAACATTGGCCGCAGTCAGTTTCACATTGCTCAACATTGCATATCCTCTCTTTCAAAGTTCAAAATTGTCAAGGCTGCTTTTGCGCTCCGCAACATTCTGCACCTTTTGGAGCAGTTCCTGCTTGATAGCAGGCCACGAATGAATCAGCTCAAGGCCAGCATCCGAACGAGTGCAGAAGTCAGAACAGCCGAATTCCTGCGTGCCGGTTGGCAGCAGGTTCATGCACAGATTCCCTGCACCTCCGCAAACACTGCGTCCGTCTACATAGAGACGATACTGCTTCCCGGTGGTGCCGTTGGCAAAGTGTACCACATTGCCAAAATAGACAGTAATCGCTTCACCACAGAGCTTCGGGCTGATTTCGGCTTCGATGTATGCCTTGATTTTCTCAATATTGGATTTCAGCTTTGCCTTTTCTTCTGTTGTCAGTTTCATTTTTTCATTTCTCCTTTACAATATTTGTGGAATCGTTCATATTTGATGTTTGATATAAGCAGTGCCAATATAGATGAGTTGAAATAACTGGAATTATTCCAGATACGGCTTGAGAAGCTGCTGACAGTTACGGATTGTCAGGCTCGACAAGATTGCGGAAGACAGCTCGTAGGGGTCATCTTCGACAGTCTCGCTGTCCCATTGCTCGTTGTCTTTGAGACGCCGACGCATCATCATCTTCACATAGCCCGCTTCATCCTCACTCGGCTCGATTTTCAGGCCATCGACTTCGCCGTTGCGTACTGCATCAACCAAATCTACGCCCATAATGTGCTCGGCAACCAAATTCTGCCAAAATTCCTTTTCTTCCCATGCTGGATGTTCTACCGTGCGGACTTTCGTTGCGGATGCGGATATCTCGACCTGTGTAGTATTATCCGGCAGGCCCAGCGTATCGCAAACCTCAGACCAAGCATCGCTATTCCGGAAATCCTGTTTTGCAAGTACCAGTTTCATTTTTTATTTCTCCTTTATAAAATAGTCTTGTTTATATAAAAGTCAGCGGTCTATAACCGCTGGCTGAACTTTCTTTTTGTTTGTGATACTTCCTTGGTATGTTCTTAGCATAGCGATAAATATGAGAAATGGCCCATTCTTGCACAAGGAACCCAAGAACCCAAGAATTCTTGCAAATTGGAATGGTTTTCTTGGAATCCTCAAAATTGGATTGACTTTTTAATGCAAATTTGGTATAATATACTTGCAACGATGGATAACACGTTTGCATCATTTTTTTCATTTCTCCCCTTCAATAATATGGTGGATGGACAGTTCTTTGTGAAACTGTGTCCATTCACCATATTTCTTTTTTGTGGAGGTTTTTATGAACAAGAAGTCTTTTTCCGGCCACGATATACCGGAGACTGCCAATCTGCCAGTTGCTCCCCTCACACCTGATGACAACGAGTTCTACGCCCTGTGCGGGTTCATCGACGATATCTTTTTACTGCCTGAGCGCCGAGAACGCATCGTGAAACTCGCACAGGACAACCACCTACCCATCTTCATGGTTGTGAATATGGTTGAACCTTACTTTGCGCTCAATCATATTACAGAGTATGACCACTCGCCTGATTCGTTTGAGACGGTGTTTAAGTATCTAAAGACACTCGCTGACGAGGAGGGGGAGCTGTTCGAATAATCTTTTTTCATCAACACGCAAAAAAACAGGGTAGCTATGCTACCCTGTTGATGTGTCTTGTTGTGTGATTCTTTCTGCTGTGGCAACTCAATCTTCGCAAGGCAGGCAGGACGCATCCATAACCTGCTCGTACAGTTTCTTGAATGCCCGGATGCGCAAGTCGTAATCATAATAGACAACTTTTGATTCCACAACATCCTCCCGCTCAACAGCCGGAAGAATCTTTATGACAACGGTATTTCTTTTTTTATTGATGGCCTCTCTGTCCTGTGTGAGGACTGTGATGACGTAGATTTCCTTCGTTCTCGGATACAATTCCAGGATAAAAGAAACCTTGTTCACCATGTCCAGAATCTGAAAACGCTGCCGCTTCTCAACATAGTCGTAAGACTGGCGGCGAGAAGCACGGGACAGCACGATATCTTCGGAGACCTTATCGGCGAAGATGGCGTCTTCAAAGATGGTGCCGAGGATAATTCCAGCCTTCTCAATGGAGCAGTTTCTTTCGGTGGAGCGGCCCTCAAAGTGTTCGCTGTAGAACAGGTTCCACTCCCCATCCTGTCCGTTTGCATGGCCCATATAGATGGTCGTAGCATTCCGAAATGAGGCAATTTTGGGTTCTTTCTCCTTCATGTTGCATCTCCCTAAAAAGTTTTTACAACAAAGGAGACACCGAGAAATCGGTGTCTCCTTGCTTTGTATGTGCCGAATCAGAACGGCAGCTCACCGTCATCATCGGAGATGTCGATAAAGCCGTCATCATTCATGGCCGGCGCTGCGGAAGCGTATGTGGCGGAACTCCCACCGGACGCCTGCGCGTTGCCGTCCTCCAGCATGACGTTCGCGTTTTCTTTCTCCACCTTATCGGCTCCCACATGGTCCTTGGCAAACAGGGACACGCGGCCGAAAGCGGCACGCTTCTTCCCTTCCTTATCCGTATAGACGGACAGTTCGCCGGAGAGAACGATGTTCTGCTTGAAGGTCAAATTGGGGTCGCCCATGACCTGATACAGACCCATCGTGCTGCGGTCCATGAACACGCCGGCATACAGCTTGCCCTTGATAAGCTCGACGCCGGTGGTTTCCAGGAACTCCTTGAAGGTCAGGTACTTCCCATCGTAATAGACAGAAGAGAAAGGATTGCCGTTGTTGTTCTTGCGGTCATCCGGGGAGATAACAACAGTACAGGCAATCTGCTTGTACTGCTTGTTGTTCTTGGATGTGCGCTCGATGACCTTGAACGGCTTTGCCCCACTCTTGGGGAAGTGGATGCCGCACTGGAACGTGCCGGTGATGCTGACGCTCTTTTCGCCCTTGTAGGTGGAGACGACGTTCAGGTTGTTGGTGTACTCAGACATGATTTTTTCTCCTTTTCGAAATAATTTTTGTGGTTGTAGCTTGCACATTAAAAAAATGGGACAAGCGATTCTTCCCTGCGGACAGTTCCGAATGCGCTTGTCCCAGCGAAGTATCAAGTCAATTTCATGAGAGATACTTCTTTAATGTAACGCCATCATACCCTACGATTTTCAATTTTCAAAACCTGTCTGTTCGGAACCTGAGAACTCAAGAACCCCAGCGGTTCACTGGCCGAACATGGTGCAGAAGCGATAGAGCATGACAATGGTTTCAGCTCTCGTCATGTGGTACTGCGGACCAAGCGTTTGGTTCGACTGCCCCACGACAATGCCATTGGTCGCTGCCCAGCTCAGCGGGCGAACGGCGTAAGAAGAAACCGCGTAGAAATCAGCGTAAGCGTTCAGCACGCCAGTCTCCTGATAGTAAGCGAAGCCACGGTAGGTAGCGTAGCGGTACAGGATAGCGGCTGCCTGCTCACGAGTAACGGCGGCATACGGCTTAAAGGAGTTATCACCGTAGCCGGTGACAATGCCGTTCTCCGCAGCCCAGTAGATTGCATGAGCAAAGGGAGAGGAAGCAGCGACATCGTTGAAGTAGGTGTGACGTCCGGGATTTGGGCTTCCGCAGATACGGTACAGGAGCAGAACCAGCTCACCGCGAGAAACGGGCGTGTTCGGGGAGAATACGTCATTGGACACACCGTTGACGATGCCGCGAGAAGTCATGTAGCACAGCTCATTGTAGTACCATGCAGAGTTGCTCACGTCATAGTACGGATTCTTCCAGCCCGGAGTCCAGTCATGGTTCGGTCCACCGGGATACCAGTTGCCGGCATTGTCCCAGTACCCGTTGATTCTGGTGAACTCCACGTCGAGGCGGTGGTCATCTCTGACGTTGGTGAAGGTGTACTGATTGTTGCGGGTGGAAACCAGAGAACCGTCCACATAAACGGCAGAAATCCGATAGCCTGCATCGGGTTCAAAGTAGAACGTGCGGCTATTTCCTCTGGCAACGGTGACACTGCCGCTGTCATTGGGCGTTACCGTACCGCCATAGCTGGAGCGAATGGTGATGTCATATCTGGAGTTAGAGGAATTACGCTTTGCGAACTCAACGTAAATCTCGTGGTCCTCGCTGACATCGCGGAAGGTGTAGCTGCTCTTGGTTCCGACATACTCGTTATCGACATAGACGCCGATAATCTCATAGCCACTGTTCGCATAGAAGTTGAAAGTCTTATCCGCACCATCCCGCACGGTATTCGTGCCAGACGGAGAAATGCGGCCGCCATCGGAAGCGGAAGCGTCGATGGTATACCGGTCATTCGTCGGTTTGGAGTGATTGGAAAGAATTTCGAAATGCTCCGTGGCATACGAGCCTCGGTAACTATTGATGCCGGTAACAAAGACAGTTGCCGTGCCAACCTGTCTGTTGTTGGAGAAGCTCAGAGTGTAGTCCTCGCCTTCCGTCAGACGGTTGTTATAGCGGTCATAGACCTTTACCGTCGGCTCCTGGTAGGTGCCGTTATAGTAGACATCATTGACAACCACGCGGAAGTCCGTGCTAATGACGTCATCATCGACCTTGACATCATAGTAGGTCATTGTTCCTTCACGAACCGTAATAGCATAATTCGGGTTCACGGGGAATTCCGCACGGATGCCAAAGTACGGGCCATAAGAGTAGCCCGTCTTGGAATAGACGGAATAACGAGGCGAACCGAGGCTGTCGCCGGGGGCGAGGCTGCCGCTGGTGATGTCATAGCGGAAGGTCGGGTCGGTATCTCGGATGCTGCAACGCACGTCGCGGATGCGCACCGTGATGGGAGCTGCCTGGATGGTGAACTCACGCACCTCGCTGACCTTGCTGTAGCTGCCGATTCCGTTGATGGTGACGCTGGCCTTGCCAGCATTGACGTTGTTGCGGTAAACGAGATTGTAGTCCCGTCCCTCTGTCAGCGTCTTTCCGGTGGAAGCGTCCTGAACGGTGGGCTTCGGCGTCTGAGCACTGCCGTTGTAGAAGACATTGGACGGGCCGCTGATAACGACGGTGCCGAGCGTTTGGACAATCGTCAGAGTACCGGGCAGAACCGTGATTTCGTAATCGGCGTTGTCCTGGAAGGTCGCGCTGACCGTCTTGGTGCGGTTCCCGTTATCCTTCACGGAATACTGCGGCTGTCCAAGCGAATCTCCGGAAGCAAGTGTTCCCTGAAGAATCGTGTAGGTGTAGGAGGCCGGGTCCTTGACATCCTGCACATCGTCCACCTTCACGACTAACTGAGCGGGGTGAATGGTGAACTCACAGCTGTCAACATACCCTGCATACTTCCCCATTCCGAGAATGTACGCAATTCCCGTGCCGGCGTGAACATTGTTGCTGTATTCCATCCGGAAGTCAGTACCAGCAACCAGTTCCGTGCCGCCCACTGTGATTTTTGGCGTCGGCGTCTGTGCTTTTCCGTTGTAGATGATGCCGCTGCTGTCGATTTCGCCGATACTGGGGCCGGACACGGCCTGCATTACGGCATAGTCTCCTTCTGTCCTCTCCGCCCCAGCAGTGCCGAGAGCTTGTGCCGGTGCTGTGACCAGCGTAAGCGTCAGAACTGCCGAGAGTGCGGCGGAACACACACGGTTTTTCCTATTCATGCAAAATTTCTCCTTTCAAAATTTTTGGGGTTCCGCTCTATATATTATCCCACATATACACCTATTAGTCAATTTATTTCTGACTGAATATCCAAAAAGGCCGAAAATATACAAAAAAACTGCGCGTCCTCCTTTTTCAGGAAGACGCGCAGCTTTTCAACTTTTCACCGTGAACGCAGCGTGAAGCCGGTCGCCCAAAAGGGTGTGCCGAACATCTGTCTGGTTGTTCAGTATGGCGGTGTTGAGCGCCTCTGTCTGACCAATCAACGCGACGTTCTGCTTGGCTCTCGTCACGCCCGTATAGATGATATTGCGCTTGAGCATAACTTTGTGTTCCTCGGATACCACCATGATGACGGTTTGGTACTCTGAGCCTTGGCTTTTATGCACGGTTGTGCAGTAAGCAAGGTCAAGGTCCTGCATCATCTCAGGCGTATAGTCATGGCGTTTGCCGTCCCCGTTGAATTCGATAGACGCGATGTAAGTCCATCTGTTCATATCGTCCGGGTCCGGCATTTTGCTGATTTCATGGATAACGCCGATATCGCCGTTCATAGCGATTTCCGTGTTTTTCGTCTGCATGACCAAATCACGCGGACGAAACTCCAGCTTTCGAATCTTGATGCTCTCCTCCCCTTCTATGGGCGGATTGATAAGATTCTGGAGCTGGCGGTTGAACTCGTTGACGGAGAGCAGGCCCTTGTTCCGGAACGGATTCAGCAGAATCACATTCTCCAGACCAAATTTCTTCACCGCTTTCACATAGAACGCGCAGGCGGTGCGGAGAATTTCTTCCGGTGCAGACCGCTCAATGAAACAGAATGTGTTAGTAAAAGTGAGGTTTGTGCAGCCCTGGTTGATTTTCAGGCTATTCCCAACAATGGGGTTATCCTGTGCCTGACGGAAAATGACGCTCAGTCTGGTTGTTGGAACAGCCTTGCTGCGAATCATTTCACGAAGCACATTACCAGCACCGACAGATGGCAGCTGGTCAGGGTCGCCGACAAAGACGACCTTTGCTCCATCAGGAATCATGGACAGAAGTTTCGCAGCGATGAACTGGTCCATCATGGAGGACTCGTCAATAATAAACAAGTTCCCTTCCAGGAAGCCCTCGTTGCGGTTGTCCAGCTCCGGTACTCCGGTGTAACCGATAGCAGAATGAATGGTCTGTGCCGGAAAGCCGGTCGCCTCAGACATTCTTCTTGCGGCTCTTCCCGTCGGAGCCAGAAGCACAGCATTGGAATCTCCACCGAACACTTGCTGATGGACATAGAGAACAGCCTTTGTGACTGTTGTTTTGCCCGTGCCGGGTCCGCCAGTGATGATTTCGACCTGATGCTCAAAAACACCGTGTACGGCGTCTCGCTGGCTGTCGGCCAGCTTGAAGTTCGCATCTTCGTACTCTTCGATAAAGGTATCAATTTCTGTGATTTTAGAATCGGAAGCGCTCATAATGCGGCGAATATCTTTGACAATCCCCGTCTCCTCCTCAAAGGATTTGGTGGAATAGACCATGTTGGCTGTGACCTTGATGGTCTTCATCTTATACGCTAAGTTCAGCGCCTCTTTGCAGTTGTCCTCGGACACCGCGTTATGGAAGCCAGCATTAAGCACCCTGGTCATCTCACCGAGCAGTTCGTCCTTTGGAACGCACACATGGCCTTCCATAGATTTTTGCTCGAAAATATAAGCAAGGGATGCGATAAGGCGTGCCGACCTTGCGGGGTCAAAATCCGGCAGCGCACGCGCCAGCCTATCCACGGTCTCGAAGCCGAAGCCTCGCACCAGCATCAGGGAATAAGTATGATGCTCAACGGTATCCAGCGGGTCAAGCTCATTCTTGTTGCAGTAGCGTACCAGGTCGTTGAGCATCTTTGGCGTAATCGCCGCCGCTGCATCGCCGAGCTTTGCAATGATTTGCCGCTGAAACTCCGTCTCTTTCAGTCTGGTCATCAGCTTTGTTACTGTTTTATCAGTAACGCCATTGACAGCCTTGAGTTGAGACGGGTCAGACTCCAGTACATTCCAGACGCCATCGCCCCATTTGGCGTAGATACGCCCGGAAACGACTTTCCCGATACCGCATTTCAAGCTGCAAAAATAAGAGACAATGGCCGCCTTACCTTTTGGCTGCTCCATATCGAAGTAGCTTACTTCGAATTGGCGTCCATACTTCCCATTCTTGCTCATTCCCCACTTTCCGTGAAGGGTGTAGATGATGTCGCTTGCCGTCGGAAGGTTGCTTCCGCACGCGACGAGATACTCACCGGTATCCGCATCCTTATAGCGGACGACCATGAAGCCGTCCGCCGAATGGATGGTGAAGGAGTGTTTGCAGCGCACCTCCTCCTTCAGCGTCTGGTTGATATCGTAACACAAAGGCTGTCACCTCCTTCCGGAGGCACAGCGTCTGTGGCTGATGTGTCTCATTTTTTCATTTCTCCTCTCATTGAAGAAGCATCACTTTTTGCGAGTACGCACCTTTTTCCGTTTGATGCTGAAGACCCGTGAACTTTCCGGATTTACTGACACACACTGATTGTACGCATCAGGGAAGCGGATTTTCAGAGTTTCCATATCCACGTTCGTTCTCGAACGCGGACTCCATTTGACTTCCATAAACTCATTGTCGGGAAGATTGATACGTCCCTCTACGGCGTCGTTCAGCTTGAGCATGAACAATTCAGAGATAGCATCCTGGCGCTCTTTGATGGCATCGACTTCCTTCTGCTTCGCGACGCGGTTTTCACCAAGCGTGAGCCACTCATTTGCGGCGGCCAGCATATCCAAGTCGTGCGTCATATCGACAGCATCGGCACTGGGGTCTGCATAGCCGCTGTGATAGGTTCGGATGACTTCGATATCCTTCTTCGGGATACCGGAAGCCTCCGGCTCCACATTCGGCTCCACATAGGTGTTCCACCACTCTTCTCCGTTTGCCAGCTGGTCGTCTTCCGCCAGCTTATCGCGCTCGACGCAGCGGGCGACGAACTGCTCGCCGCTGTACGCACTGCCGACGTAAAGTCCCCCAACGATAAGGTCAACAATGAACAGGCAGCCAATGTATGTTCCCTGCACGCGGTCATCATCCAGCACTGCCGGATACTGGCGCGTCTGCGGGACATAAGAGCGGGGAATCTTGCCGTCTTTCCATGCGTCCCAGTTTTCCGCGACGGTCGTTTTCGCCTCAAAGACAAAGATGCGGCCATCCGGCGAGATGACAATGCCATCAATGTTCGCCGTCTGATGCGGGTACTTCCGGGAACGGAACATCCGTGTTTCGGGAATCCGCTTGAAGCCAGTCAGCTTCAGAAAGGCGTCAATGACTCTATCTTCCATGATGTGTCCACGCTCGAAGACGGCCTGGGCATCATTAGACGGAATGAGTTCAGGGGTGCCCACCTTGTCGTGGTAGGTCTCCTGCGCCGTTTTGTACCGGCTCTCGCCACGGATGGCGGCGGCGTCAGAGCCGCCGATGCCGAAGTGACGAAGGGCCTCCCACTCTTTCGTCTGCACGAAAGCGCAGTCAACGACGACCTCAGCATTCGGCCACTCGAAGCGATGCTCGATAGGCTTCCCGTCGTAGCTGTTCTGAACCCACATGGCAAGTTCCACGCTGTCCATCCGCTCGAACAGGTCAAAGCTGTTGTCAAACAGGATTTTGGCCGTCTTCGCGAACGCCGCGCCGTCCATGCCGGACTTTGCGAGCGCGTCATCGAGTTTTGCCATACGGGCCTTAATGACTTTCACCGTGTCCTCGAAGTAGGACCGTTTTCCCGCACAGATATGCGGGCAGGAATCAGGCAGATTGCATTCAAAATAACTCATTTCTTATTCTCCTTTTTTGAAATTCGGATTGAACGTGCTGTTGTATGCAGCGGTTCCGTTCCAGTCATCGTAGAGGACGGTTTCCGTCTGCGTCCCATTCCGAAACGTGACGTTCGGGCGGATGCAGTTCCCGTCCATCCACGAGGCACCGCATTCGTGGCAGGTCAGCCAACGAGCGAACGGTTCGTTGCAAAGTTTCCGCATGAGGTAGCCGCCGGTGTCGAGTCTGCGCCAGATTTCTGTGCATTCGCCATCCATGTCGCAAACGAACTCGACATCAATGGTCTTCGGCGGATTGCGTGTCTGGTCGTTCTTGTATGCGTTCCACGACACGCTCGGAAACCACTCTTTGCAAACCTCGCTATACTCCATCTTTGAATTTTCTGCAATGTACTGTTCACCGAGCAGCTCCACATCTTCTTCTTTCATATAGAGCTTTCCGGTGTTGCCCGCGTCATCAGTGAACACAACCGCTTTTCGTTCTGCCAGAACGATGTCCGCGTTATCGCTATACGGAACAGCTTCTTCCTTTGTGATGTCTCTGATTTCAACTTTCATTTCTCATTCTCCTTTTTGTACTTTTTCTTCGCACATTCCGGGCAGAGGACGTTTTCGCCGCTCTGCATCATGGCCATGTAGATTTCCTGTCCAAACGCGCTGATGAAGCACTTGGAGCAGAAAACCTTTCCGCATCCTTCCGCCTCACACGACCACAGTTCGCCGTGGACGTCATCGGAGGCGTCCCACTTCGCGTTGTGGCCGCAGAAATCGCAGGTGTAGGTATCTGTCTTTTCGACATACATAAGCAGTTCTCCTTTCATGGGCGGCGGTGTGGGATTTGCTCCGCACACCGCCGTAATCACTTACTTCCAAGCAACTGTTCCACCGATGTCATAATCGGACCAGTTGAGGTTCAGCGTCTTTCCGATAAGCTCTTCCAACTCCAGAACCTTCGCATCGCTCGCACCTGCGTGCTTGGCGTAGGTGGGAATTTGTGCCATGCTCAGGTAGATGTCCAGCGCAGACATACGCGGGGAGTTGATAGCAAAGGTATCAACTTCTTCACGCGCAGGGTCAGCATACTTTCTGGGGATTTTCAGGTAGGAGCAGATGCCAACGAGACAGTTGACGGGATTGGAAATTTCCATGCTTCCCATCTTCTGCATCATGGCAGCGCCATCCTCAAACAGCGCGTACAGTCCGTCCGCTTCATCCTCGAACTTCTCCAGTCCGTACTTCCCTGCCGCCAGCTTCTTGTGCTCGACGCGAATGCCCTTTCCAATGGCGAAGGAGAAGGCCCCGCCTGGGGACATCAGCTTCGGCATCAGAATTGCCGAACTGGTCGCTGTGTCGCTGGTAGACAGTCGAACAACGGGCATCCAGTTGACAGCATGATTGCGGGAGACCGCGTTCGAAAGCGCCTTCTGGTACTTGTCAATGAGGTCGTCACGGACGTCGGGCAGCTCCCACACAGCGCTGGTATAGCTATGGGAATTGAACCCTTCCTTGAACTTCGGGACGCCGAATCGGTTGTTCAGCTTCTCCTTCGTGATACGGACCAACTCGCTGATGCGCATAATGGCGTAACCGTCGGATGCGCCGCTGTGCAGCGCGGACAGTTTGCCATAACGCAGCAGGAGAAGCCCGTTTCCCTTGGCATACCGCAGAGCGATATTCAAGCACTGCGCAAGGTCGGCAAACCCTTCCGCTTTCACCATGTTCGCATTGGCGGGGCCAATCAAACCGGCGGTGGTGTAGAGTGTCGCACGACCGGTATCACGCAGGCACCAGGTTGTGCCCTGATACTGAACCATGAGGTTCGTACCGTAACCACCATGCAAATCGTTGACGGCGGTATCATGTGCCGTATCATGGTCAACGCCATACTTTGCCACAGCGTCCGCTACGAACATCGGCCCATCCAGAGGAATGACCTGAAGCTCTTTGCGAGGGATTTCGGGGAGCCACTCGCTGTTGTTTTCCATGTCCCGGATAGAGTCGATAAATTCCGACTCGTCATGGAACATTTCTTGGAAATCGTCAAAAATCTTGCTGCTCATTTTTTCATTTCTCCTTTTCGTGAATTATTAGGTGATATATAAAAGCCAGTATCCGCAAGGGATACTGACTGAACTTTCTTTATGTATGTGATACTTCCTTTGTATGGTCTCAGCATACCGGCGGAAGAAGAAAACGCCTTATTCTCCTTTCAAGAACCCAAGAACCGAGGAACTTTGCGGCCCAGTAAGGCAACGAAGCCTTTCCTCCCGGAAAAACAGTGCAAATATGCCCTCTCATGGTGCATTTCTGCTCTTGCATGGACCTTTGGAATCCGGACAAAAAAGCGAGCAGGCATTAAGCCTGCTCGCGGTTTGCGGTTCGCTGAATGCGGATTCAGTTTTAGCCCCGAAGGGTGGCAAAAACTATTTATCGCATTGGCTCTCAAGATAATCCACATCATCCACATATCCGGATACGCGGATATGCAGAAAGTTTTCGTCAGGCTCTACACCAACGACATCGTAGCTGATTTCCGATAGGCAGCAATTCAGCCCGACGAGACGCTCGGTAAGAATATCATCGAATCCTTCCATGTCATTTTCAATGATGTCATCCAGCGAGATGCCAACGACACCGGAAATTTGGCCGTCATCATCGAGATTTTTCAGAATTTCTGCGGCGGTGTAAGGCTGTTCCATAACCGTGTAGTTTAAGAGTCCCATTTTGCTTCTCCTTTTGTGTTTTATTTCTGTTCCGGAAAGATAATTCAGGGGTTTGCGGCAAAAAGCAGGTTACTGATTTCTCCGCACACAGCGTAGATGCCGGCGGTATCTTTCTTTCCGCTGGCTCCGGAGGTAAGTACGACCACGCCGCAGCCCGTGTCAGGATTGTAGCACATGAGGTTGTACGCACCGTATGCGCTGCCGGTGTGATAGAACAATCTGCTCTGCCCATAGGTATTGGCTCGCAGACGCAGAGGCTGGCACTGGTAGAATCCGCCGGACACAGCCTTATCGCCGTGTGACTCCAATGTGGAGACGATGGACGGAGAAAGGTACTGTGCGCCCTCGTATTTGCCATCACCGGCAAGCAACGCCACAATTTTTCCAAGGTCGTAGGCGCTGATGGTGAGTCCGCCTGCGAATCCACTGCCGTCCGTACCGGGCAGTTCGTCATCAATAGCCTTGAGCATTTCCTGGTAGGACAGGCCCGTGCTGCCATCGGCACGGTAGAGCACCGCCAGTTTTTTCGTATCGGATACACTCCCTGTTCGGAATGCCGCGTCGATGGACAGTGGACGGTAGAGGTAATGTCCAAGCAGCTCGTCCATCGTGCAGCTGTTTGCTCGCTCGACCGCAAGCCCCAGTGCAGAGAAGGCGTAGTTGTTATACAGCCAGTTTTCCAAGTTGCCGGAACAGACCTCGCGTGTCGCAGACGAAGACATGAGTCGCGTCTTCATCCCCTCATAGCTTCTTGATACATCCTCCGGTGCCCTGAGAGAAGATGTATGTGTGAGAACGGAACGGACTGTAATGTGGTCTCCTTCCTGTGCTTTGTGGATGGGAAAACCGAGGTAGGTGTCCAGCTCTGTATCGAGAGTCATCGTTCCTTCTTCTGCGGAAAGGCTCGCTGCCATACCAACAAGCACTTTTGAGATGGACGCAGCCCGAACTTTCGTATCTGCTGTCATGGCTGATACTCCGCGAACCGCCTCTCCATACGCAAAGGTATCTGATACATGGCCGTCCTTAATGTACGCAATCGACAGACCGACCGCACCGTACTTTTTTGCAATCGCATTGATTCTGTTTTGCAACGCTGCGTGCTGTTCTGTGGCCTGCACCACGGCTGACGCCGGGATTGTCCGGACAACAGGTCCGTTATTCTGGAGCCAGCAGCCGAGTGCGAGAATCATATCGACAGCTTCTTTATGATTCATCGTGCCTTTCGGCTCGAATCCTTTTTCTGAAGCGGTCAGGATGCCGTTCTCCATGCACCATTTCACAGCTCTTCTCGCGTAAAGCGGGACCTGCGCGGCGTCAGCGCACGCAAGCAGCGTGCGGGATGAAAGCGGAGCGGCGTCACAGCCCATCGCCTTTGCCAGACGGGCAGCCATCACAGCGGCCTCATTCCGTGTCAGCGGTGTGTCCGGCTCCAGTACGCCGGCCGCCGTGCCATTTATGATTCCGTTTGCCTTTGCCCAGCTCACCTGAAGCGCGTAGTATGCGTTCTCCGGAACATCGGGGAACGATGTGCTCTGAACCGTATCAAGCTCCGGGTTTGCGAGGTTCACCAGCATGGTCAGGAACTGCGCCCGTGTGGTCTCACCTTCTGTCTCAAGCATTTCTTCCGGGATACCGTCCGGCACGCCGGCTTCAAGACTCTGAGTCGGCTCAGTGTTATACGTTGCGTCTCGCACCTCCGTATCGGTCTCAAATTCTAATGCTGCGGAGCTTGGCGTCGCGAAAAGCAGCAGCAAAAAAGCCGCAGCAAATGCGGTAAATTTTCTTTTCACGTTCATAAAAAGTATTGGCCGCTCCTCCCCCCACGCCTTTCGGCGCGTGGGGGAGAAACGGCATTCTCCTTTCCGATAAAATTATTGCCATCTCACGGCATGGTAGATTCCCGCTCCCTGTTCCGGGTCATTTTTGCTTGCTGGAAGGTCTTCATAGTGGACGCCCCGCATCTTCCGGGTAATCTTGATGGGATACGGAAGAGCTGCATTGTCCTCGTTGTAGCAGGCAATGTCGATGCCGACGCCGCGAAGCTCGGCACTATAGGGCCGGTATAAGCTGACGGGTTCCCTCAGATGCTTGTCGAGCGCGTCACGCAGCTGCTCAAACGGGATGGACAGGTCTGCAATGACCGGATACCATCTGAAATCCTTCAGACGGTACTGCTTTACGCTCCCGTTGTAGAAGCGGTGGATATGCGGAAGCAGGAAGTCCGGATTCTCCGCGATGAATGCGCGGTTCCACCGAACGACCAGTTCGTACACATCCTGCCCGTTGAACTCGCCGTAGCCTTCATAGCATGGCTCGTGGATAAAGGTCCCGTCCGGGCAGGCAATATAGCCTGCCCGGTCAGTACGCAGGTTCTGTGTGTTGTCAGTATCGGCAAAAAGCCAGGAAAAGCATCCCATGTCTCCGCCTCCCCTCTCACGCCGCGTTGGAACGAATGTCCGTGAGGATACGCTCCAGCGCCTTGTATACGCCGGACGGCGTAAGCGCGTGCTGTTCCTTCGACAGGTCATTCCCTCTCCCGTGGTTCCACAGGAGAAGCGTGAAGATTTCAGGGTGCTCAGCAAACACGCGGCCATATACGGCCTTCGTATCGGCGTTCAGGATGGACACGGTAGCATTCATCCCCCGGTTCTTGAGCGCACGGCAGATGCGCCGCGCCTCCAGACGGAGCGCCTGCTTGGATTCATCCAGCAGCTTCCCATCCTCGCTCATGTCGAAGTAAATGGTTAGGTTGCCATTGAACGCACCATGCACAGCGCCGCCATCCACGATATCGAACAGCTTCACGTTCTCAATGTCATATTCAAAACGCACCAATGTTCTCATTGTCATTTCTCTCCTTTCCCTTCTTCAAAAATGATTTTGGCTGCCTTGCGAAGCTCCGCGACCTTTTTTGCTTTATTTCCCGTGTCATCCAGGTCGAAAGTAAGGGCAGCATCCTTGAACCGCGTACAGCCATTCAGAGCGTCATCCCAGAGCGCACCGCGTTCCTCCTGTGCCTTGCTGAGCAGCGCCGCCTTATCCGAAGACGCGGCGAGCTGCTTCTTCAACGCGGGGAAATCGCGTTCGTCCATTTCGCAGGCGTTCGTATACTCGAAACGCTCATAGAGCGAATCAAGGTACTGGGTGGCTTTTTTTGTTAAGCCAAAACCCCTTACATAGACGTCTTTCCCGGCAGAATCGCTCAGGAAGCAGAGGCTTGGATTGGACTGCGCGGAGAATTCGTAGACCGCCTCGCAGACAGCCTGCAAATTTTCCATGCTTTCTTTACGATTGGGGACATCTTTCCCTTCCAGATGTTTGGTCAGGAACTCCTCCAAGCCTTTGCGCTCCTCAGACGGGAATAACCATGTGGCTCGCCACGAATTCCGCAGTAAGACGGGGTAGACCGCGCCGCCGACGAGAATGGCGAATTCATCCGCCGCGTCATCTCCGAAGAACTCAAGAGCGCTTCTGAGCCACGGCAGCAAGGCAGAAGAAACTACATCTTCGGCGATATCCGCCGCTCGTGTTTCTTCCTGAATACCCTGTACGCAACGCGCCATAATCGTGAGGTCGTAGATACTCTGCGGCTTTCCGATGTGCCACGCATCGAAGATTGTCATGCTCATTTTACGCCTCCCTTTCCGCCTGCTGCATCAGCTGGGCAAGGATATCGTAGGCGTCTGTACCCTTTACCTTGTTGAGCAGTGCCATTGTGTCCGCATAACGTTCTCTGATGACAGGCATACCGCAGAGCGCGGAACGAACCTGAAAATATCCCGGCGTCCGCTTGGCGGCAGCCAGCAGATGTGCTACGTTGCAGACACTCAACTCTTCTGCGCATCCGGCCCACTCGAAGGAGTCTCGGCCGATGGGTGCGCCGTTGCGGGGTGGAGTATTCCGCTCAATGGCGTCCAGGTACTCCTGCGTGTAACGCTCGGTGGAGGTGTCTTGAAGCGCCTCATAGGCCATCTTGAACGCGGCCAGCCACAGCCAAATGCGGTGTGCGATGGTTCGTCCCATATACGGGACGGTCTCCACGCCGTCCTCGTCCATCTCCAGCCATGCGGAGAAGGCATCGGGATTTGCCGCGAAGCCCTTCTTAGAGTTGAAGCTGCCCAGCAGGTCCGTTTCTCTCTCGTCGAGGTCGTCCTGATACTCTGTTTCTCCGTTTGCGAGCATATCGGGATGATTGTCCCTATACGCTTCCAGCAACATGGTCTTGCGCTCACGAAGCTCACCCTTGGCCGTTTCGTAATCAAAGAAGTAGTCGTCCGTTGTGCAGACAAACTTCTCCATGAAATAGCCGGGTTTCTTCCAGTAGCCGGAAAGAGCCTTCAAAGTGGCAGTCTCCGTCAGGCAAATGACCGCAGAGCCAAGGTCTCCGGTGATATACACATGATAGCCGTCCATCACCGCACGAATCGCGTACGCCTGCGTCCCTGGCTGTCTCCAGTTCAGAACGCGCACGTTTTCGTCCAGAATGTCGAGGCGTGCCTTGTGGTTTGCGAATCGCTTTTCAGCTTTTACCATTTCCTGATTCATTTTTTACTTCTCCTTTCCGCGTTCAGCAGTAGCTGCGTGCAAAATCCCGGTAAGCGTTGATACTCATTTCACAGTCATCGACCAGTCGATTGATGACGGAGATTTCGTCCTCGGCAACACCGGAATCCTGAAGCTGCTTGAGCTTCTCGTTCACTTCCTCTACGGTCTCACAGGTAGTGAACCGGTGAGAATGGAAATCCAAAACATAAAACATAGAAATCTTCTCCTTTCGGTTTTCAAATGGTTGTGTTGTAATCCTTCGTCTTCACTTGGATGATAATTTGCGTACATTTGACAGTCACGAATGTCACTTTTGCTTCCAGGATACCCGGCATAGCGACTGCCGGAATCTGGTATAGGCTGCGAAAATGCCCAATCTCCTGCAAGCCGACGCGAACTACGACAGGGATTTCATCGCTGGCGGCACCGATTTGGCTGCAAAAGTCGAAAACAGTCAGTTTCTTCATAGGGTTATCCCCCACTCAGTTCCAGCAGAGATTCCTGATTTCGCGGTCAGACAGACCAATCGTTCCATCCAGCATCTCCGTCAAGAACTCATACTGCTCGTCGCCAGTCATGCGGTCGGCATACTCCAAAACATTGTGGATAATGCGACCCGCCGTGCCGTCGATGTCGAAGTTGTTCAGAAGCCACTCGTAAGTGCCTTCGAGGCCGCAGGCTTCAGTCTCCTCGTCATCTGTGTTGGCGTCGCCATTTTCAAGAGCGTCAGCAAGGTCGTTGAGCATCTCTTGGATGGCGTCAGCGTCTTCCACCAACGTCTTGATGTCTGGCACACCACTCACGCTGCCCTGCGCATCGACCAACATCTTGACGTGTTCCTCGGTATCGAAGCTGTCCGCGTAAGAACGGACTTCGGCTGCAAGACTCTCGGCGTCAGATGCGTCTTTCGTCAGAACCGTGAAGGAGAAATCTTCCCCCGCCGGACTGCACTGGTTAAATTCGATGCTATCGCTGTCCATATCGACTGCCCATCCGTAGCTTTCTGCAATTTGAATCATTTTTTCCATTTTTCGATTCTCCTTTTTTTGAAAATTTTTTGATATATAAAAGCCAGCATCCGTATGGACGTTGACTGAACTTTCTTTGTATTTGTGATACTTCTTTTGTATGGTCTCAGCATACCGGCAGGCACGGAAAACTCCGCATTTTGCAAATTGGAACCTAAGAACCGAGGAACCTCGAATTTGGAGTGTGAAAAGGCAAAAAGAAAAAGCGCCGCCCACAAAGGGGCGGCGCTCAGGTTTAAGACTTGGGAATGGCCTCCAGAAAGGGTTCGACCTTCCGGAACACCTTCTCAGAGCAGAGAACATTATTTCCGTTGCCAAGGTGCAGTTCCACGCGGTCGCCGATTCTGTTCCAGACCTTCTCCCCGTGCAGCGTATAGACGGGTAGGAGGCCGTATCTGCCGGCTTCCACGGTATGCAGCAGAGACGTCAGGTTCTTGATTTTATACAAGGGCCGTCACCTCTGTCATTTCCCCGTCGCAGCGGAGAATCTTGAAGACTGCCATATCCACATTGGGATATGCCTCGGCAATCTTCTGGGCGACCTCGGCCTTGGAGGCTGCGTATACGTCCATGACGAGCATGGGACCACCGCAGTCCGCCCAGTTGCCCTCCTGGGATTCATCCATCGGGTCAGCATCCTCGGACAGCTGCTGGGGGAAGTAGCCCTGCGCGTCGCGCACATACGAGCTATTCAGGAACACAAGATAGCGGCATTCCGCAACCTTGTCCCTGACTCGCTCAAAGAAGGCGCTGGCATCGAAGAGCTTTACCGCTTCCTCAAAGTGACTCGCACACTCCTCCGCAGGGACAAACAGGGCAATTTCGTCACCCTCCGGGTCGGTATCCTCGCCGAACAGAACGGTCCCCCACGGCTTGCACTGTCTGGTCAGTTCCGTTGCAATGCTGCGGAGCGCTTTCCTCGCCTTCTGTTTGGCGTCCTTGACAGCAGGGACATCCATCCAGTTACTGTTGAACATCGTCGTGAGGAGCATCCCATCCTCGCCGCTGTAAGTGACCGTATAGAGATTTGCGTCGCAGCCGGGGCTGAACTGATAGTGTTCGTACAGTTCCTTCACCGCAGCGGGAAGCCGCTCAGAGTCACCTGTCGAAAACCCAGAACCGGGATAGTTTACCTCGCCCTCGGCGTTACACCAGTAATACATGGAATCGGTCTGATATGCTTTGTTCAAACTTTTAATCATTTTTCATTTCTCCTTTGTTCCGTATTTTTCTTATTCATTGCCCGCCCGGATAACCGCAGCGACGGCCTCTGGCGTCGCGCCGATGGCATCCGTATAGTTGATGAACTCGTCCTCGGCATAGTCGCGTCCGCCCACGATGTAGGCAGAAACTACCATAGTCCAGAGGTGTTTGAAATCCTCAACGGACATATCGGCTGGCCGCTTAGCCAGCAGCCTTGGATGGGTCTTGGCAACAATGTCCAGCAGGGCATCTTCGTCGATGGTCTTGCTGTACGCATAGGTCTCCTTGTCGTTCAGGAGTCGTTCGACCTGTGCGGCCAGGATTTCGACGCGCTCATAAGCGGTCAGCGCCCCGGCACCGTCGTCAGGACCGCAGCCGTTGTCCAGCTGGGCCTGGAATGCGGCCAAGTCCTCGTCCCAACAGGCGGTGTGTGCCAAGTAATAATAGGCGTTCTCGGCAGCCACATTGACGTCGAACCTGGAGTCATACTCCAGCTCGTCCAGTGCCCTGTCGATGACCTCCCGAACCCGTTTAAGGGTGAGAGAGGAGGATTCGTAGTCTTTCAGCAATTTCATGCTTCTGTCTCCTTTCGAGTCAAGAAAATCAGTTGTTGGGCTTCAGAATATCGGGTATCCAGTTTTCAGCAGATGGCCTGCGGAGACTCTCCGGCACGCAATCATAGAACGCTGAATTTTCCGCCACAGCCATGTCGATAATCCAGAAATCGTCACCATTCTGCATCACGTCGATGCTCCACTGGCCTTGCAGGTCAAGCGCCGGCAGGAATTCCCGAATGTGTTCCACCACGGAATCGACATTCTCATGGTAGCGCCGCATCAAGGTCGCTTCGTGACTTTTGAAAATCACATAATCGTGCATCTGATGCGGACTGTTTGCGTCCGAGCATGAACCAAAGCGATTGAGCATAGTCTTCGGCTCCCAATAGGGAGAGACACCGATGACAGCATCGCTGTCACAGTCAACAAATACGCGATATTCCGTATGAAGCGGCAAACCATGATAGATACAGGGATTTCCCTCTTTATCTGGAATGAATTCCCGCACGACCCACTCATTTGTCGTTGAGACCCCATAAATGCAGGGAAAGCTAAGGGGACCGGCCATCTGTAACGCCTGATGGTGGATGTAGAGCAAATACTCGCCAAGCTCTCGAACCTCTTTTTCTCCGTGTACCAGACAATTCCGGAAGTCGAACTTCGATGAATAGGTGCCGGTTTTCACGAAGTAATCCCGCTCGTCATTCAGGCGAAATACAGCGTGCGCCCAGTTATCGACGATTTGGATGGTCGAAGGCGTTAGGCTGTGATAGTCCAGACGAGTCAGCTGTAAGAGCGTCAGGGGGACCTTGGCTATCGTCGTTGCCGGAATCCGGAAGAATCCAGAATCCCGGTAGGCACGCACAAGCTCCGGGAACCAATGTCCGATGGAGTTGCGATTCTGCCCGATGATGCGGTAGGCCAGCGCATCAAGGTCAAGGATGTCCAGTCCCTGCCGAAAGCGGTTATACGCATCCCGACGCTCCTTCGGCGTCTTCCCGTTCTGCATCTTGTCGTAGTAGAACAGGAGCGCAGCTGAGGCAGTGATGTCAAGGTCTCGCTTCATCAGTTCCCCACTCAGCTGCGGTCGCAGCGAAGCGGGAATTCGCAGCAGGTCCTGATTGGTGACAGGAGCATTTTTCTCCGGTGCGTTGGAAAGCGATTTTTCAATTTTGTCTGTTTTTCCATCATAAGTGTAGGTCAGCGTCTGCCCGATAAGCTCCTTCACGATGCGTTCCGTAAGAGCTTTCAGCTCTTCCGGGCTGTCGTCGCCGAGCCGCTCGTTTTTCGCCGCTGCCTGCCTGGAATTGACCTCGAAAATGCTTTCTGGCTCAGTCTGCAACGCAGCTTTGGAATAAGCCTTCTCGAAGGCGTCCAGTGCATCAGGACTGACGCGCAGGATTTCCGCGATTCGGTCTCTGCTAATGTAGAATTTCTGTGCGGATGTCTGAGCAAACAGATTGTCTAAACCAAACATCTTCAGCCCTCCTTATGAGATTTGAGAATCGGCGTTCTTCACATAGTCTTTCACTTTCTTCTGAAGCTGGTTGACCTTGCAAATCACGTTCTCCTCGTCGTCGATATCCTCGTAACTGCTGTCACAGCCGTCTACCACATTACCGTTTGCGGCAATGTAGAGCGTATCGAAGGCAATGCTGTTGTACTCTGTGGAGTAATCCGTTACCAGCTCGTCCATGTCGGTCCTGAGCACCTCCGGTGCTCTTACGCCGATGCCGTTCTTGTTGGCACGTCCGGTATTTAACAGCCAATTCAAATCGTCATCCTTGACCGAATGCTGTTTACCCTGGCCGAAGAAGGACAAGCCGCTCAGAATTTTCGCGTTGTCATTGTCGCGGAACGCCTCGTGGAACATATCCACAGAGACATCGACCTCGCACATATCCTGCTCTTCCATCTTAGCATACGATTCCAGCAGCGTCAGCGCGAGGTCGCGCATCTGCTCCTTCGACGTCGCTCCGTTGGTGGCGACATAGAAAGCAGCCGGCATCGTGTCATAACGCTCCGCAAGCTCAAAGTACCGCTTGATGGCCGGAACATTCAAAGACGGCTCGCCGCCCGTGAAAATGACGGAAGCAGGGTGGATATGCTTAGCGATGCCCGACAGAACTGCGGTTGAGATGTCAAGATTTTGCGCATCTCCGCGCAGGCAGTGTTCGCATTTCATGTTGCAGCGACGAGTGACCTCAATGGCGAGGTAATTTACATAAATCTCCATTTTCATTTCTCCTTTTTTGTGATGGTTATGTGATATATAAAAGCCAGCACCCACGCGGGCGCTGACTGAACTTTCTTTTTTGTTTGTGATACTTCTTTGGTATGGTCTCAGCATACCGGCGGAAGTGGAAATTGCCGCATTCACCTTCCAGGAACCTGAGAACTGAAGAACCGGAGAACTGCAAAGAAAAAGCGCCGTCCATTACGGGCGGCGCTTTTTTATCAAATTTTGTGGGTGCAGTACGGGCAGCGCTCGTCTGTCGCGTAGCAGATGCACTCGGTATCATCCTGCCAGGGGTGGCAGGTATTGATGCGGAACCGTGCGGAAAGCGCGGTTTCCAGATAGTCGGCCACAGGACCAATGGCGGCCATATCCCAGCGAAGCGGAAGCCCGTCGTCGGCATCCTCCTGTAAGGAGTGTTCGCCGGCGGCTTCCTTCGCCTCGTCCGTAGCGTCAGACAGGAGGCCCTCCGGAAGCGCGTTGACGTGTTCCACGGAAAGCTCATTCACAGCTGCAAGAAGAGCCTCTTTCGGCGCTTCCCCGTTTACGCTGTGGCCTGTGACAACCGCGCAGATGAAGTCGAACACTGCGTTGTCGATGCGGTCGCCGGCCTCGGCGAGGAGGTCGTTGTCCTTGACAGGCTCCCTGCGGATGGTGCCATGCGTCCACGGCCCCGTGTAGGTGCCGATGCTTGGCAGGCGCTCCAGCAGGGCTGCTTTCATGCCGTCAAGGTACGCCTTGTAGTGCTTCCTCTGGAAACCCTCCGAACAGGGGTTATCCTTCTGAAGCAGTTCCACGGCATAGGCCCAGTCGCTGTCCTCAATGCCGATGTAAAACAGGCTGCTTTCGAGGATGACGCGCACATTGCGGCCAAGCCACTTGTCCTGCTTGACACGCGCAAAGCTGGGATACCTGTGCGTGAAGTTCTCCACAAAGCACTCCAGCACATCCTCCAGCTCGTTCGCACTGCCTTCGTCATCGAAGAGCCAGTCGCTGCCGGACAAATCCTTGGCGCTGAGGTCTTTCCGGAGGATGGTATCCTCACAGTCATCCTCGCGGCGAAGCACTGTGGTATAGTCGTTGTCGATATAGAACAGGCCCTCATACGGACCGCTCACACAAACATTACCTTTTCCCATTTTTTCATTTCTCCTTATTGTTAAAAAATCGTAGATTCTCAGATGTCGTCATCACCGACATCGAACCCCAAATGACAGAATCCAAACTCGTCGGACAGCCAGTTGGAAATCGTGTCGAGCCATTCTTCCCTACTTGCAAAATGGGACTGGTCGAATCTACTCGGCAGCTCGACTTCCTTCGGCAGGGAGGCAAGAGCCTCCCTGCCGCCATCGGTATCCCAAAGGATATTGCGGATTTTCATTACTTCTCCTTTCAGTCGGCGGACACATACCACCAGCCGGTGTATCTGTCTTCTTCGTGATTTCTTTCGTCCTCCTTGTGGTCGTAGTAGCCGGTGTGGAGGTCAAAGGCCTCCCCTCGTTCGTTGTAAAGCTGCCACAGGAGGTCGCACAGCGCGTTCGCGGCAGATTCTGTCTTGCACAGAATCTGGTCCCCATCGCTCCAGACTTCGCCATCGGAATAGTCGCGAACCCGCGCACAGATGAACGAAAAGAAATCCTTTTCTGCATAGCTGTCGCAGTTCACGGAGATATCGAGCGTTTTGCTGACATTCTCAATCTCGTCGTAGTGTCTTTTGACGAGATAGTTGTTCACGATGAACTGCATCCGCTTGGAGCACACGCCCACATGAGTGCAGTTGAGACAAGTCTTCTGCATATCAGCAATCCTCCTTCATCATGAAATCCTTCATAGCGTAGTCCTGGCAGCCGTCATCGCCCAGTCTCGGAGCCTTTCCGGTGACGAAGGGCAGCTTGCAGATGCCATGCGGATTGAAGACGCAGAACTCCGCGTCGCATTCCGTACACAGCTTCTCCAGTTCGGCGTAGTTATCCCGCTCCTGGTCGGAACTGCACTCAATCTTCGTCAGGTATTTCAAGCTGGCGTTCATGGTATTTCCGGTTTTGAGCAGGTAGTTGAACATACCGTTTCCGGTATCGTCCTTCTCAACGCTCAAGAACATCACAGCGGCACCGTTGGAATCCGGAAGCATTTTGACGATTTTGACCGTGGCACGGGAAGCGTTCTCCGTCCCAAAGCCATAGGCACAAACATCGCCGACCTTCAGCTCCTGTGCAGGCTGATTATGACGGCAGGTATCGGTCTCGGAGTTGTAATCGCAGTTCTCCACGCACTTGCCCTCCGGATGCTGGCAGGCGTCGCAGAGCATCAGCCGATTGCCGCAATGAGGGCAGAACGCCTTGTAGCCGTCTGCGGCCACATTCCATCGCATCTCGACCTCTGCTTCGCAATGCGGGCAGACCTCTGTCACGATATACTCGCGGTCTTTGCAGGAACCGGTGGTTTTCTCACTAATATTAGTCATAATTCTCATTCTCCTTCTTTTTTGTCAGTCACGCCAGTATGCGCCGTCTTTCGCTTCGCCCTTCGGGAAAACGGTATACTCTGTTCCGTGCAGCACGATGTACTCATGGTTCAGAACATTGACAGAATCTCCAACGTCAATGGTCTGAATGTTGAATACCTGCTTTGTGTCCAGACAGACGTCTGCCTTTGTCGCCGCAATGCAATTTCCGCCGTCCCAAACGGAGACATAAGGGATGTTGCGAACGATGGAAGGCTCTTCCTCAGTGCTCTGCTCAGCTTTCTCCAGAGCTGCCCGTACCTCGCCAATCTGCCAAGAAGGCATCAACGGGAATCCGGCTCTCGTATAGAGACCGCCGCCCGCCTCCGCCTTCTCCAAGGCGGCCTTTGCGGCGTCCTCGGATGCGAAGATGGTGTACTGGCTGACCTCGATACCGGGCAAGTAGGAAAACGTCTTCGTTTTACCATCAGAGCATTCGACTTCGGTCATTCCCGAATAGGCAACGCCCGTCCAGCCAAACCAACCGGGTTCCACAAATTCGGAGAAGGTCACAGTAGACACCGTTACTTTTACGACCGCCAACTCTCTCGTGGACGGACGATACAGCCGACCGTATTTGTTGACTTTCTGCTTAAAGGTGATTGCGTACACCTCGGAGCCAATGCCGATGGGAACGCCGTCAGCAGTCTTGCACGCTGGTAAGAGATATGCCTTGTTTTTCATTTTTTTCGTTTCTCCTTTTTGTTTATGAAATTTTTATATATAAAAGCCAGCATCCGCAACGGACGCTGACTGAACTTTCTTTGTGTTTGAGATACTTCTTTTGTATGATTTCAGCATACCGGCAGAAGAGAAAAAATCACCTATTTCCTGATGGAGAACCTAAGAATATGAGAACTCGATTGTGGCAAAACATGGAAAAAGCGCCGGCGGATATTTTCATCCACCGACGCTTCAGTTGTTAAGTCGCGTGGAGCTTCCACTCGCTCTTCTCGCGGTCCACCGTATAGATGAATGGCAGCGTGCCAGCCATCTCCCAGTTGATATACTTGCTGGGTTCCTGCGTTGTGACGACGCGATTGATGACGATGTGGCCTTCCCTGTCGGACTCGACATACTTGCCGTCACCGTCCTCGATAAAGGAGTTGACGCTGAAATCCTGACCGGAACGGTACTGCTTCAGCTCAATCGCCATCCAGATGACCTCATGGAAGCCAGCCTTAGCGGCCTCAATGGTATCGGCAGCGAATTTGTACCCGTAGCAGCCATCGCCGTCTTCCAGCATGATGCTGTTCACATATTTCTGCTCTTCCGCATCCCACTCCTTCAGGAGCTTCTTGTAGTCCATCTTCTCGTAGGTAGGACGGATGATGCGAAGCACTGCTTCCTGCTCGTCCTTTGATAAGGGGCGCACTGCCTCTACACAGACATCACCGAGCCACAGAGATACCGTGAGGTATGGCTTTGCGAGCTTGGTGCAGTATTCGTCTACATCCGCATAGATGTTACAGTAGGAATCGTTCTGCTCCGTTTCAAAAAAGGTTCCGAATAGTCGGTCCACATCGGAAATGCCTTCCAGCATGACGTTCCACGTCTGCGTTTCATCGTCAAATAGGAAAGCATCGTTATTATAACGGTCAACGCAGAAATCAGAGTCGGTGATTTCTGCTCCCATGAGCTTCAGGGAGTCGATTTTTGCCAGTGACTTTCCCTTCTCTTCCTCTGAGCTTTCAACGAGACGAAGAGATGACGTAAGGAAATTTGACCGCTTCTCGTCCTGAAACAGCACCTCTACCATCTGGAGGTAAGGCTTGGTCTTCAGAAGGGCCATGATTCTGCCCGTCTGGTTATGGCGCTTGTTGCCGGAGGTGATGACCTGTACGGCGTCGAACAGGTGAAGGTTGATGCCATTGACATCCTTTACTTCGCTCCACTTCGGCATGATTCTATTATTCATGTTTCATTTCTCCTTTTTTAAGTCCACATCAAATTTATGCCGCCAACCTGCTCCACACGCTCTGTGATTTTCTGCGCGTCCTTCATACCGGGAATCGCGAATCTTGCGTTCCAAGCACGAATCAAATCCGACAAGGTTTTATCCTTGACGGGCACGGCAAAATCACAGCAGAAGTTGTATAGGGGCTGGTCCAGCATTTCCTCGTACACATCTTCGGTTCCTTCCACAATACGAATCCGCTTGGCTGTATCGTGGATGTTGATGCGTCCGAGGTAGAGATGTCCGTGCAGTTCCTTCAGAGCCTTCAGCTTTTCTCGGTTCAGGTCGTTCAGAACACTGTCGGCCTCCGGCAGATTCAAAATGCCGCCGACGGAACGGATATGCTCCATCTCGGCTTGCATAAGCTGGTCGATTTTTTCCTGTGCGTTCATGTTTTCTCCTTTCTCAAGCTGCCATCTGGTACAGCCATGCTTCAAAGGCTTCATAGTCCATCAGCCGTCCATCCACCTCGACGAATCCAGGCTGCGTTGTGCCGCGAACAACGGAAAAGGAATCTCCGCCGCCACAGAAAACGCGAATGTTCGTTCTGGAGATGCTCTCGCAGCGCAAGAAATACGAGCCGAGGCGTTCCCAAATTCGGGACATCTCCTCGTCGGTCGCTTCCCAACTGCGGTTTTGGCTGGTACGGACCTTTGTTGCGGATACGGACAACTCAACCTGCTCCGTATCTTCCGGCAGCCCAAGCTCCGCGCAGACCTCTTTCCACTTTGTTTCGTCACCGAAACCCCTCTTAAACATCATTGCTTTCATGTTCATTTCTCCTTTTTGTTTATGAATTTTTTATATATAAAAGCCAGCATCCGCAACGGACGCTGACTGAACTTTCTTTGTGTTTGAGATACTTCCTTTGTATGCTCTGAGCATACCGGCAAATATGGAAACACGCCTATTTTAATGTTGGGAACCTGAGAACCGAAGAATACATATCGTCACGCGCAATGTCCGCTTCACGCTGGCGGAACTGCTCGATTGGATTTAAGAAACGGAGAATAGCAAAAAAACGCCGCCCATCTGGGCGGCGTTTCTTATTCAAGAAAGTCCTGAAGCATCTTCCCTGCCTTTCCGTTGCGTAGCTTATCGAGTGTTTTATCTGTAACCTGACGGACACGCTCTCGCGTTAAGTCCATTTCGTCCCCGATTTCTTTGAGGGTATAAGCACAACCATCCTCCAATCCGAATCGTAAGCGAAGCACACAGGCGTCTCGTGCGGGCATATCGTGCAGGATTTTGTCCATCGTTTCCCATAGTGCCTTCCCTGACGTTGAAATTTCCGGGTTATCCCACTCGTTATGGCTTGGGATGAATTCCGAAAGCGGTGTGTTGGAATCGCTTGCGGCGTCCGAATTGACGGGCGCATCCAACGAGTCCGGCTTCCGGTACTGGAGCGAGTGTTGGATGATGCGCAGTTTTTTCTGCTGCTCCCTTTTTGAAAGGGAATCCCACGCATCCCCCTCCATGTATTTTGCGATTTCTAAAGGGTCATCACAAGGTAAGCCTTTTTGTTGCATTTGTTCTTTTGCATTATTGACGCTCCGCCTGCCCTCCGCAACATAGATGGGCTTGCGAATGGCTGGGTCCGTCGTGGCAAGCGCTCTTGTGATGTTTTGCCTTATCCAGAAGGTTGCGTAGGTGGAAAACTTCACATTCCTCGAAATGTCAAAAGAGTCGATGGAACGCATGAGGCCAATGTTGCCCTCCTGAATGAGGTCCATGAACACCATAGAATCGGCTGAGTTTATATATTTCTTTGCGATGGACACAACAAGCCGAAGATTGCCCTCAACAACCTTATCTTTCGCCCATCTTCCTGCTTCTATGGCCTTCATCAGGTCTTTCTTGATTTCGGGGTCAACTGCATTCCCGCTCTCCTCGGCAATCACCCGCAGCGTTTCGAGCTGTTCGGCAGCGGCATTCCCCTTCTGCACTTTTTCAATGCAGCGATTCGCTTCCACCTGCGGCATAATGGGGATGCTGCCAATTTGGCTGAGATACATCGCCACATGGTCGCCGATATTTCCCGGTTGCTTCGCTTCGGCCTCCTGTTCATTCGAAGCTGCGATTTCTTCTGTTTCAGGCTGCCTTTCAATGGCTTCATAGGCAAGCGCACGGTCAGCGGCTAAATTACTGGTATTCGTGATGTCAACCACCCCCCCTTCACTGAATGCAGCAATTATACCACACAATAGCTTATTTGTCAATCAAAAGGCCGCCAGCGATGTGCTGACGGCCTTCCAGGATGGGAGAGACTATTTTTGCTGTTGTGCGCGGAGTTGCTCCACCTCCGCCCTCCAGCGCGGTGTGGCCGAACTGATTGCCTCAACGGTACTTGGCGTGGTGGAGAGAGCCAGAATATCGGCTTTCGTCTTCACTCCTTCCAGACGGCGACACATCTCCTCGTAGGTCGTGCTGTTGTCTGCCGTAATCCAACAACCGCAGATGTCGTTTGAGCCGTCATCGTTGTGCCGGCTGGCGGTAGTGGGAATCTCAATGCACCAGAGGGCGAACTCGGAATATTCGGTGCTGCGGAATACATCCTGCACAAAGGGGGTTGTTTTCTTGAGCTGCTCCACAAGAGGACGCGCGCAGTTTTTTTCCTGTTCATCCCTCCTTTGCGCAAGCCATATATTTTGCAATTCGAGAAAATGCGTTTCCTCGCCGCTTAATCTTTTTCCGTCAACTGCCTTCTGAATGAGGTGTTCTCCCCGTTCCAAAAGCTCTTCAATCGTTGGGAACTTACCGTTTTCAAACATTGATATTACACCTCCGAAATTTCGATTCCGTACTTTTCCAACATGAGTTTGCGTTTCATGAGATACTTTTCGGTTCGTTTTCCCTTCGCGTCTTCCACGATGCGTTTACCGTTGCGAAGGTATACGAAATCTGCCTTATAGACCATTGGGCGAACCCGCTTGCCATTTGGCCGTGTATAGCCCTCGACCAGCGTGAAGTCCTGCTGGAGCCGCAGGTCCTGGATTGCACCGCCCTTGTACTGCAAATACAGTTCATCGAAGCGCCGTGCCTCCCGCTTGCTGGGGAATTTCACGGTTTCTCCATCCACCACACGAATGACCTTTATGTTGCGATATTTGGATGGCTCAGCAGCGTCCGCTTCTTTCGGCTGTTTTTGCCTTTTCTGTGCTTCCGGCTGTTTTTTTGCTCGCTGCTGTTTCTGTTCGCGCTTCTGCTCGTCGAGCTTTGCACGCACCTGAATCTGTGCGGAAAGCGGCAGGCTATTGATGTCAATACCCACCTTCAGTTCCTCCGCCTGTTTGTGGCGCAGCATTTTGGTTGCTTCCTTCTCGCAGCAGAATCAAATTCATGACCCTCCATACCGTCCAGATACACAGATGGCGAACTATGCTTCTGCTGGTGCCGTGCAGGTCGGCGATTTGCGAAAACGTCATTCTGTCACGAAAATACTTTTGGACGATATCGCGGTTTCGCTCAGGAAGTGTGTCCAGCGCTTCATCGAACATCTCGTTAAAGCCCGGTGTAAATGAAATTTGATTCTTACCCCAGGCTGAAATTTGATTTTTACACCAGGCAAAGGATGTATCGTACATAATGGCCGCCTTCCGCCACTCCTCCGGGGCGAACTCAGGCTTGTTAATCTTGTCTGTCGTTTGTTTCTTTGTCATTTTTGTTTCTCCTTCCAACAATCTCTCTTCGTGAGCTGCGCCACAGCATGAGCAGCATCTCGCTGACCGGTCTGGTTCGGTCCTTCCTCACGGCTTTCCTCACGCATCGCAGATGCCCGCCGTCCGGGCAAAGCACACCGACGCCGTATGGCACAGTATCCTTCACCGCTTCGAAGACGTCTGCGGGCATAACGTAGTAGTTGTAGTCCGCGATGAAGTTGTGCCCGTTAGGAGATTTGAAATCCTCCACAGAGGACTTGACCTCGTAGGCGTAGAAGTCCCCCTTCTCAATGCCGGAGGTCGAATTGTTGAGCGGCTGAAAGCGCATATAGTCCACGCGGATTTTGTGGTTCGTAGAGTAGTCGAATGTGACCTCTCTCGCCCAGTAGATGCGTGGGTCGTTGCGCGGGTCGATGTATCGCTCCAGCATGGCAGAGAGCTGGCGAGTGTGTTCCTTCCGGGTGAAGGCATCACTCGTTTCCGGACAGAATTGAGCTGGCTTTCCAAGGATGAAATGGAACGGCAGAGCCTTTTCCAGTACGTCGATAATATTCTGAAGGGTCCCCTGCCCGCATTGGCGCAGATTCTTCAGTTTGCCGCTCTCTATCAGTCGAACAACATCGCCGATACTTTGGGCACCACTGAACATAAGGCAGTTCTTGGTGCGAGTCGAGAAATTGAGGCACTGAAACGGAACAGAATCGCACAACTCCTCGATTTTTTTCCAGTTGCCATTCTCAATGGCCTCCTTCAAAGCAGAGGCGAGAGGGCTGCCTGCAAACCGGCGCATTTCTTTCAGGATACCCCCCGCATATTTGGGGTGACGCAGCCTCCTTATGGCGAGGTCGAAGCAAGAGTAGAACTTGCCGATGTCAATTTCCAGTGCGTTTGCGCATTGTGTTGGTGTAAGACCGTCGCGGTAGCGTTTTAAGATAGCTTCCCGCTCCAACTCAGGGAATGTGGCGATGGCAGCGTCTACAGCTGCGTCGAAAGAGTCAGAGAACTCAGCACACGGCATACACAAGCAATCCTGCATCAAATTCTTTCGCCATTCTACTGACGAGCGAAGCAGGAAACGCTCCTCAGTGTTCATTCCGCTCCAACCTCCTCGTCATACTCTTCCGGGGTGATGATTTCTATGTCTTCCGCACTGTAGCCCAGTGCGTCAAGACACAGAAGTTCCGCGACCTTCTCTTTGTTGATGGATGCAGCAATTTCCTCGTATGAGATATCCCTCTCTGCCGCCTCAAAGCTCAGCTGTACCACAAATGTGGGCAGCCGAAAACAAACTCTGTAATTTGCCATTTTTTGAATCCCTCCTTAAAAATCGTGGACGTACTGCCAACTCTGCGGTGCTCTCGCAAGTGCGAAGCAGTCGAGGCTCTTGGGCCGGTCATAGGTCTGCACATCAGAGATGTGCCATCCGTATCCCACGCGGCCACAGAGGTAGTCCTCTGCTTGCTTCACGGTGAGGCAGGCGTCCTCATACAGTTTCCCCGCTGGGGTGTAGTTTCCAGGTTGTGCGTTGACACAGTATTGAAGCGGCGCGTTGCTGCCCATATAGCCCACGCGCACCACACGGTCAATTTCGGTACAGGTAAACTCCCCTACCACAAGACCGTTTGCCTTGTAGATTTTGCCGCCGCTATGGATTTCAAGAATTTCACCGGGCTTCTTTGTACCCTTGCAGGAGCAGTAGAGAAATACCATGAAGGGCGGCGTAAGGTTCGGTCTGGACAGGCGCAGCTCCACGGTCTTCTGACCCGACAGGATTTTCTGGAGCCACTCCGGTCGGATGCTGAGCATGATGCTTTTCATGGGAAAAACTCCTTTCCGGCGGCAAAAAGCCGCCTTGTCTTGCTTGACAAAGCGGCTTGCTGGTGTATAATAAAAAGCAGAAAGGCAATACCGATAAGCGGTCAGCCTAAGAGAATAGAGTCAAACGAAATGACCGTCTTCCTTTGGCGAGGGGCGGTCATTTTCGTTTGCAAATCTGAACTATCAGACCCACAAGGCCGATGATAACAAGAGAATACGCAAAAAGCGATTCGTAAGTAACCATTGGCATCACCTCCCTCCACAGGGAAGTGCCGACCGCCTACCGTATATGGTAACGCCTTTCTGGCTCCTTTTGGAGCATTGTAATCTTACCAAAAAGGCCCCGCTTTGTCAATTTCCGCCGCCCACGGTTTATCCGCAGGTGGTTATTTTTTTGCCTCGGCTGCTGCATGGGGAAGCCGCACCCAGCCGCCCTTATGACGAACAAGCTGGATTTTCTTCATGCTGACCATAAGCGGCTTTCCATCCGTGAGTAGGCTTAATGCCTTGCCGTAGCTGGAGCAGCCCTTGGAAACGTATTTGCGATTGCCGTAGACCACGATATCTCCCGGCTGCATGGCATATCTCTGCTTTCTGGTCGAGGTTCGGCCCTTTGACTTCTTACAGCCACGGAACCGGCGCAGATTTTCGCCGTCAAGGTTATGATTGCGGTTCGTCCTGCCGGAGGACAACTCGTTGCCAGAACGGATAACTCCCTTTTCCCGTGTGTCGTAATATTTGGCGTCATAGAATTTGGATAGGACTCTGTTGTTTCGCCTGTATTTCTGGAAGACCTCTGTTTCGCATCTGGCTTCCGGACGCAGCTCGCCCATGCAGTAGGCATCCGTAGCGCAGGAATACGGGAGGCCGAGGTTGGTGCGGACGCGCTTGGAGATGACGCCATAGGTCATGTGTACTTCCGCAGCACCCTGGAAGCGAGCCATCGCACGCTGGTAGAGAATCCAGCGCACGCTATTCATAAACGCTTCGCCGGTATATTTCCGCAGAGGCTTATCGAAGCCCCACAGCTTCCCGCCCTCCTTGTGATTGGCAGGTGTGTTGCACTTCTCGCAGCAGGTCGCAAGCTCCCTCATGCTGTTCCCATGCAGACCCTTCCAGTAGTAGGCGTGATGGACATGAAGGATAGCGCCGTCTTTCAGACCTCTCTTGCAATACACACAGGTATAGTGGTCCCGTTCAAAGACCGCTTCCCGCAGTGTATCGTATCCGTACTGTGGCCCATGCTGATAGTCCTTACCCTGCGGGACAGGCTCCCCTGCCTCCAGCGCCGCAAGGAGCTGTGTATCGTATGTTGCGGCCTTGATAAAGACATCCTTGACAGGCATGACAGATAGATAGCGGGAGATAATATCCAGGTGCCGCTCCACCTTGTTATCCAGGGACGGAGCAATCCAACCGGGCATTTTGCTGGATACACGGTTATTGAACCGTGCAGCCCGATACCGCAGGCGGTTTCTGCGCGTCCGGCGGTACGCTCGGCAGTCGTCATGGCGGGAGCGCTCGTTCGTGAGCAAATCATATTGCTGCGATACGACCTCTTTTGCCTTTGCCTTAATGCTGACGCCGATATGCTCATATCCGGTGCCGACGCACAATTCGATGGGCTGGGTATAGGTACTGGTCTCGTAGGTCAGCTGGATGGTGAACGGGTTCCGCTTCGCAATTACAGCGCGGCCATCCTTCAGCAGATGGCGCACTTTGCCGTAATTTTCGGTCGGCATCAGCCGTTCACCGTTTGCACTTAAAACACATACTGGCATCTTATTTTTCCTTTCACTACGGGGTGCAGCTTCTTGTCATTTGGTGGGGGACGTCAACCACAAGAACTTGTGAGAACCAAGCCATTTGGGTATAGTTACCTGTCATTTGGTTAGGGACATCAACTCGCAAATCCCCATCATTGCCATGCTCAACTGGTATAGCTACCTGTCATTTGGTGGGATACGTCAACTACAATGGGCGCATCGGCTGGTCGCTTTGGGTATAGCTACCTGTCATTTGGCGGGGTACGTCAACCAGGTAGTTGGCATTTCAACGCTTAAAAATACGAAGATTCTCCTACTTAGGCAAACCAAAAAATTGGTAAATCAGCACTTACCGCTCACGCGGCGTTACTGTGGTCCACATCGCCAAGGATATACCGGGTTTGATGGTACGCACACTTCTCCTTCCCCTCAGAGATGTTTAATACGCACCCGCAGAGCGGCGGACTTGTGGAGTATCCGCCGGTGCCTATGTATTCCGGCATATCGTAGCCTTGCGGCTGAGGCTTATTGACGAGGCTTACTCTCCTTGCGGGTCATAAGCCACACCAAATGACAGGAGGCTGAGCCGGAGCTTCCGGCGCACCCACCCGCCATTCGGCGGGAAAAACTAAGAAATACTATCCTGACAGACAGGGCGTTCCAAACTTGCCCGCTTGCGCTTCTCGCAGGCATCAGCCTGCGGCCACAAATTGTTCGGCAGGTTGAGCACGGTGACAAGGACATCTCCGGCAAACAGGTAGACGTGCCGGTGATAGATGCGCAGGTTGTTGATGGTTTTGTTAGTGAAGTAGATGGCGGTGAGATACTTGTTTAAGCGTCCATTGGTCTCCGAGTGCTTCACGCCAAGGTCAAAGGCTTTCTGTGCATTGCGCACGGCTGCTCTTTTGCCGAGGCCAGCACGCTGTTTTGTACGCTTCCTCGCGTGTTTACTTACCTGCGCCGACATGGTTCGTATCATTCTGATGGACAGACACCGCGTTGCGATTGGCCTGCCGAATGAGCGACAGGATGTCGTCCAGCCTGTTCCCACCAAAGTGCATAAGTAAGGGCTGGTACAGCGCAAATACAACCACAACGAAGCAGACTGCATTGGCAGTATCCGCAGGGAAATCCGCTCGTGCCATAACTATAGAATACAGGCTTGCCAGCAGTACAATCGCCGCTGCGAGGGAAAGAACGGTATGAAAGAATAAAGCGAGCGCCTTACTCACAGCACCGCAGTTGGCGAACTTCTTCCCCGCGAAATACTTCGCAGCCGGCAAGCCCACCAGGACTGCCAGCAGCACAAGCTGGATGCCAAGAGAGACTTTGGGAATCTGGAACTCCCAGTTCTGGAAGAACAGCGTCACGCGGCTGCCGACGTTAAGTGTTTCAATGAGTAGGAATAGCCACAGAACCGCAAGCACCGGCGGTCTCGGCGCATTGAGCTTGCCCACGGCGAAATCGCACAATGCACATAGCACAATGAGTACCGCGAGCTGCGGCACCATGAGCCGCCCTAATTCCAGAGCAAAACTGAAAAAAGTCATTGTTCATTCCTCCTGAAAAATTTACCGATTCCTGTCATTTGGTGTGGGACGTCAATCCTGCGGGCCAGATGATACTCCCTGTCATTTGCTGTGGCACATCAACGATTAAAAAGACGAGAATTCCCCTACTTGAGAAAACCAAAGATTTGGTAAATCAGCACTTACCGCTCACGCGGCGTTACTGTGGTCCACATCGCCAAGGATATACCGGGTTTAATGGTGCGCACACTTCTCCTTCCCCTCAGAGATGTTTAATACGCACCCGCAGAGCGGCGGACTTGTGGAGCATCCGCCGGTGCCTATGGATTCCGGCATATCGTAGCCTTGCGGCTGAGGCTTATTGACGAGGCTTACTCCCCTTGCGGGTCATAAGCCACACCAAATGACAGGAGGCTGGGTCGGAGTTTCCGGCTCACCCGCCCGCCATTCGGCGGGAGTGCAGACTAATTGTTGTAGGAATTGAAGGGGCAAAGCATACACTTTTGCAGGTCCTCGCCGCAGAACTGGCAGAAATCCACCTCGCTTTCCCGCATCTTCTCAAAGATGGCGGCGAAGTTCGGCCAGTGGAAGCCCAGCGCCTTTCCGAGACTGTCGAGAAGCACATCCTGTGATAGGGCGGAAAACAATTCCGCGTCGCACAGCGGTTCGTCTGTCTCCGAATTGATGGGACAGACGATAACAGAGCCGCCGGTGATGTCTTCCCGCCATTGCGGCGGTGTTTCCCGGATGGTGTTGCCCTCCGTGTCCACAGTTTTTCTGGCCACCGTGTAGACGCCGCGCTGCACTACGACCGTGCTGCTCTTTGCATCCGGCATTTTCAGTCTCCTTTCCCCGCCGCCAGCAGGCGCGGCACAAATTCAGATACTTCCAGCTTTTCTTGGTACATCTTCCGGCAGGTGATGATTTCCAGCTCATGCCGTGCCCGCGTCGCTCCGACGTAGAACGCTCGCGCATCCTCTTCGTCATCCTCCGCGTCGCGGTCATCGCTGTCACCGGGAATGATGCCAGATACCATGTCGATTAAGATGACCTTATCGAACTCCAGACCTTTACTGGAATGGATGGTGGTAACGGTCACATTGGAATCCTCGCAGCCCTTATATTCCGTGATGTTTTTGAGTGCGGCGAGGAAGTCCGGAATGGTCGAATACTTCTCCGCTACCATTTTCAAAATGCTGATACGCAGACTGATAAACTGCTCGGAAGCACCGGCGTCAATTTTCTTCGTCAGCCAGTTGCTCCAATAGTCGAGCATGAACAGAATGTAGTCGATAGCCTCAGCAGGCTTCTTCTTCGCAAGGTCGGAAAAGTCCCTCGGCAGGCATTCTATTTTCCATGCGTATCCCTTGCCGCCTGCAAATTTCATCGCGGCGCTGAATACGTTCCGGCACTCCCCTTCTTCAACCGCCTCGATAATGCGCTTGGCGGTGACGCCCTTCATGTAAAGGCCCATTTTGTAGTACAGATGCCCAAAAGCGGTGGTGTCAGCAGGGTTCAGGGCCAGAAGCATAAAGTCGAGCAGGTCCCGAATGACGTAGTTCGTCATGAAGGTCCCCGTCGCATCTCTGGTTTGAACCTGAATGCCGTTCATCTGGAGCAGATTGATAAGAGGGATGGCAGAGTCGTTATTCCGATACAGAATTGCCAGGGATTCATCCGGCTTCTGATTCCGGATGCGCTCCAGCAGAAGCTCCGCCTGCTGTTCCATGCGGTCGATGCAGGTCACGACGATGGCTCCGTCCTTTTGGGACTGGGCACGCATATTCTTGTCGAGTCGTCTCGTATTCAGTTTGATGAACTGATTGGCCGCTGAGACGATGTTCCTGTCGCTGCGGTAATTGGTCTCCATACGCAGGATACAGGGTTCGTTATAGTTGCTCTGGAAGTCCAGCAGTGCGGCAGGATACGCGCCTCGGAAGCCGTAGATGCTCTGGTCTTCGTCTCCGACCATGAAGATATTGCCATTCCGCCCAACCAGCTTCTGGACGATAAGGTGCTGGACATACGAGGTGTCCTGCGCCTCGTCCACACTCACATAGCGGAACTTCTCATGCGCCCGCTGTAAGATGTCCGGGTATTCATCCAGCAAATCATTTGCCATGAGAAGCTGGTCATCAAAATCCATCAAATCATGCTCGCTCATGTAGAGCTTGTACGCCTGGTAAAAAGCAGAAAAATCAAGGCTGTTTTCTTCGATGGTCTCAATTTCCTGAAAGGTCATGAGCTTGTTTTTTACTTTGCACACCTTCTGCGCGAGAGACCGCACCTGTGAATCACTGGGATACTCCGGAAGCATCTTAGCCGCAATAGCACGGACGATGCTCTCGTTGTTCGGCACCAGCTTTGGTACATGAATGTACTTCTCTTTCGCACAGGTATTGATGACGGACAGGCAGAAGCTGTTGATAGTGGAGAATGCCGGTATCCGTTCCGGGGCAAACTTCTTTATGAAACGCTCCTTCATTTCCTTTGCCGCAGCGCGGGTATAAGTGATGGTCAGGATATTCTCCGGCTTTACGCCTGCGACATACATGAGATAGCCGGTTCTCGCTACGATGACCGTAGTTTTTCCGCTTCCCGGCACAGCAAGGAGCAGCGTTGCTCCATTCACGCGCCGGACAGCGGCTTCCTGCTGTTCGTTGAGTCCGCAAATATTGAATTTTTGGCAAAAAGTGTGGTAATCCAATGCAGCGCACCCCCGAACTTTTATATTTACATTATACCACACATTAGCTTGATTGTCAATTCGTTTCAGAAAAGCTAAGCGCCCCAAGACAAGGAGCGCTTGGCTTGCTGGCTGACGTCTACTGCTTCTCAATATAGCCGCTGACAGGCTCTGCGTACATATTGTCGTCTGTGACAGGCTGGTAGCTTTGGGTTTTCAAACACAGTATATCACATAGAATTTTGTGTGCAAATAGTTACCGCTGCGAATGATGATGCCGCTTGCGTCGTGCAATTTGGTATTCGTCGAATGCTTTAAGCGGTTTCTGAGCCTCGTCAATCATATTCTTTTCCGCCGTCAGCGCCTTCTGAAACTCCGCCCATGCAGAACAAGCCTCCGGCTTATGGCATCCGGGAGTGCGGTCTGGGCAGTCGAGACAAGGAGAATTAACCATGGGCCTGCGCCTCCTTTCCAAGCGCCGTCGCGAAGCGTTTGGCCTGGTATTCCGTAATGGTTCGGACACCGGCGCGTAACTTCCACTCGGACAGCTTTACCGGCCATTCCGCGTCCTGGCAGATACTGGTGTCCACGGCGTCCAGAAGCATTTTTTCCTTCGCTTCCCTTTTTCGGATGAAATCCAATGCTGTCTTGAGATAGCGGATGGCGTAGGCATAGTCCACGGCAATGCCGCCGATGCGCCAGTCGCCGAGAGACTTGTTTGTGACCACATATTCCAGCCAGACCGAATTGAGGTAAGTCAGGTTGATATACTCGCCATCGTATAGCTCGAAGTTCGCACGGGCATTTGCGGCGCTTGTACGGTTCCAATTCCATTCGCCGCTCTTTTCAGCGGACACGAACACATGGCGCTCCGGCTCTGTCTGATAGTGCCGGAGAATGATGTCCCCTTCTTTTTCGTCGAAATACTTCGCTTTCGCCTTGAAGGGACCATCCATCCAGCCCTGGCAGGAACGGCGCTGGAATTCCACCATCTCAATCGGCGGGTCATATTCGACCAGATTCGCTTTATATAGCGTACAATCATCCACAGAGCAGTCATGTGTGCGATTGCGCTCGCCGCGTCCACGCACATTCTCCCATGCCCGTGGATAGAAAGCGGGTCTGTCCGTTTCAGGGACAAGATGCTGGGTCGTGAGCAGTACGTCGCCCTGCTGAACCTTCTGATTGCAGCGTGCGATGATATCCGTAAAGGAGCCGTACTTATTGTCTGAAATCCACTTATCCGCAACGGAGAAGATGACATACTCCGACTGTTTGGCAAGCGTAACGCCCTTCGGCAGCGGGAGCAGTGCGGAGTGGTCCACGACGCCTTGCAGGATGTTGTAGACGAAGGTGCGGGATACAAGGCCGTCCAGAATTCGCTTGCGCTGTTCTCTCTGCTCTTTCACATACTGTCTACGCTCTGACTCAAAGACGAATTTCTTCGGTTCCTCCGGCACAGTCTCTGTAACGACCTGCGCTCTGGTGAGAATCAGGTCGTCACTGATGTGGACGCGGTTTTCATCCGTCCAGCCAAGGTAGAGGTTTTCGCCGTTTCGGATGATGATGCCAACGGTCTTGCCGTGATAGTAGTCGTAGCGGTCGAGCATATTGTGGTACGGTCTGCCCTCATTGTCCATCGCGCGTCCGATGGATTTTCCGGTGCGGCTGAGGCGCACGAGCATGATGCAGCGTTCGTTCGGTGCGAAGGTGTCCAGCGCGTATGGAGAGTGCTTGAGGAAGCTCTCAAACATATCCAGCTCATTCCACTGAATTTCATACAGGGACGCGAGCCTCCCTAAATCCTCGTCGAGGAAGCGAAGTTTCTGATGCACGACGATAGGCTCCGTGTCCGGCGCGTTCTTGCCGGAGCGGATGCGGGTGAAATTGACGACTTCTCCGGCATAACAGCGGATGGCATAGATTTGGGAGTCCAGCAGGTAGATTTGTCCCTCCAGCTGTTCCTTTTTCTCTTCCATCTCCTCCATTTTGCGGTTCAGTTCCGCCATGAGCTTATCTTTCTTCTGCCAAAGCTCCTGCTTGAGGGCCTCAATTTGCGCTGTCAGTTCTGCAAGTTCGCCGGTCTTTGCGCCTTCGACATCCTTCATCTCACTTTTCAGCTTCTCAATTTCGGTCTGGTGAGTGCTAAGCTGTTCCTTGACCGTTTTCTGAGACAGCGCGGTTCCCGCACCCACCGGAATGATGCTCATATCGCAGACGGCCGCCGAGCCAAGCTCCGCCATCGCCTGTGCAGGCGTCAGGTCGGAGTAGTCTCTGTCCGGCGTATAGGTCATGTACTTCTCAGGCTCCATGACAATGATGCCCTTCTGCGGATTGCCGATGTATAAAAACGCTGCTTCCTTCGACCAGAGAGCTGCGCGGATAGGCTGTTCAAACTCCTCCGCGAAGTGGAAGAACTGAAGCATTTTTTCGGAAACCGATGCTCTATGCTTCTCCCAATTCTCTTCCGTCTGATGGCCGAAAAAGCTGAAGGTGTTGCGGCCAATATCGTAGAGGTCAACGCCCGCGTTCTTTGCCGCCTCTTTCGTCAGTCTTGAACAGACGTCGGAAATCTCTTTTGCGTCAGCCATGGAGAGGGTGCGATACCACGCCAAATAGGCGCTCACGCCCTCCTTCGCCACCTTTACGGTGCCGTTGTTGTAAATAGGTTCCTGCATGGTCGGTCCCTCCCTGTGCTTCAGAAAATCAGACTACCCAAGGCGTCGTAGTCTGTGCTGCTTTTGAGTTTGGCGTAGCCGCCGTCCTCGCTAACGCTCCAGAGCGTGAAGGTTGGTGTATGGCCATCGTCACGCCTCTGTGTGATGGCATAGTGTGCTCCGTCCCGTGCGGTGATGGACACACCAGGGTATCGTGTCTCCTCCGGAGGAAGACTATTCTGCGCTTTTGCCATCAGGCTTTCCCTCCTCCGTACTGGTTTTGATAGCACCGCACTCAACCAGAATGCGGTATATCTCATGGACAGCCGCATCCGAGACAGTGTATGTTCGCCAGCAACTGAATGGGTCGTATCCGTAAAAATCAGCATCAACGATTTTCTTGATGGCAGAGCGCTCGTCTGCGGTGCGAACCGCTTTCTCATAGGCTGCAATATCCGGATAGAGCACATAGCCGCCATTGCATTCATTCCGGTCGATGTATTCACCAGTCTTGCGGCTGAAGGCATCGTTGCCGAGGTAGAAATACTTCTTGCCGACTTTTGTAACGGTTCTTGTGATTGGCGTTCTGCCGCCAGCGGTCCTTGCAAAATTGCCATACGGCATGAGCACGAGTTCGCGCCCGACACTAATGGTAGAGAGCCAGAGTTTGTCCTGCATAGTATCGTCCTCCTCTTCAAGGAAAGTTAATCAGCCACTTTGCTTATGACAATTTCTCCGTCTGAGCACTCAATGACGGAATAGGCTCCCTCACTCGAAATATTGACACTCCCCACGGCTAAAGCCGGGGGATTCCTGGTTCAACGACCGCAGCCTGCACGAGCGAGGTCTTACATGGTCTCCCCAGGCGTATCGGTTCGGGCGTGTCCCGCCCTACCATGAGCAAAAAGTCTATCAGGCTGCGGACGACCGCTTGCGAAGCCCCTCTTCCAGGATGTTCTGCGCCGCGTTGATGTCGCGGTCATGGAACGCGCCGCACTGCGGACAGGTCCAAAACCGGATACCGAGGTCTTTGACCTCTTTGTTTTGATATCCGCAACAGCCGCAAGTCTGGCTGGATGGGAAGAACCTGCCGATGATGACGAGTTCCTTGCCATACCAGTCAGCCTTGTAGGCAAGCTGCCTGCGGATTTCGCCCCATGCGGCGTCCGCAACATGGAGCGCGAGCTTGTGGTTCTTCATCATGTTTTTGGAGGACAAGTCCTCTATGCAGATGATGTCATTGCTCCGCACAAGCTGCGTCGTCATCTTATGGATGGCGTCATTCCGTTGGTTAGCAATATGCTCATGTAACCGCGCAATTTTAACGCGAGCTTTCTCACGGTTGCAGCTCCCCTTTGATTTTCGGGAGAGCTGCCGTTGGAGGCGGGCCAGCTTCTTGAGATTGCGGCGGTAGCTATGGAGGTTGTCGTACTTCACGCCATCCGATGTGATAGCCAAGTCCTTGATGCCGAGGTCTATGCCGACAGCGGCTCCGGTCTTTGGCAGCGACTTGATGTCCACGTCGGTACAGCAAAGGGAAACATAGTATTTGCCGCTGGCTTCCTGTGACACAGTAGCAGAGAGCACTCGGCCCTCCACCTTGCGGCTGACGCGGCACTTGACATTGCCGAGCTTCGGGAGCTGCATCGCACCGTCCAGCACCTTGATATTGGTGCCGACGCATTTGCTTTTATAGCTGCGGCGGTGCTGGCGCTTGCTCTTGAAGCATGGAAATCCCGGCTTCTCACCGTGCTTCACACGGCGGAAGAAGTTCTGGTAGGCGGTATCCAAGTCACGCAGGGACGATTGCAGCGCAGTAGCATCCACCTCGCAAAGCCAGAGAAGTTGCTTCTTCAAGGCTGTCATATCAGCGGAGCAGGCTTTGTAGCCAAGTGTCGTCTTGTCCGTCTTGTAGGCGTCGATACGCTTGGAGAGATAGTAGTTGTAGACAAAGCGGCAGCATCCAAAAGTTCGCTGCATCTGAACTGTCTGCTCCCTCGTGGGGTAGATGCGGAATCTGTAACTATACTCCATGAAATCACCGCTCTTCATCTTTAATTATACCACATTTTTGGAGATTTTTCAATGAAAACCACACTTTCGATGCAATGTGGAGCGCCTTATATCCCCATACCTAAAGGCAGGGGTTTTACGGCGAACCCTGATAAATATATTATACCACTTAAATCTCACGAGTCAATTTAGCGTAGAGGCAGACAGGTGAGACGCTGAACACGTCCCACCTGTCTGCCCAAACTATATAACTTCAATCATGTGCGGCCTTTTGCACGTCTCACTCAATAGAGTCTTCCGGCTCTAAGGCTGCTCCGCAATGCACACAACGGTTCGACATGGTAGCGCAGTATCCACAGAGGACATCAGCCGGAGTATCAGCGCAGGTGATATGCCTGCCGCAGACCTGACAAAAGCCGTCTGAGAAAGCGTGGAGAACGATGCGGTTTTTACACTTGCGGCATTCCTGCGGACCGGCAAAGCGCTGGACCCGTCCGACTTGCCCATCCTCCAGCATGACCTTAATACCGCGTGGATGTGTTGGACTGTTGGTGAGAATCCGCTTCACGACGCCGCGTGTGAGTTTACCTGTCGGCTGGTCTGCTTTGAGTACGATATCTACTGGCATACCTGGGTGAATGGACGCCCGTTTGGTACAGGTTGGTTCAGGGATTTTATTTGTCATTTTGATGGACCCCTCTCACTTTGGCCTTTTCGATTTTTCCAATCACTTCTGTTACCTTCTGTGCAGTCAGAGGGCTGGCGGTGGATTTATCCAGTGCGTCCAGCAGTTCCGGCAGCTCGCCGAGTTTTACGACCGGGATTTCGCTGTTGTCCGCATCCTGCAATTTTACATTTGGGTTGGCAAGGCAGATGATGCCGCATACCGGAACATCCTCACCAACGATTTTCGACAGTAAGGCAGCGTGACGCTTAACTTGGAAAGCTGGGCTTTCCGTTGTGGTGAAATGCCCTGCATTTCGCATATCCCGGTCCCAATAGTTCGTGTCATCGACGCGGATGGTTCCAACGTAGTTTTTGGTCTCAATATGAATGACGCCGGCTGGTCCTACGAGAAGGTGGTCGATTTCCTGCGGCTCTTTCATATAGTCCCACGCGGCAATACGGATACATCCTCCGCTGTACTTGCTCACGCAGTCTGCCGCGATGCTGCGGTATGCGCTGTGCTCTGCAAGCCACCACTTGAGTTTGTAATTCACTTCCTTCTCACCGGCTTCGCCCAGTTCTCGTGCTTTGCGCTCCCTCTCCTCCTGCTCCTGCTCCACACGAGCGGCTTCCGCCGCCGCGCTGGCGATTTGATTGCGGTAGTTCGAGCACACGCTTTCCGCGAGACCAGTCACGCCTTCCAGTATCAGATTAAGCTGACTATTGAGTTGAAAATGCTTGGCTTCTATTTCGCTGCGCAAGTGCAAGATGTTTTTCGATTTTTCGAGAAGCACACACTCACCGAGCGTAAGGTCGGAGTAAGCGTCGCAGAAGGCATCTGGGATATTGAGCCTGCACTTCTCCATTATCCAGCTTTTTACTTCCGCTCTCTTCTGTGCTCTGACACAGCAATACTCCGGATGCGTCCGCTCCAACGTGTCGATGTACTGTCGCGCATGGGCGATGATGCCGCTTCGCTCCGCAGCAATCGCTGCTTCCTCGGCCTGCTTCGCCTCCGCTTCCCGGCATCTGGCCTCTTCCTGCCTGCGTTGCCGCTCCTCACGGATATGCTGCGCGGCCTTCCCGCTTACGCCAGGTTTGAACTCGTACATCTTGCCGGTCGCAAACAGGGCTTTCAGCAGGACGGAGACATAATAGGCGCTGTACGGAATCAGCAGGACAATGCCAAGGTAGCAGAACACATAGGATACGACGCCGAGAGCCTTCCACAACGAGACGACCAGGACGAAGGCCGCAACGTAGGCGGCCAGATAGATAAGGCATTTTGTCCTCTGATTTTTGTCGCGAGTCATGGTCAAGAATTTGCTCTGCTCCACATAATCCGCATACTGTTCATCCGATACGACTTTCTGCCACTCGTCCGCCATGCTTCGGTTTGCAAAGAAGAAGGTTCGGAGCATTAACAACAAACCGATAACCGCCAGCAAAATGAAGGCCACAATGCAGACACAAAGGAGTGCGAGCACAGCGCTAATCACCTTGAGGATACCGTGACCGAGCAGTTCGGCGAGCCATCCGCACAGCATGGTCGCCAGAATTCCGCCCATGCCGATGCAGAAGGTCTTAGTGAGCAGTGCGGCTTCCTTTTTCAGTGTTGCCTTGACTGTACTGTAGTATGTTTCCGCAGACCTTATCCCCTCGTTGTTCTCCACAATTTCCCGTGCGGCATCCATGTACTTATGAAGCCGGTCAACAAACCAATCTTTGATGGAATCCAACATAAGCAATCACCCCCAAAAGCTATGTCTTCATTCTACCGTATATCTCGGTTTCTGACAAGCTGACTTTTTGGCTTCGCAGCTTCGCATTCGCTCAGCAGAATTCGGGAACGAGGACACGGACATCTTCCAGATTTTTATTGAACATTTTTGCGACCATTTCACCTTGGCCGCTGAACAGCACCTTGGAAATTGCGTACTTTGCGTATTTGCCACCCCATGCGTGGGAGAACGGATAGGTATAGCAGATTTCAGATTTTCCTTCGTCTTCCTCAAAACCGTCCCACACCACATTCGTTTCCAGCATAACAACGGGCAGGTTCGTTTCGACTTCTTTGATGACCTCCGGGATACTACCCCACAGAACAATCCACTTATAGAGCATATTGGAGTTCATAGGGCTGTCATCGTTCTCATAGATGTGTGCATCCATTACTTCCCCATGTCCACTGTTCGGGTTTGCCTTCAGGTAGCGGAGTGATTTCAGTCTTACGCTCGTACACACTCCGTTCTCGCCGGTCACATCGAACTCGGCTTCCCTGACATCGCTTTTGATTCGTACTAAATATTTCTGTTCCATGCTGTATCCTCCTCATGCAGTTAAGAGACTGTCATGTATTTGACATCCTGCTCCATTGCTTCATAGTACGGTATCTGCCATTCTTCGCACAGAATTCCATACTCTACCTGCGTCTTTTCCGAGACTGCTTTCAATGTATCGACTCGCCGGATATCCATAATGGTTCCAACGGATATCAACAAGCCGTCTTTGGTCTTGAGCGGAAATAGCTTCGCACTCACATCGGTGTTCTTCGTATAGATGCTGCTCTCGACCGCCGCCTCTATAATGTCCATTTCCTCCGCATCGACGTCAGTCTCTGCCAGCGTCCGCATCTGTGCAACGCCCTTTCTATCCAGCGTCAGCACATAAAGGTGGTCTAAGCCCTTTCCGAGATACTCTTTCCGCTTTCGCCTTTTCAACTTATCGCTGTAAATGTCGGCCAGGTCTTTTGCGTTCTTTACAATGAGTATTCCGTTGTTTTGCTGAGAGATGGTTCCGGCTCTGTTCGCGTTTCTGGAAAAGCCGTTTTTCAGTGTGATTTCCTTGGATACAATGTGCTCGTGCCAATCCATGCCGTTCGCGTTTGCGAGATAGACAATGTAGCTATGAAAACAGCCGATTAAAAGACCGCTGAGCCTGCACATCATAAGCCCGCGTGCTGCCTGCTTCTTCCGCTCCTCGGACAGCGTTGACAGCTCGACCCGTTTAACTTCATCGGACGAATAGAATATGGGGCCATCTTTCTTTTCCCCTCTGTTCCGAATCGTTATATTTCCGTTAGTTGCTTCCATTATCGTCTTCATCAATGGCGTTCCGTCATCTGCTGCGCAGGTCTCAACTTCGTACTCGGCTTCGCATTCTTCCTCCTCGTAATCGTCCCCGTCATCGTCCGCACCATCTTCCCCAAGGATGCTCTCGATGTCGTCGAGCCACCAGCGGTCGGATTGCTCGTCGGTGTTCATCTTCTGTTTGGAGGCTAAAACACTCTTCTCCGTTTCCTCCTCGCTCCTGACTATAAACATCATCTTCCCGCTGACGCCAGCTTCCACCGCCATCTGCATTGATACTGTTGACCGAAGGAACCGTTCCGCGTAATTCGTTGAAAAGCGCGTGCCTTTGATTTGCACTCTTTCGGAGTCCTCGACGCTGAGATTGGAAAGCCATTGGATTTTATGTGAGCATTTCTGCTTGAGGTATTCAATGCCGATTGGTGTTATAGTGAGATACGTCAGTTGATGTTTGCGAGATACGCCTTTGATGTTGTATGTCATTCGCCCATCACTGATGGTTCGTTCTTCCAACCCGCGTTCAACAGCACGATAGATGGCATCTTTTGAAAAGTTGAGCAAGAGAAGGGATTTCTTGGTCGCATAATTGAACACAAGCAGTTGGTATAGGATGCTTTCATAGCAGGTCAATCGCTCCATCTTTGAGACCTCCTCTCTTTCATTCTTTTACAAGCTCTTTTACCGAGCCGTTCGGCGGCTGTTATCGACCTCTGCCTATGCGGAAATAAGCGCCTGATTTCTCTGGCAGTTACCAAGATGGCGGCAGATGGCTTAAAAGTCCAAAAAATGATTGCTTTCTCCGCTGACTCCTGAGCATGACGGAAAATTCCGCTGACCGTGCTTCGGAGCCTTTGCAAAATCACGGTTTTTACGGCTTTTTTGTATACAAATAAACCGTTTTTGCGAATGTCGATTTTTTTGTATGCTTTTTCAGCCTTTTTTTGCCGGTGAATCAGCAAAATTCTGATGGAAAATTTGAATGATTTCGTGCGGATTTGCGGACGAAAATTTGTCCGGACAGACGCAAATGTAGGTTCCTCGTGGAACATCATCGGAGCGAAAACCCGTCATGTGAAAGCTGGTTTTTTCTGCGGAGTCATCGCAAAAAGTATGCAGGCAAATGGTGTCTGTGATTGCTTTTGTGTCGAAATTATCGCAGTCAACAACGATATTTTCCGAGCAAGGAAACACAAAAATATAGTTGATGCTTTGACTTGGGAACGGGGGAATTTCGTTGTCAAGAAGCATCAGGCTCTCGTGCAAAGACTGCGTAAAAAAGGAGAAGAACCGCTTCAAAGCAGAGGCCTTTTCGATATGTGTAAGTGCGTAACTTCGGCTCCAAATGACAGGCAACATCGGCAACTTTATTAGCAGCTTTCCCTCCGAGAGGAAAGTGCGGATTCCCTCGATTTCAGCGCCAAATGCAAGATAGTTTTCCCTCTGAACAGCTGCTTGCGAAAGAAGTCCGCCTGCGGTATTCGGTGCGATGATTGCTTGATACAGCGAGTGTGTGTGGACGAGTCCTGAAACGTAGAAGGACTTCACAATTTTCTGCGCGTCGATTTGATTTGCTTCGCGTTCAAGAAAGCCGTGGTCGTGCTCCACTTTTTCAGACAGCTTCAACACACTTCCTGCAAGGTTATTCAGCGCATTTGCTTCCCCTGCAACTTCCTCTGCCACGGACTTTGCCTCGTCGATTTGCATGAGCGTCAACACGAATTCTTCATCCGGCAAAGTTGAATTCACCATGAGACATACCTCGGAATATTGTTATTATCCAGCGTACAGAAACAGTCAAACCCACGGTAAAGGCGGCTATTTTCGTCCAGGCATTCTTTCATAATTGCCTCGCCGGTTTCCTTATTATTCACCAGTGCGATGTGCGTAGCCTCCTCCTCAATGGCGCTCCGTTCGCATTTGCTTCGCTTGTAAACAACAGTCTTTGCGATGTCAACGGTGTTGCAGACGGCAATATCATACGGAATATACCGCTCCTCACCGTTCTCGTCCAACGTGCTCGCGATGAAGGAGAACTGCATCGGATGGTCCAGCGAGGTTACATCCAGAATAGCGTCGCATCCGACACGGGCAATCACCCAAAACGCACGGATTTTCGCCTTCACATATTCCGGTCTCAGCCTCGAAGTTTTCAGGCCCATCCGGTGAAACCAAATCAGTTCGTAGTCCTGTTCGTCGATGTCAAGGACTCGTTGGCTTGCCAGCGCATTGATAAGAAAATCAACCTGCGCTTGCGTAAGCTGCGAAGAGAAAAAGCGATACAACCCGCTTCGACTCAGCACAGTACATGACCTCATGAGACATTTCAAATTGTCAACAGGAGCTTCATATAACATAGTCAGCACCTCTCTTGTAAATAGTTTTTTCCATTGAAATCAGCGCCTGAAGGCAGCGCAAGTACGCTTCTGCTCAATTCGGCGCTTCGCAGCGGCTCTTGCTTTTGGGTCAGTCGTTATCAGGTATTCTTCCGTATCCGTCGCCTTAACATTGATGAAAATGTGGTTCTCATTTGCGGTCAGGAGACAGGTTCCACGGTCCATGGTTTTTACACGCTTGAGTTCCTCGTCGGTCAGACCAATCGCATCCGCAATCGCGTTTGCTTCCTCTTTTTCACTGCGCAAAATCATTTTGATTTTGGCGTTTCCGATGATGGCGGTGCCAATTCCCGCAGAGAAGAAGTCTGCGATATTCTGCGTGGCAGCGACGGCGCTTCCACCGAAGCCTCGGATAGTACGGAAGATTTCGACCACGAAATTGGCGGCTTCGATAGGTGCATCGGAGCAGACCAAGCGCCAAGTCTCGTCAATGAAAACACACTTGTTGACGTTCCGATTTTCCTTGCATTTATCCCAAACATAATCCAATGCAAGGAACATAGCCACAGGAAGGAAGTCTTTCTGCGCATCGGAAACATCCAGCACTACGAACTTGTTGTTAAGGTTCACATTGGTTTGCGCGTTGAACGAAGATGCAGAACCTGTGGTGTATCGCGTCAGCAAACGGCACAAACGATTTGCTGGTGCGCCCATCTTTTCCAGCTCGGAATATACGTCCGAAAGGATAGGCATTTTGCGGTATTTCTTCTTGTCGTTGGGGTCCAACAGGCTCTTGTTCTTATGGGTAATTCCGAAATTGCCGTAAGTTTTCAGCAGCGCGTCATCCACATACTGCACCTCTTCTGGCGTCATGTCCGGGATAATCAGCTTAAAGAAAATGAGAAGCTGCTGGATTTTCTGTGCCAAAATCGAGCCGGAAGTGACCAACGCACCATCGTCATCGTAGACGTTGCCCTCTTCCTTCTTGCGTATCTCCATGATATTGATATTCTGTCCGGAACCGGGTTTGATTTCAATGAAACTGCCCCCAACCTTCTCACAAAGCGGCAGGAACTCCTTGCCTTTCAGCGGCGCGATAATGAAGGTTTGAACCCCCTTCTCCCGCATTCTCAATGCCAGAACCTGCGTGGTGAAGGTCTTACCGGAGCCAGAGGAGCCGACAATATTGATGTTGGCATTGATATATTGCTGGCGGTCGAAGAAGTTGACCAGAACCGGTGATTTGAACACATCATCCACGCCCAGCATCACGCCGTCCTTATCGCACAGCTCGGAAGATGTGAACATATAGGTGGACGCAAAATCGGAACACAGAATATTTCTGCGGCTCTTACGGAATAGGTTTTTGTCATACTCACATACGGGAATGGTGGAGCGAAACGCTTCTGCTTGCTGGAAAGTACAAGGTTTAAGAGTCAATTCTCTCTCAATGAAAATGCGCCGGATTTCCTTGAATTTGTAGTCAATTTCTCGCTCGCTTTCACCTGTAATAGTGAGCATTGTAGACATATAGGCAAATTCGTCGCCGGCCGCGAGAGAGCTTTTCAGATAGTATCCTGCGTCCACCGCAGCCTTCACATCATCGTAGTCGCTACTGGTGGTTTCTGTGTTGCGGAAGCGCATTGCATTGAACCGCAGGCCATGATGCAGTGCAGTTTGAATCTTCTCCGGTGAAATCTTCTGAAGCCAAACATCCACATCAATCCCCTCCCCCAGTCCTGCCAGCAGCTGCATCCAGCCGCCAAGAACGCGCACAGGATAGGCATTGCTCGGAAGATAGCAGCACATATAGTAGATGCCATCCACGATGATATATCGGGGACTTGACTCCGTATCAATGCAGTACGGAGCAAGCACATCATTGACAGGAAGATGCGCCGCACTATCTCGCGTGAAGTCGATGTTTGCCGCCGTATATCGGGCAACAACATCCGCCATTCTCTCGTCAAACGGGTGGTTCGCGCTCTGTGCTCTGGACATGATATCGTAAAGCGTGGAAAGCACATAGACGTCATCGTGAGGCCTTGAAATCATAATGTTGCCGCAGGCCCGAAGGTTGCTTCTGATGGCGTCCTCCTGTCTCGTAATGGTGCTTCTGATTTCATTCCATGATGGTGAACGATGTGCGAATCCCTCTTCTTCCTCGTACTGGAATGCGAGAAAAAAGCGACGGGATACGCCTTGCGATGTGCCAAATTCTGACATCATGTCGATTTGCTCCCGCATCAGTTCACGGGTTCCTTCATTCTTTTCATGGCGCACACTTTCCACCATGCCGGAAATATAGTGTTCGACATTTGCGCGATTGGACAGAACTTTGATTTGGACAACGCTTGGAAACGAGCGGATTGCGGCCGCATATTGTGCCGTAATCATGTTCTTATCCTCGTTCGACCGTAAGCCGTAGTTAATGGGAGAGAACTCCATCAACTTCACAAATTTCCCGTCTTTCGTGACGATGATGCCGTCACGAACATCGCTTATGGGCGAGAAAGATTGGCAGCTTATCACCTGTTTCAGTTTTCTGGACATTAAAACAAATCCTCCTCGTCAAGTTCTTCATCTTCCCCATCCGCGTCGCCTTCGGCGTCAGAATTATCCTCTGCCGCAGACTCCAGCTGCGTTTCACACGCAGGGGGATTATCGTCAGGTTCCTCGGCGTCAGGCATCTCGTTAGTGTCATCGTTACTCAATTCCACATCGTCGGCCCCGCCCAAATCCGGCAACGGCAGGCCAGATTCCTCAACGGTGCTGCTGTCGATATCCTCCGTAAATCCGTCCAGTTCCAACGAGGTATCGTCATCCTCTTCCAGGACTTCCACTTCAACGAAGGATTGGTTGCGCTTTGTTTTATGGAGATTGCCGGCGCTGCCGCTCGGCGTTTCATCGCCATCGTCATCTTCATCAATGTAGTTGCCCTCAAGTGAACTGTCAGGTGCAAACTCGAACGTTTTGCCTTCGACCATCTCCTGACTCGCCCGTTCAGCGGCCTTCTTTTCCTTTCTGGCATCCAGAAAATCCCTGAGTTTGTCGCCCATGCCATCTTCCGACATCATGAGCTTAATGGGGGCTTCCTTCAACGCTCGTGCTTCGTTGTTGAACAACATCAGCCCCCGTTTTCTTCGCCATGAAAAGAAAATCTTGATAAAGGTGGACAGCGGGTCGCCGTTCACGCCAAACAGGCCAAGCAGACCAAGTGGTGCGGAAAAAAATATGACCAGGGATATTTTTGTGGTGATAGGAACTGAAATGACATTCCAAAAGAAAATTGCCAATACCCCCGAAATCAATCCTCCTTCCACTACATTGCGTGTCTTTAACTGCCCTTGAAATAGTCTGGATTCTCCCATAAAATTTTCTGGAATAATGAACTGTTTCAAGTCCTCGTTACGCTTATCGCTCACGAGAATGCAAGCCTCCTTTCAAAAAAACGTTTCAAAGAAAAGCGCGGCTCCGACTCCGAGTGGAGGGGAGCCGCACCGAAACGGTCATCAGGCGTTGGGGAAATTCATGGGGCCTTGGGTGCCGATGCACCGGCACAGAATCATCCCGTTGTCCAAATAATTAAGAACCTTCAGCCGGACGGTCGAACCACGCGGAGGCTCGCTCCCAAGGAATTTCGCAGGCATATTGTTCACGAGTACGGGTAAATCGTACATCTTGATATACGCCAACACATTGATATTCCCAGGCTGTTTCTTACTCGCAGCCACGGAAGATACGATGCCAAACACGATGGAGCCGATTGGAAGAGCGCTGCGCATTTGCTTCGCACGCTCCAACTCAGGCTGCTTACAGTTCACCTCGACGATGTGGTGGCCGTCTTTCTCTTTGATGATTTGCTCTACCTGAACCATAATTTCCTGCCCCACCTTGTATTTGGTTCTCGCGTCAACAAGGTACTCGAAAGTCAGGGCGTGGAGCGGCACCCGCGTATCGACTCCGCCAACCACAACGGCAATGCTGTCGCGTGCCACAGAGGTAATCTGAGCACGAACAAAATCGCCTTCCTGAATGCGCGGGCCATCACCGTCAGGTCGGTCTCCGTAATTTGTCTCCTCAATAATGTCGAGCGCAGCCTTACGGGACGCGACAATGACATAAGCCGGAACTCCGGCTTCAGCATCGGTGCTTTCATCGACCTGGATAGTCGTAATCACCATCGGCACATTCAGGGAATACAGCTTTGCCGCCATCGTAGCGCAGCGGTTGACGTACTCTTCACGACCGGCCTTAGTTTCCATATTTACCGTCGCCATATCAATGGGATTCTTCTGGTAGAACTCGTCAAAGGGAATGGAAACCTTGTAGCGGCCCTCTACGAGCGCGATAATCATGACACAGGGAACTTCCGAATCCACATCGTTTCGCTGCTCGATATGAGAGACGAGACCATTTACGATGCTGTGGTTTTTAGCTGCGACTGTCAATGAAGAAAGTCCGATAAGAAACTCCTGATAGGCACGGACAGACTCACTTCTTTCCGCTCTCCGCCGTCTTGCCTCCCTCAGTACATCAGCACGGGTAGGCTTCCCTTTGGGAGCGGTTTCCTCCGCGCCGGACTGCTCAGGTTCGTTTCCATCAAGCCCCTCAAAGAGCGCCTGCATCTCTGCGTCCTCTTCATTGGGGGCCTGCGTTTCAACGCTCTCTGCGGTGGAGGATTGGACGTTGCTCTGTTCCTCAGTGGGAGCCTGCACTTCAGCGTTTTCCTCGATTGAAGCAGTTGCTCCATCTTTTTTGACCATTGCTATTGCCTCCTTTGCGTAATTTGGGGCATCTTAATGCCCTACACTTTTATTATTACAACCTTTCGTTCAAAAGTCAATTTTTTCGCAGATTTTCAAAAGCAAAAGGCCTATGAACGGAATCCCGCTCATAGGCCTTCTACTTGCTTTTCAATGATTACCCGATGATAGTGAGTACATAGGACGATTCGATGTCCGTTCTCGGAATCAATCCGACAATGGAACTGCGGCTGTCAAGGCTGTTGTTTCGATTATCCCCCAGCACAAAGTAATAGCCATCCTCCACGGTGAGAGGAAACGATATACCATCGTCATATTCGATGTTGGTCGGGGTATTCGTGTACGGTTCACTCAGCGCGATTCCGTTTCGATAGACCACCCCCTGTTCGAAATCAATGTCGATGGTATCACCGGGGCAACCAATAATACGCTTAACGATATTTTCATCCAGACCGCTCGAATTGCAAACAACAATGCTCTCAAATTCCAGATTCGGCTTAATGTGATTTGTCAGAATCACACTATTGTCCGCAAGCGTCGGCACCATAGAAGGGCCGGACACCACAACAACATTGAACAGGATTCGGAACAAAAGGAGAGCGATAATAAGCCCCTCCAGGGAACCCTTGAGCACTTCACGGCTCCATACAGTGCGGTTGGTGAGATTTCGTTCTTTCATTGGAATCACCTCTTCTCTACGTCTATATTATACCACACTTTATCTTATTTGTAAAGTATCGAATGAAGTGACATTACATACAACGGCGCAAGCAAAAAGGCACGCCAACGAAATGCTGGCGTGCCTGTGGCCTGTGCTGATATTACCGCATCCCCGGCAGCTTCCCCGACATTCTCGGTTTCCCTGTAGTCGGCGTAGAACTGAAGCTACGCTTCGGCAGTGCTGGGCGCTTCCCACCCTGCGCTACCTCTTTCGCTTCGGCAGGCGTGGGGGCTTCCTTCGGCTTGCTTGTGACTTCCTGCTGCGGTTCTGTTTCGTCCTCGGTGCTTTCCAAGTCGATATCTGCGTTCGGCTTTGCGTCAACGGACAGTACCGGCTCCTGTTGCGCAGGTGGTACTGAAGGTTCGACCGCCTGCTCCTCGTCTGTCTCGTCTACCTCGATGTATTCATCACCGCAGTCCTCGACTTCTATCACATCGTCATCGGAGCCTTTCTTATTTATCTCCTTGACGTATGCAATAACGGCATCCTTGCTCTCTTCCCAAATGCTTTGTACTGGTATCGAGTTGCACATCCCTGTGTACGAACGGTCTACCTCGTTGATGTGCGGATGCGTGATATTGAAAGCGTCCAGAATATTTTGCTGCCGCTGATAAAATAGCTCTCGCCCCTCTTTGTCGGTGATGGGTGGGATTTCACGGAAATCAAAATTGCTGAGTTTCTTGGCGTCCGTATGGAGCGTGTGGGGGTATTTTTTCGCAAGTATAGGGTTATGCCCCTGAAAGATAATGATGCTGTCGTTCTTCCCCATCTTAAATGCTTCATCCAGCCCCACCAGCGCACGCTTACCTTCACCAGATGACCAGTTGTGAAGAAACTCGTTGTTTTTCAGCAGCGTTTCCATCGCCTTATGCTGGTTGGTCCGGACGTTTACGGTCGTATCACCGATACGAGAGGACACCATTTTCGCGGTAAATTCGTCGTTGATACCAAGGCTCACTAATGTCGAGCAGTTACTCAGGAGGGTTGCCCAGGTTGTCTGGTAGTTGTTCTGAAGCTGGGTGATGTCTTGAAATATCATGCAGACATTCATGGCACGCTTTCGAATCGTCGCCATTTTTCGGTCAAAATCCGGAATCGTACCGATGGACGGAAACTCGTCCAGCAGGAAATCAACAGGGACATCGAGCATACGGTCCTTGCCGTTATTATCCGCGTCGTTGATAAGGGTAATGAACAGCATGGAGAAGAACAGGGACACGATGAATTTGTAGGTGTCATGGCTGTCAGGGAAAATGCAGAAATAAGCGCAAGGCTGCTTTCCGGGAAGAGACATATCAATGCAGGGGGTGGAGAGCAGCGTCCGCACTTTTGCGTCATCCATAACCCCGATATCTGCCGCAAGGTTCACAATGAGGTTGCCGCGAAGATTCGGTGAGGACTGCTTGAAGGTCATGTACGGCCCGACGCAGGGCTGTTCCTCCGGCGTAAGACTGTCCGGGTCAAACATCATATCCAGATAAGCCTCTCCCCCTGGGTTCTTGAGCATCTGATGGACAGAGTTGATATTTTTCTTCTCAGGCGGGTAGTCATGTCCAAGCGCAACGCGCAGAAGGAGCGCCTTCAGAAGAGATTTCGGTCCGCTCTCGTAAATGCCGGCACTCCCTCCGGCGTTGGAAATGATAACATTTGCAAAAATCTCTGCATTTTCGCCAATACGTTCTGGGTCTGCCAAAAGCGAGTCCATGCAATTCCAGCCGTCACTCTTGCTGATATTGTGCAGGTCGAAGCGTCGCACGACATATCCGTTGTCCATGAAGTACCTTGCCATATCTGCGTAAAGGCCGCCGTCCGGGTCTGTGAATATCAGGGACTCCCGGCGCTTTACCGCCTGGAAAGCGTAGTTCTTTGTAAAGGTATAGGTCTTGCCGCAGCCTGACGCGCCGATGACGGCAATGTGCCGGTTCGCACGGTTCATCTTATCCTCTCGGAATACAATGGGGTAGCGGCCTGTCTCGTCCAGTTGTCCGAGGATAGTGCCAACTGCCTGCGGCTCATGCTGGATGATAGCGACATCCTCGTATTCTTTCGGGTCCTCAAAGTGCGCTTCTCCGTATGTCTTGCGGCCAATCGCCATGGAAAACAAGCGACCCATCTTATCGACACCCGCTTCCTCGGAAACGGAGTATGCCATCAGGATGGAAATGGCAATACCGATGAAAAGAAAACAGCCAAGGAACATTTTCCACGGAAAGCCGTACTCACCGAAGAGGCGAATCAAACGGAACGGGTTGAGCGTGGACTTCACTACGGAAATGCTGAGAACAATCCCCGTCATGTAAATAGACAATATGAGGACTACCAACAATGCGATTTTCAGTCTGCGAATCAGATTCTGCTGTTGTTGAGTCATGGTCACTTACCTCCTCACCGTCCGCCGTAAGCGGGCCAGTATGTATTTTGCGCGAGATTGCCTCGCTCCACAGAATCTCCGACACCATCACGCGGACGCTCAAATTTCAGGCACCACAGGCGTCCGGCCTCATACGCGCCATCTGATGTATTAGGCAGGTCCTTGATGGCATTCCACGCTGTACGCTCCGAAGATTCGATTTCGGTCTTGAAAAACCAGAGTTGTCCGTCTATAGAGTCCTCAGCAAAACCGTTTTCCTGCAAAAAGCTCAGTAGTGATGTCTTTCTGCTATAGGACCACTGGCATAAACCATAACCTTCTCCCAGTCCATCTCCGTATGCGTTTTTATCCTCATGTCTTGCCGGGTTAAAACCAGATTCATTTTGGATATTTGCCATAACCCCGCAGGCGGCAGCATTGTTCAGGCCAAGTTCTTCTGTCAGGAAGGAGAACACCTTCTCCTTGTTGGTGCCGCCCTGGATTTCCGAAAATGCTGTTTCAGGATATTCTACATGAACGATATAGCCGTTCTTCGCGGCTTTGTATGTGGTCGATGCTGTATAGTGGTTTTTTGCAACGCCGCCGCCTGGGATTTGCCCGCCGCCAGTTGTGTTGCCCTCGACCGTGTACCATCCGGTTTCATCCACCTCAACAATGATGCCGATGTGATTAAAAGGCTTAGCCAACCTTAGATTACCAGTCTCTGAAAAAAACATAAGGTCGCCCGGAACAGGTGTATAAGAACCACCGAACGGTGTTGTGCTTCGAACAGGATAGTATGCGTAGCCGTATCTGCCCGTGAGTTTCTTAAACATACTTGAACAACTGGCATCCTTTGGAATTGTATTTTCCAAAAGGTCACATTCATTTGCGCACCAAGAGACGAACGCCGCGCACCACTGTCCGGAACGGTGGCTGCCATAGTACCAGTCATTGTATTTGACAAAATTCGAGTTCGGCGGGATTTCAATGGAATCATCCAAGCCAAGTTGACTGAGCGCGACTTCAACGATATTGCTGCCATTTCCGCCTTCTCCAGTCGAAACACCAAGGTATTGTTTTGTGGTCAGAATGTTATTCCGATACCACTCTTCCTGATACCCTGCTTGCCGCTCATATTCGTTTCCGGTGTCGTCATCCGTCCAGTCCTTCTCAAGATGCTTATTATAGTCCCAGCCGAAGGAGGTTTCATACGATTCCTGGACTTCATCCCAGTGCTCACCAAATGCGCCGCTTACGCTCTTGCCGTCAATGGCAAATACGGTAGCTGTCATGCAGGATACCGAGAGAATACCGCACAGCAGTGAGGAAAGCATCTTTTTCCAGATATGGGTAGTCATGCAGAGCCTCCTTTCCTCGCGTTATGCTGTGGGTTCTTCTTCAAGTTCATCTTCGGGTTCCTGAGCAGTATCGTCTTCCGACTGTGAAACTCCAATGCCACTCAAATCTCCACTCCAGAAGCCCATGATATCTGTTGCCAATTCGTCTATGGAACGCATGGAGATAGTTACTGAAAAATAAGCAGAATAATGTGTGATACCGTCATCATCAACATACGATGTTAAATTGATGGCGGAAGAGTCAGAAAAATCAGGGGACGTTACAACAAACAGCAGGTCTGCTGCCGGAGCCATGTGGTTCTCATATTCCTCACGAATATCCCTTGCATAGTCTTCATTGCTGCTCAACGTCCCCGCCTGTGCAATCTCCATGCTCTTTTCCGTAATATCCTGTTTCATCTGCTCTTCCAGATACTGCGGCATAAAAGTGCCGCACCAGGTCTTGGCGTAGCCATTGACACCGCTTGCGCCTCCAATATTGAAAGAAACGCCGTTTCCGGCAAAGGTCTTATAGTAGCCAAGCCATTTCATGAAATCTGACAACTTCTGATTATCCAGAGAGCCGGCTTTCATCACGGTGTAGGCGGAGAGCAGCTTAATGGCATCACTCTTGGTGGTCGGCGATTTCACTACGCAGACAGTTGCCCCGTCCCAAACACCGCTTCCGGCATACATCTGAGCGAGCTTTGTGTTGATGCTTGGCTCTGCATTATGTATCGCCGTCTCAATTTGGTCGGCCCGTTTGTCCAGCTTTTTCTGCGCAGCAGAAACCTTTTCATCAAGAGTTGTTTTTTCGTTTGCTTCGTTCATTGTGACGTACAATTCATATCCGTCTTCCGTCAGAATGTCTGATTCATCGTCAACGGCATCATCTTTTGTGAACCAAGATTGTAAGCCATTCCAGATACTGCGGAACCAACCGGAAACAGCGTCTCCGATACGGGACAGCCCTTCTCCAGACAATCTTACGCCTGCCTTTAGCGTTGCCTCGACTCCGGCCACAAAGGTGCTTTTGTCAGAGCCGTAGACGTCAGATTCCCACTGCTCTTCAATATCCGCAAAATAAGTCGATACACCCTCGTAAATGGAGATAGGCAACGCATACAGGAACATGGTCGTAATCAGCACGAAAGATATGACAGGTATCAACAAGATAAGGAGAATTTTTTTGAGCGTTTCCGGGTCCTTTACTACTTCTGCTGCCGCTCCTGCCACATCGCCGGCCGCAGCGTGTGCAGCGGCTTTACCTAATGTTTTGGCGGTTCTCGCGGCATCCGCACCCATTTTTACCGCTCCTTGTATATCCCGTTCTACGGAATCGGAGACTTTTTCGTTTCTGTCATCCATAAAATCACTCCTTTCCGTGTTGTAATGAGCTTAATGATTGTGTCCTATACCGCCACCCGCCGCCCGGTGAAAATGCTGGACGGCGGGTGGATTTGTGGTGTTACTTTTGCTTGTTGCGCAAGGGACCTACGCGAGGAGGCTTCTTGCCCTTGCCCTGTTCCTCCGGCTTGGGGCCTCCTCCGCCATTGCGGGAGCCGTCATCCCGCTGCCTGCCTTCGCTGCGCGGGGCAGATTCCGGAGAAGAAGGTGTCTGCGGCGTACCGGAAGCCGGCGTACCGGACGACTGGTTGTTGATGACTTCGATACGCTGTGCAGGCGTATAGCTGGGAGGCTGATTGATGATGGTGTTTTGTGTGACGGTCCGAGGTTCACCGTCACTTCCGCCCGAAGCACCACCCGCATCTCTGGCGGGAGGTTCGTATGAGCGGGCTTCTCCACCGCCGGAGGGAGTCTCGTAAGTACGACGCTCACCGCCTGCGGCACCACCTGCGTCTTCGGAACGACGCTCATAAGTGCGCGTCTCTCCGCCGCCGGAAGGAGTCTCGTGAGTGCGGGAACTTTCTGTTCCTCTGCCGGCATTCGGCAGAGAATCGTCCGTACGCGGCTCATACCGCGTACTTGCGGCAATATTCTGTGCGACAGGTCTGCCCTGCTCAAATCTGGGGTTCTCGATATCCTGAAGTCCGCCGTCCTCCTGAACAGCGCGAGACCAATCTTCGACGCTGCCCTGAGTCTGGTCCACATCCATTGCTCTCGCATAGAAAATCTCCCCGTTCTTCGAGGGAATCTGCTGCATCTGAGCCTGCTGGATAGAGGACATCTGCTTATAGGCAGTCTCGTCCATGATTTCCAGACGCTTGAACTTCGGGACTTCCGTTCCGTCCTCATAGGTGCGGCCGGAACTGCCGGGAACGGCGCAGAGACCGCTGACCACTCGGCCGCCGCCCCACTGATTCCCTGCTTCATCAGTGTATAGGGGCTGTGTCTCTGCACGGATATTACTGAGGCGACTGGCCGCCGCCGTGCCGGACTGGTCGCCTACGCGGAGATTTTCTCCGAAAGTATTGGAGAGTGCTGCCTGCGCAAGCGTATCGTTGCCAGAAATATTCTTTCTGTCGTTGAAAAGGACTTCCTGCGCGACAACAGGAGAGCCATGCGCGAGCGTATTCGCAAGCGTGCTCTGATACGCATTGGTCGAGTCTTCCTGCTGCGCCTTCATATTTTCCAGATTTTCCGGAGATAGGCTGGCGGGATTGACGTCATGGAACTCCGTGTCCGGAGCAAAATCAGTCAATTCGGCCTTATCAAAGTTATCCTGAATATGCGCGGCCACAGCGCTGTCCGGGCCAACCAGCATTCCGTCCTTGTCATCCCCAAACGGAAACGAGGTCATCAGGCCAGCATTTTTGGCTTCCGGAGACAGTTCGAAATTGGCTTTGTTGTCGCCGTCGGGTCCAATCAAGGCACAACCTGCACCGTTTGTCTCCAAATTCATGCGGGCAAACTGCTGTGCAGACATACCCATCTTCTTGGCATTGTCCTGGAAATCCTGTTGACCTGTACGGCCTCCACCGTTCTCTCCGACGGGTCCGCTCTGCCGCTGGACCTTCTCCTGCCATGCGGCGGCACTTTCCTGAGAGCGTTTTGCCGTTGCCACAGCGTTTGCATTGCGGGGGGTGAACTGGTTCATGCCCCAGTCTCCAGCAGGAGTTTTCGCGTAATCCCTGGCCGCCTTTCTCGCGGCACGGCTGTCCGCCGGACTATTCCCCTGAGCGAATGCGTCATTGTACGCTCGCTTCCCACGAAAGAGATTGCCGAACGTGCTGTTGTTGCCGGAAAGAGCGTCTCCTTTGGATGCCTTCTGAGCTGTACCGCCAAATGCGTGCTTGAGTGCATAGCCGACTGCCATAGCGTTTCCAAGAATGCCTTCTCCGGTCGTCGGAACACCGATGCCGAGTTGCTGCATATAGGAATCCACCCGCTGTGCGATTTTGCACATGGTCAGGCACATAATCAGCTTTGCAATAACGGAGTTTCCTCCGCTCGTTGAACTGAGTGCGGAAATAGACAGTTTGGTAAAGAGTACGGAGAGCGACATCAGGGCGCATTCACCGCAGAACATTCCTACCCATCGTTGAAATACAGTAGCCGTCGCGGCAGAGGACAGGAACGGGTAAATGAGAGGCGATGTATAAACAAGAACGCCGACCATCAGGTATCGCTCAACACACTCCAGCAACAGCTTGATAAGGTTCCATGCAATCGCAATGATTAGAACGAGTGAGACAAGCAGCCCAGCAGCTCCGACACCTACGGCAACTGACAAGTCTGTTAAGAGACTGTCGGGTATGCCAAAATGATGGGTGATAGCGTCAGACCCAACAAAGATGTCGTATGGGACTTTCGCGATTCCCACAACTGCGGAAAGAAGATAGCCGCCGAGATAAATGAGAACCGTGGCGAGTGCGGCTCGAACAAGGATTTGCGTAGGAGTATCCTGCGCTTTGGACAGGCTGCCAAGGAATACTTTGAACAAATTGACAGCCGCAATGGCAAGAACCAATCCCAGCCCGCAGGCTTGTAGAACCGCATAGGCTGTACCGAAATATGGAAAATTCTGATAAAGGTCTCCCAGGGTAAAATTCAGGAGACCCCCATCGTTTCCATTGCCGAAAAAGAAATTGACAAACAACTGCAATCCTTCTCCGACCGCACTGAGCAGCCAGGAAAATATAGTTTCGAGCATGAGCTATTTCACCTCCACTTCCGCTGCCGTCACCAAGTAAAATCTGGATGTGCGGGGTCCCATTTGACCCCGTTCAACGAGTTGTATGCTGCTGAAATGACCAGCGGCAATAAGTACAACGCCATGAGCGCAATCAGGGACATCTTTATCATGGAGAAGCCCCTTTCCGCATCTTTCTCAGACCCAAAAAAAGCAATAAGGCCCCCGACAGTAATCGTGACAAGTGCGAATGGGGCTGCCATGCTGAGAATAAATTTGTAGGTTGCGCTGATGCGGTCCCGATACTCCCGCATAGACGAACCAGATACATTCGTACCAAACTCTACATCCGGGGACCACGGGTCTGCCGCAAACACAGGCGCAGAAAGCGTCAGGCTGACCGACACGATGCAGAGAGCTACTAAAATGGGAATCAAAAATCTATGAATTCGTTCATCCATAAAAAATAGGGCAAGGATACCCCCGCCCTACAAAGCCGGCGGAAGAACTGCCCGTCCTCCTTTCCGAAAATAGAAAACAAAAGAGGGCTTGCGGAATCCGGTGTGGGCCGGACTCCTGACAAGCTCTCTCTATATTGACAACCACAAAGCAAACGCAGTGGATGACCTACTCAACAGCCTGAGCTATCAACCAAAGATTTGGTTCGTGGAGTTGTCAGCAATATTGCCAATCGCGCCGGTAACGGTCGTAACGAACAGCGGAGCAAGGAAGATGACGCCAACAACAAACAGAATCTTGATGATGTTGTCCTTGCACTTTTCCATACCCTTTTCCGTACCGAGCAGAGCCTTCACAACATTGAAGCCAATGCCGACCAGAGCCAGAGGCGCGGTAATCGCTTGCAGCATATCCCAGATGCCCTTCAGAATGGTCTTGCCGGCCGACGTGATTTGCTGGAAGCCCTGCGCGGTTTCAGTATTCGCCGCAAAAGCGGTGACGGTAAACATAGCAGCCGTCAGGCACACGACCGTTGCTAAAGAAACGATGCGGGCGCGGACGCGCTGTCTCTCTTGAATTTGTTCGAGATTGCTATTCATCATAGAAAAATCGCTCCTGTCTCGCGCCCAGAATATTTTTCGCTCAAAGTCAAATCCCTCACCCACATGGGGAATCCAGCTCCGGGCCAGAGGTGCTTGACGCGGCGCTCCTCTTAGTCTAACTTTCCCACCCTTTCTCAAAAAGTCAAAATTCAGGCCTCCTCCTTATACCACACATGGGCAACACTTTAAGAAGGTCGTGAGCGCAAAAAAAGAGCCTCTGCGTTAAGCAGAGGCCCCTTCACCGCCTGTGGCGGTCCTGATAGACAACAGATAGTCGTCAATTCCCTTGGTCTTATCAGACCAGTAGTGTTTCTCTTCCAGCCCATCTGCGTTTTTGACGCGGCTGTGCCGGATATTTCGCTTTGCAAGCTCCTGAGAAACATTTGCGAGGTCTGTGAACACGTTGAAGGTGGTCGGAACGAAAATGCCATGCTCACAACAGATGGCATTCAGTTCGCTGAGTTTCCGCTGTGCATATTCCGCATCCCAGCATTTCTCTGCGAGTTTGATGCCGTATCCTGCGGCGATAGCTCGAACACGCTTTCCCGCCTTTGCGACATTGACATTTGTGACCTTATCCATGTCAAATACATTGAATACCGTTTCAACACCTTTGCCTTTCAGCCATGCGAAAATTGCTGGCAAGGTTTTGGTATTGGACGTTCCGTGCAGCGCAATGAAAAACATCTTTCGATTGCCCTTCAATTCAACTGCTGCATCCGCCTTGAGAGGGCCTTCCGTAATGCAGACAGCGGTTTCCGGGTCATCCAGGCTATCGTTCCCAAGTGGGAAATGCGCCTGACTGATATCCGTGGTAACGCCGTCTGGCAGGCCTTTCGCGGAGATGGTCATGTACCGAAGAAACTCCTTGTTCTGGCCGGTACGCTTGCAGTAATCGTTCCAGTCGGACGGTTTATCCCGCCGTACTTGCAGGGCAACGATTTGACCTACCGCATTTCGCGTTGGAATCAGCATCCCCGGCTCAAGGTTGAAGCACCACACGCCGTCTATCCGGAAAAAACCGGGTACGCCTCGCAGCTCGCATCCGCATTTGGCAAGGATGGAGGCCGCAATGAGACCTGCGATAAGCCGTTCTGGGGTACGGCGCTTGAGGATATTGTCCTTGCGAATAGACGGAATCAGCTTCTGATACTGCTCCTTCACTTTCCAGTAACGGTTGACCCACGGAAAATCGGCCGAAATGCTTCGATACCCGTTTCGCTCAATCGCTTCATCGGAAAAGCCGCGCCTGTGCAGATTCTCACGGTGCAGGTCAGAAAGCTGAAAGAACTTGATGTCCAAGAGCTTCCGATACGCCTTATCCACCACCTCGTCGCTGGCGCGGTGGATTTCCACGACCTCCGGGAGTTGTGCTTTCTGTACGCGGCTGCGAACTGGGGCTTCGATGTGCAGGTCGTCGCAGAGCTTTCGGTACATTTCCCTGCTGTTCTGTCCCTTAACACAGCGAACGCCATGTGCAACGCGGGCATACAGGTCCAACGCTCCTTGCCCCTTCTCACCTCCGGAGCACTTCACACACGAATACGCATTCTTCACGGTATTGATATTCATGTGATATTTGGTGTCATTGCAAAACGGACAACGAACGTTGAAAGACGTCCCATTAAAATCCGATTGCGGAGACACCTTTAAGCCAAGCAGTTTGACAACCTCTCGGATGTCAATGCTGAATTTATCGTAGCCCATCCGAGCAGGCTCCTTTCTTCATTTTTGCGCGGCGGGGGTAGAAACCCCCGCCGTTGTGTGTTTGATACGCTCAACCGGCTTTGCTCTGCGTAATGACCTGTGCAGCCTCATGCAGCTGCGGGTAAGTATCCCTGCGGGAGAAGCGGTCGCTTGCGTAGAACTCCACCAGACTGCGGTCAATCGTCATCAGCTCACCAAGCGTCTTCTTGGCGTAGTTGCCGAACGGAACGATGACCTGTCTCGCTGCGTCAAGAGACATCTGCATATTCGCAGCCGCCTTTGCCGGAGCCTGTGTGGGCTGGGTGACAGGGGTGCTGGCCGCCGGACTGGTCGCCGGAATCATGGGGTTATTCTTGGAGGACGGAATCAGGGGATTCGTCTCCACGAAAGCAACTCCTTCATCGGGAGACGGAATGGAATCCGGGTCATTGGCAATGCCGGTGCTGATTTTGTACGTCTTCATCAAAGCGTACTTATCGGCGTAGGTCATAGCCTTACCGGGAGCCTTATCTCCGGAATCCATACCCGTGCCGAAGCTGACGGTCTCCAGACAGTCTGTCGGCTCGTCAACGTTGACGAAACGGTAGACCTCAGTTACCGTCGCCATAACCAAACGGACCAAACGCTGCTCACCGTTCCACATATACGGCTTCTCGACGATTTTCTGGTCGAGGGTACGGCTGACCGCGTAAGAAAAGACGCCGTGCTTCTCTTCCAGCGGCTTGACTGCCGCAAGAATCGTAGCCTCGGAGGTTGCGCTGTACGCCTTATCCCCCTCACCAACGGTCAGGTCCTTGGCAATAGCGCCCAGTTCTGCGGTGATTGCCGCCACACGCTGAAAAATGTTCTTATTGCTCATATTCAATTAAACTCCTTCCTTCTGCCGCGCCAGATACTCCTGACGTTCAGCCTCCTTTTTGTTCTCTCCTTCGATGATGACGGGGATGCACATGGCATTCTCCCACGTTTCGATGAAGCGTGTTACGCGATACATCATGCGGTACATATCGCGGTCAGAAACCTGGATAAATACCTCCACCTTGTTTCGCATGGATTTTCCGTCGAATGTCGTGGCCCCGGTCGCCTGCTCAATCACCTTGGCCTCGCCGTTGGTGATTTTCAGGACCCAAGGATACATTGCAAGGTCTCCGTCCTGACGAACGCTGTCATGCGTGACTGTCAGCATAGACACCGGCGCAAATCCGTCCGTGCCTTTCTTGTAGGTATTGACCTTGGACATGGCATACTGGTAGTCCATTCGGTTCGGAAATTTGAGCGCAGTCCCAACGTCCGCATCCGCGATAGCAGTACGGGCTTCTTTCAGAACTGTGCCGGCTGCCATGAGGATATCCTTCTTTTCTGCTCCCTTAACGGCCTTGGCCACAATGCTTACGCTCTTGCTCAGAAGACTGCCATAAGCCTTTGCAACGCTGGCAGTGCGATGAATCGACTTCATCAGACCATTGACAGCATTGGGGGCCAAAACAGTCTCCCAGGGTTTCTGCGCATCCTTCGCGACACGTCCAATCAGCGGAACAGCCATCGTACCGACATTGCAGCGGCAAACGGTGAGCCATTCGTCGAACATGGTCGGGTCAATATTCACGGAACAGGTGACACTTTTATCGCCCGTTCCCTTCGTGAAATCACAGATGACCATTTCGATGACAGAGGGAAAGGTCTTTCCCCCATTTTTCTTGCCGCCAGACTGGTGCATCATCGCATACTCGTCAGGCAGCGACCGGCTCAGCTTGTCGCGAAAGTCAACGACTTTATCCTTGCCGTTACACTTGGTAATCACATTTGTTACCATTTTTTCTGATTCTCCTTACTTGTTATTTTTTGATTTATATAAAAGCCTGCGCCCGTTGGGTGCAGACTGAACTTTCATTATGTTTGTGATACTTCCTTTGTATGGTCTCAGCATACCGACCTTTTTCTCGCTTACAGAATTGCGCTGTGCAGGAATATGGGTTCTTAGGAATAGAGGCACCCAAGAACCAAAGAAGAGCAAAAAAGAAATCCGGGCCAGAAGGCCCGGATTATCTCAAATATTGCGCAGAATCCTCTTCTTCACCATCCCTGTGAGCATCTTCGGAAATTTGCTCAGGTCGGTGATGTCGAGAAAGCCGTCACCGTAAATTGCCTGGATGTGCTCCTTGTCGTTGCCAATAGCTGCCGCAAAAACCTCGATACCGTTCCGTCGTGCGGATTTCACGATATTCTGGATATCTGCTCTGGCACTACTGCCGGAATAGTTTCCGTCATTAGGCTGTCCATCGCTGATGACAAACATCAGCTTGACCTCCTCCGGCCTCTTTGCAAGAAGGCCAACGGCGGCTGCGATGGCAGCGCCATCACGGTTACAGCCCCCTGTGCTCAGTTTGGCAAGCCGGAAGGCATCCTGCTTCCCGATGGCATCAAAGCGGGAGAACACATAGTATTCGGCACATCCCCTTGTCTGGGTATTGTGGCCGGCAACCATGACTGGAATGCCCAGTCCCGTCGCAAAGTCATAGAGCAGCATGGCCGCCCGCATTGCGGAGTTCATCCGTGCGCCCTGCATGGAGCCGGACATATCAACCAAAACGCTGACCGCCATAGACGGATAGTCCTGCGGCAGCTTCTTGCTGGCATAGAACTTCTGGTCCGGACGATAGGCATTCTTGATTTCAAGACGGTTGCCAATGATGCGGTGATGAAGGATAGAACCCTGCTGGATATCAGCCAGAGCTTCCCGAATGAGTTTCTGAAGCCTGCGGGAATATCCCTTCAGGTCAGCCATCTGCCGCTCATACAGCTTTTTGTCCTGCTCTGTAACGCCTAAGATGCGATGGGGCCTGATATGGCCTCGATGCGTGGGGCCAAGCTCCAACTGGGGGATTTCTGCCATCAGGTCGGACGTAATGTCCGCCTCCAGCTTTTCCTCCGCCTTCTGGTCGCTGATGCCCCGTGCGATAGCTTCCAAGGCCTCTTTGATTTGCTTGTCCGTCCCATTCGTATTCGCCGAAGCCTTCGTTTGGGGGGAAGTTTTCTGTCCGCCTTGCGCCTGCTGACCCTTTTGGGCCTGCTTGCGATTTGCGGAAGCAACTTTGGACGTAGACTGGTTCTGCGGGGCGGCGTTCGCACCGGTATTCGATGCGGTCTGAGCAAGGCCGTTTACAACAGCCTGAATAGCAGCGGCAGAATGATTCATCGACTGAGTGTTGCCGGAGCTGTTCGGATTCCCGCTTCCAGGATTTCCGTTCGAGCCGGTCTGCCCATCGCTGGAATCGCCGTTGCTGTTGCTCTGGGGATTTCCCGCTCCCGTCTGATTCTGTTGCTGTTCCGCTTCATCCAGGGCCTCTTTGATGATGGGCCACATGATAAGAAAGATTTCGTTGATTTGCGTAAAACGATATGCAACGTCATCTGTCCATCTGGCCTGACTCAAGGGCTTTGCCATGTCAATGACCATCTTCATGATGTCGTTGTCACGCACGCACTGTTCAAGGTCTCTTGCGAAGACATCCTCGAATCGGGCAAACTCAAGCATCAGGGCATAGAGCTTTTGCAGCTTGGTTGCCTTATCATTTGCGAGGATATTTTCCGCATAATCGAAACTGCGGAACAGGGCCTCACGCGATGTTGCGATTCCCTTTTCCACTATGCCGCCGAACTCGTCGATGATTTTGCCTTCATCGTGCGGGTCATCAATGGTGTTGGTCACATCGTTGAAAATCTGCTGAAACAGCAGCCGGTACGCACTGTTCTGAAGCGCGTCCTTCATTTCAGTCAATGCGTCAACCTCTGCCTGAGTCTTCGGCACCGGCAGTTCTCCGTAGAACTCTCCGGCCTTGATTTTATCAATGGCCTTCTGCTCCTCCGCAAAATCGCAATAGATGATATGTGCAATTTCGTGGAAATGGATACCCAGCAGAGCCGTAAACTTGGCATAGATGTCATTGTACGCCTCCGTGATGGTATTTTCAGGTACGAGATACTCCTTCTTTCCGTCCGTCCAACCTGGTGCAATGCCTGTCGGCAGAATTGTCAGGGACAGTCGCTTAGTGATGCCGCAATGCCGCAACAGCGTCTCCCCCATCTTTTGCAGATAGCTGGAAAACTCAGCGGAGTGGAAGAGTTCTTCGGAACTCAAGTTCTTGCGCTCTTCAGAACTCAGCTTCCTGAGCTGGTGTTCGTATTTCATATTCTTTCTCCTTTTTCAGAGAATGGGGACCATGCGGCCCCCATTCTCAGCGTGTTGTGTGGAAAATCAGAGATACAGGTCCACAACGGAACCCATAATCTCCTCCTGCTCCTCCACGACAGAAGTTGCCTTCGACACGACGCAACAGCGGCAGTTCTCACGGACATTACTCATGCCATCGACCTGTACCGACTGTGCCCACATCTCAAGCTCCGTCGCAGAGATAGAGCCTTCCGTAATATCGTTCTCCTTGCAGTGCTTGGAAATTGCCAGCCAGACCGTATACATCTTTTCCAGCAAATCCTTGTCAGGGAAACCGGTGTTATACCGAACACGGGCCAACAGCGTCTCCTTCGTCAGCTCATAAGAGTCAATGACGAAAGCACAGCGACGGATTACAGACGGGTCAACCGGACGACAGGAAGCATAGCCGACGTTATCGGTATAAACAACCATCGCATCCGGATGACGGCGCACGAAGCGCCCATCAACCAGCGGAATCATCGCCCCTGCGCGGTCGTATTCGTTCAGACCGACGAGCACGCCAGCGTCGCGGATACGGGAAATCTCCTGTACCTCAACGATGTAGCCGTGTTCCAGCGCCTTGACATAGTTCGACTCAACGAACTTGTAGCGCGCCACAGAGCCGTTACTCGCCGCCGCCTTGCCATACGCCTCAAGGGCCATCTGGCAGGTCGCGTCTTCGTCCTCCACACCTGTGAGCTTGAAGTAAGCACTGGCGGGGTCCGCCGCGATTTCCGCGAAGTCAGGCAGTTCCGCTGTGTGTGCCCCATCCGTATCGGGAATGATATCGGAGAGGAAGTTCTGCGTCTCCATCGTGGAATTGCACGTCATACGCAGCAGCGGGATATTCAGGAACCCAGCCATCAGTTCAACGCCCGTGGACTTACCATAGGAGGTAATGCCGCGCCACATGAAGTTATTCATGGGACGCTTATCCTTTCGGGTATTAACGAATTTCTTAGCAATGTCGATTGCTTCCGGTGCAACGGGATAATCGTCCGGGAACTGAGGAACGAGTGCCCGCTCCGCTGCCGACCAAGTATGGCTGGCCGCAAATGCGGAAAACAGCTTCTTTGCGCTTGCGAATGTGTGCGCCTTTGTTGCTGTTACGCGGATACTGCCGCACAGGACGCACGCCTTGCCGCACAGCTCCGTGCCGGACAGAGAACCGCTTTTGACGCTGGTTCCCGTGAGGATATCAATGTTCCCACCGGGAACCTTGACATCGACCTCGTTGTTATTCAGCATCACCACCAACGTGTCGCAGATGCGACGGAAGCAACCCTCGTCAAAAGGCGTTCTTGCGGTATACTGCTGCGTGATAGTGTTGAGGTCCTGACCCACACCGCCCCAGATGGAAGCGGCAATAGGCAGCAGGCACAGATAGATAGGCGAAAGATTGACCTCACAGTTTCGGTCAATCGTGGGAAGCGACGTAAAGGTATAGTCCGAAGTTCCCACAACCGGCTTCGCAATGGCCGCACGAAGGCGGACCGTCTTGCCGTTCGGGTCCGGACGGTTCACCGTCGCAATCAGGACCGTGCCATCCGCCTTCGGCAATTCCGCCGCAAAAGTAGACCCGCCGACATCGACCAACGCCATATCGGCATTTTCCCCCTTCATCCATGCCACGACCGCCTGTGCGGCGTATGCGTTCAACGCGACCATGCCGCCGCCGTTTCGGAGTGCCGAGAACATAGTAGGTTCCTTCACTGCCGGAGCATAGCTCTGAACCTCTTTCGGGAATCTTGCCGCTGCCCAACTGGCAGACGGAGTATTCAAAATGTGACCCATATTTCCTTTCTCCTTTCACTCAACGGGCTTTTGCAGCGGTCAAATTCCGGTACACACGGAACAGATGCGCGAGATAACTCTCCGCTTCCTGTCTCTCCATGAAACCGGAACCCGTCAGGTACTTCATTGCGCTTTCCTTGCTGCCACGGGATTCGCCGTCGATGACATAACCCATTGCTTTCGTAAAGTAGTCGTTTGTAAACATTTTTTCATTTCTCCTTTTTGTTTTGTGTGATTTGGGATATATAAAAAGCCAGTATCCGTAAAGGATGCTGACTGAACTTTCTTTATGTTTGCGATACTTCTTTTGTATGGTCACAGCATACCGGCCTTTTTGCCATTTGCAGAATTGTACTAAATAGGAATACAGGTTCCTGAGTTCCGAGGTGTCTGAGTGTTTCAGTAAAAAACAGCAGCACCCATCCGTATGGATAGATGCTGCTGGAAGATGTACTCACATCTGCAAATAGGCATATAACAGATGCGGTGTTTTTTCGTTGATGTAGACGAGATATGGGCAATTCGGATAAAACGTCACCTTGCGGGGAACTGTAAAGGTGAAATAAGACGGAACATCATCGTCTGTCCGGAAGCACACTTTCGTGGAGCCTTTCAATCCGTTGGAAACTGCGTTTGTCTGTACGCTGTAGCAAATCATCGGCAGTTCCCTAATAGTGCCGTCCTTAAAATCCAGCCGCAGAGAAACCGCACAGTACAGAAGATAGACGGGGAAAAGAAGAAACATGAGCAGCCGCACGGATAGAAGCGTGATGGACAAGACGATGACTGCCAGCGTCATCAGTACCGCGACCGTACAGAGCATGACTTCCTTGGACTGCAAGGCGGTCGGCAGCTCGATGTCCCGCAGCTCCTGCCAGATAGATTTCTTCTCCCCCTCCGGTTCCGGTGCCGAGTCCGAAGCCTGTTTCCCTGCGGCATCTTCGGCCCGATTGGCGTCATCCTGCCCCAGCAGGGCACGGAGATGCGGGAATTCAATAATTTTTGACTTCTTCGGCATGACTACCTCCCAAAAGCGGTTCACCATTTATCGTGAGTGAGCGGAAATATTCGTATGTTTTGGGCGTGCTTTTTTTCAGAAGCTGCATGGACTTGCTGCCATCCGAATGTGTCAGCAGATAAGCGAAATAATCTGCGAAATATTCGTTGCTGCTTGTTTTGGCATAGCTGCGGAATGGTGCATCTTTTGCTTCCGCGTTGAAGAGTTCCTGACTTCTGGCAGGAAAGCTGAGCAGTGCCCCTTCTATAAAATGCCCGAACTCATGCAGGACTGCCCCCGCTTCCGAAACATAAATGGTTCGCTCCTGATAGCTGGTGACGCCGGTGCAGGACACATTATACAGCTTGCCCATTTTCGCCGTATACTCATGGTCGATAACGAGCTTCCATCCGTGCTCATTGAACGCATTGAGGACGGTATCCGGAAGATAGCGCAGTTCCATAAGATAATCGTTGAGATTCGTGTCAGAGCGATTTTCGCACACGACCGGAGATTTAGGCGCTTCGACCGCAAATTGATGTGTCAATGTCTCATACAGATAGACAGCCGCCTCTCCCCTCGTTACTCTTTCACCTACGGTCGAGGACGCAGAACATAGGCCCAGCTCTTGCCCAACACGCAGGACATTTTCCTCACGGCTAAGTGCCTTCCCTCCATAGAGTACATTGTCGTAGACCGGTATCTGTGCGGCATCGAACGCACTTTCCAGAACCGCACTCCGGCAGAGTTGTGTTTCTGGTGAGACGACAGCAGTCTCACTCAGCCAACCGTTGCCGTAAGCAGCATCCACGCCGCTCTGACTCTGCTCCATCCATCCATTGCCTTTCATTTGGACACCATAGGCTCGGCAGAGCATGACCGCCCATTGCCGAACGGTAATGGGGGCGTCCGGGGAGAACTGGCCGACGCCAGTCCCTGTGACGATTTGCCGTTCTGAGAGATAGACAACGCTATCATGATACGGTGCCGTTTCTGGCACATCGGAAAAGCCGGCGTCAGTGGCAGACGCTGTAACGGGAAAAGTCAGTATCAGCGCCAGAGTAAGAATTGCCAGCGCTGTCCTTCGCAGACCTCGAAACATCAGTCACCGCCTCCTTCCGCAGCCGTCTCAGCGTTTGCGTGGATGGCATCCCGAATCGTCTCCGCCAGCGCCCTTGCCTGCGCTGCGTATTCGCGCTTTGCGTCGGTCGTCGTGTCAATGTCGGAATTGTCGTGGAGCTTATATTTGATGGAAATGGACTTATCGGACAAGTCGCCGATTGCGTCCGATTGGTCGATGCCGATTTTGATACGAATATAGGCGGGCGTCAAGGTATCTGCCAGCGTTTCATCTTCCAAAAGCGCCGCACGGAGGTAATTGAGCTGTTCACCAGCAGGAATCTCCATCAGCTTGGTATATTCGTCGTAGATGCTGACCTGCTCCGCGTTCAGGATATCGCACACAATGACATTCTGCATTTCGTAGGTGTCAATGGAAACACTTTGATAGATGGTCGTCTGATGCGTCATTCCGGGAATGTCCGGAGAATCATCCGGGGCTTCCGTCTGCCGGACAGTCTCCTTTTTAATCGTCATATCAACTTTCGCGCCAAAATTGAGGAGAACGCTGGTCGCGGTTTCATCGTCCAGAGGGGCAGTCACATAGACCTTCCCCTGTTGCTCATTCACCCACGGATTCTTCGGCGGCGTGTATGCACTCGCCACATTGTTGTATGCGAGATACTGACCGGTCGGGATATATGCGGTAGCATACTTGCCGATAAGGCTGGAAGCACGGTTATACTGGTAGATATTCGTTCCGCCCAGAGTAATTTGATTGTAGCTCTCTGCGCTGATGGTGGCGCTCTGAATGACGTCTTCCGTGATAACATCTCCCGGAATCAGGTCCTGCTTGACCTGAATGACCTGTATCGTGTTCAAGGACGGGTCTGGTTCATCCACGGGTTCCTGATTTTCAATCGGCGTAGGGTTGGACGGTGTATCATTGCCGCCGAAAAGCACACTGCTCGCAATGGAGCCGATGATGAACAACACCATCATCCCGCCGATGATGACAAGCAGCTTCTTCCTGGTCAGCGGAATTTTCTCAAATAGCGGCTGCTCCAAAGATTCCTTCAAGGCGTCCAACCTGCTCCTACCGTCCTCAGATTCATCCTCAACATCGGATTTGGCCTTCCTGCGCAGCCACCTCCTTTTCCCACTTTCCTCTTCCTCACCGTTCTCTTCTGCCGGAGCCTCCTCTTCCTGGGGCTTTTCCGGTTCTCTCTTCTTGACCCGCGCACGCTTAACCATCCAGTTTCCTTCCGAATCGAGATAGTAAATTTTCTCGTTGACTTTATCAAAAAAACCGGTCTGCGGCGTGCCGCCGAGCATGAACTGGCAGGATGGCAGTTTCTTGATTTCCTCTAACTCCTGCGCAGTAATTTTCACAGGTTCATTTGGCATCTGAATCCCTCCTTCTGTGCGCATTTTATTATACCACTCAAATGTTTAATAGTCAATTTTTACACAGCAGGTAAATTCATGCTTGTATTGCAAGCAGAAGCCAAATCCGTTACTCAAGCAATATTTATCGGGGTTCGCCGTAAAACCCCTGCCTTTAGGCATGGGGATATAAGGCGCTCCAAATTACGCCGAAAGTACGGTTTTTGTTGAGAAATCTTCTAAAATATGGTATAATTAAGTATGCAAGGCGGTGATTTCATGGAGCATAGTTACAGATTTCGTATCTACCCTACAAAAGAGCAAACGATTCAGATACAGCGAACCTTTGGATGCTGCCGCTTCGTCTATAACTATTACCTTGCCAAGCGTATCGACGCCTACAAGTCTGATAAAACGACACTTGGCTACAAAGCCTGCTCCGCTGATATGACCGCCTTGAAGAAACAGCTTCCATGGCTCGGTGAAGTGGACTCTATCGCGCTGCAATCGTCCCTGCGGGATTTGGATACCGCCTACCAGAACTTCTTTCGTCGTGTAAAACAAGGTGAGAAGCCCGGTTTTCCTTGTTTCAAGAGCAAGCGAAAGCACCGCCGCAGCTACAAAAGCAAATGCGTCGGCACCAATATCAAGGTGCTGGACGGTGCGATGCAGCTCCCGAAGCTCGGCAATGTCAAGTGCCGCGTCAGCCGCAAGGTGGAGGGCCGAGTGCTCTCTGCTACTGTGTCACAGGAAGCCAGCGGCAAATACTATGTTTCTCTCTGCTGTACCGA